TATACTTCAAGTGAATTATCAAGAGAAATAGCGGAACAAAGCACAGCAACTTCAACAGAAATAACCGACTTGTCTTCGCTTACTTTCTCGTCATTAAGCACTGAAATTAGTGACCTAAGCAGTGATACATCGCGTGAAATTAGTGTGGTTCAAACACTTGTTTCTAGTGAAATCACAGACTTATCTTCGTATACATCCAGTGAATTACATCGTGAAATTAGTGAATTAAAAGAAGAGACCGGATTAGATGATTTATCTTCAGTGGTGTTTAATAGTTTAAGCACTGAAATATCGGACTTGTCTAGTGATACATCAACGGAGATTAGTGTGGTTCAATCGCTGACTTCAAGTGAAATCACAGACTTATCATCTTATACTTCAAGTGAATTATCACGAGAAATTGCAGAACAAAGCACCGCGACTTCAAACGAAATATCTGACTTATCTTCTCTAACATTCTCAAGTTTAAGCACCGAAATTAGTGACTTAAGCAGTGATACATCGCGTGAAATTAGTGTAGTTCAATCGATGGCTTCAAGTGAAATCACCGACTTATCATCTTATACTTCAAGTGAATTATCGCGAGAAATTGCGGAACAAAGCACAGCAACTTCAACAGAAATAGCTGACTTATCTTCATTGACATTCTCGACATTAAGCACTGAAATTAGCGATATTAGCAGTGATACTTCGCGTGAAATTTCATCCACGAAATCAGAATTACTTTCTACAATTAGCACTGATATATCAACACTAAGTAGTGAAACATTGCGTGATATTGTAGATTTAAGTAATATACTTCATTCCAGAATTTATCACGACATTTCTGATGTTATTGGCGGAGCCGGTGAATCTTTGGATACTCTACGAGAACTTGAAGTGTTTGTCACTGATTTAAGTGATGCAACCGTAACATCGTTGGTATCAAAGGTAGCTGATTTGTCTGGTAGAGAAACATCTCATTACACGACACTGTCTACAACAATTGTGAATTTAGATAGCGATACAACCAGTGATATTAGTGATTTATCTTCATTGGTATTTAATTCTATAAGTGTAGAAGTTAGTGACTTAAGTAGTTACACATCGAGTGAATTGAGCAGAGAAATCGCAGATTTATCCAATTCGACTACTACACAATTAAATACAAAACAAGATACTCTTACTTCAGGAGATATTACAAACGCATTGCTTGAAAATAGCACAGTATCATTTGGCGGCGTATCAGTCGCATTGGGTAGTTCCGACGCAACTCCTGCATTTGATTTAACAGATGCCACAAACTATCCAGCATCCTCATTAGATGGTTCTATTAATTTAGTGACACAAGTATCTGGTGTGTTATCTATAGCCAATGGTGGCACTGGTTCATCTACATTAGACAACTTAATTACTCTTGGAACACATACCACCGGAAATTATGTAGAATCTGTATCTGCTGGAACTGGTATTTCAATTACAAATACAGCAGCAGAAGGTTCTACGCATGAAATATCTGTAAATGGTAGTGAGATTACTTCACTTGGAACAGTTACGAGTGGAACTTGGAATGCTAGTGTTATTGACAAACAATACATTAGTTTATCTACAATTAGCATTGGCGATTTAAGTGACATTTCATTTAATGCTTCTACTGCGACAGATGGTGATGCTTTATTGTGGAATGATACAAGTAAGAAATGGGAAGTTGGACAAGTGTCGACAAATGCTCCATTTGATGTGAGTGGTAATATGAATAATCATATTATACCAACTGTAGATGAAGCATATGATATTGGTAGTGCAGCATACAAAATAAGAGATTTGTTTGTTTCCAACAATTCTATATGGGTTGGTGAAGAACATAAAATAGAAGTTACAAGTGGACAATTAAAACTTAGAAAACTGCAAAAAACAAGCATACCAAGTGGTATTACCAGTAGAATTTCAAACGCTTCATTATCTGATGCGATTACCACATTAGGAAAAGCGGATGGTTCTACTATTGCTGATTTTAAGATTGCAGATTGGATAAATTATGCTAGACAAAAAGGATACACATTATCAGCAAATCAAATCTTTTTAGCAGCAGATACAAGAAACGATGAAGGTATTGTAGATAGTATTACAAATCAAGACATATCATTAAATGATATTAGTGCTTCTAATTTAGTATTATCTGGAGATATAAGTGCCAATGATGCCAGTTTTAATGTAGGTAGACATTGACTCGTTAACCACAAACGGTCTTCACATATTAAACTCAAGCACCAGTTATTTTATAAATGAAACACAAAGCAATCTTCATAATGTTGGAATGCAATTTAGATCACCTAGTGCTTCCGATTGGATAATATACCGTAAGGGTTCTAGTATAGAAAACAAATTGCGAATTGGATACGGTTCTTCAGATCATCTTATTATAACCGATAGCGGAAGTTTAGGTATTGGAACAGATAGTCCCGATGAAAAACTACATGTTTCTGGAAACGCAATTATCACGGGTGACTTAAGTGCTAATGATGCCAGTTTTAATGTAGTAGATGTGGAAAATATCAACATTAATGGAAGTAGCATTGCGTCTGTTTATGAAACAATAACAAATGTTGCTAATATTTCACAAGAAATTGTGGATTTATCTTCATACACTTCTAGCGAACTTTCTATAAATATTTCGGATTTAAGTAGTGTAACTGGTTTAGAAATTTCTACAACCAAAGCGGAGTTAATTACTACGATTAGCACTAGTATTTCTACTTTAAGTAGCGAAACTGTTCGTGATATTAGTGATTTAAGCAGCATTCTTTTTCACAATGTTTCTCATCACATTTCATCTGTAATAGGTGACGCAGGCAATGCGTTAGATACATTAGGTGAAATAGAAACATTTATAAGAGATTTAAGTAGTGATACGGTTACAGATCTTATTTTAAAGATAACTGATTTATCTTCAAGAGATATATCGCGATACAACAGCCTTTCAACTACTATCGAAACTTTAGATAGTGATAACACCAGCAGTATTTCAGACATTTCGTCATATACTTCCAGCGAGCTTTCTAGAGAAATATCAGATTTATCATCTTACACATCAAGTGAACTTTCTAGAGAAATATCAGATTTATCATCTTACACATCAAGTGAACTTTCTCGTGAAATCAGTGATTTAAGTAGCACACTTCAAGTAGATATTGATGCAAATACACAGTTAATTGAAGCAGCAACAACTGGACTTACAAATGGACAACTACTTATTGGAAAGTCGGATGGAACATTACAAAAAGCAACATTAACAGATGGAAGTGGTATTGATATTATCAATAACAGTGGTGAAATCATAATAAAGACGGCATTACAAGTAAAGGGAACTAAATTAGGAGAACAAAGCGATGTTACACACGATAACATTCACTTTTTAACATTTGATAAAGATAGTGGATTTACTGTTCAAAGTGACGCATCAGGTGAAGCAACCATTGGATTAGGAAGTCATTGGAAACAATTAGACTTTACTGCAGATGGTGGCGTTGTTAATGGAAGTTCTTTAGTGCCATCAGGGGAAGAAACATTAAAGTTTATAGCGGGCAATCACATCATTCTATCATCGGATCCAAGTGATACACCGCAATCAATTAAAATAGAAGCGTCTATTGATTCTAGTTTAAATGAACTTAATTTAAATCTTTCTTCCAATATAGCAGATTTATCTAGCGATACAACAGTTATTATCAACAGTTCTATCACAGATTTATCTAGTTATACTTCTAGTGAATTAACTCGCGAAATCAGTGATTTGCGAAGTGAAACTATCAGAGACATTAGCGATTTGTCTTCAACTGTTTATACATCAATTGTTGGTGATATTAATAGTTTAAGCACAAGTGTATCAGAAGATATTAGTGACTTGTCTTCGATTGTATTTACTTCAATTGTTGGTGACATTAATAATTTAAGCACAAGTGTATCAGAAGATATTAGTGACTTGTCTTCGATTGTATTTACTTCAATTGTTGGTGACATTAATACTTTAAGCACCAGTATATCAGAAGATGTTAGTGACTTATCGTCTTATACTTCTAGTGAATTAACTCGTCAAATTACAGATGTATCATCATACACTTCTAGTGAATTATCGCGTGAAATTAGCGATTTAAGTAATGCAACTGGTTTAGAAATCTCTACAACTAAATCCGCTTTAACATCTACTATTAGCACAGACATTTCTACTTTAAGTAGTGAAACCCTGCGAGATATCACTGATTTAAGTAATATACTTCATTCTAGAATTTACCATGATATTTCTGATGTAATTGGCGGAGCGGGTGAATCGTTGGATACTTTACGAGAACTTGAAGTATTTGTAACTAGTTTAAGTGGAGATACCGTTACTGGACTTGTTTCAACTGTTGCAGACTTATCTGGGAGAGAAAATACCCACTACTCTACTTTATCCACAGAAATAGTGAATTTAGATACAAGTGTTAGTAGTGAAATCTCCGACTTATCGTCTTACACTTCTAGTGAATTATCATTAGAAAAACAGCGATTAAGTGTTGAATTGTCAACTGAAATTAGTGATTTAAGTAGTGAAACTACCAGAGAATTATCTGATTTGTCTTCATTGACATTTTCAACATTAAGCACCGAGATTAGTGACTTAAGTAGTGATGTATCACGAGAAATTAGTAGTGTTCAAGCATTAACTTCCAGTGAAATCACCGACTTATCATCTTATACATCCAGTGAATTATCATTGGAAAAACAACGGTTAAGTGTTGAATTATCCACTGGAATTAGTGATTTAAGTAGTGATACGACAAGAGAACTCATTGATTTATCTTCGTTAACATTCTCAACATTAAGCACTGAAATTTCGGATCTCAGCAGCGATACATCACGAGAAATTAGTGTGGTTCAAGCATTAACTTCAAGTGAAATTTCAGATTTATCAAGTTATATATCTAGTGAATTAGGGAGAGAAATTAGCGATTTGAGCAGTGAAACTGTAAGAGATATTAGCGATTTATCGGAAACTTTTATGAACGAAATAATAAATGGAGCAATTGGATTTCAAAAGTTCAACGATTTATCATCGGATTTACATATTAGTTTAGCTGATTTATCTAATAATATTTACGAATATACGGATGATGTATCATATGAAGTATACACAGAAACAACAATTAGAAACAATAAGGACACGGTAATTGATTCGTCTATTAATAGAATAGATAGTGAATTAACGGATTTATCTAATTATACTTCAACTGAATTAACGCGTCAAATTAGTGATTTATCTAGTTATACTTCAACTGAATTAACGCGTCAAATTAGCGATTTATCTAGTTATGTATCAACTGAACTTTCAAGAGAAACAGCAGATTTATCATCCATTGTCTTTAATACATTAAGTATTGAGATTTCGGATTTAAGTAGCGATACTTCACGAGAAATTAGTGCGGTTCAATCGTTGATATCTTATGAAATCAGCGATTTGTCATCGTATACTTCCAGTGAACTTTCCAGAGAAATTGCCGATTTAAGTAATGGAAGTGTTAGAGATGTAAGTGACTTGTCATCATTGGTGTTTAATACATTAAGTATTGAAATTTCAGATTTAAGCAGTGATACATCCCGCGAAATTAGTGTGGTTCAATCATTGACATCTTATGAAATAAGTGATTTGTCATCTTATATATCTAGTGAATTAGGGAGAGAAATTGCTGATTTAAGCAGTGAAACGGTTAGAGATGTAAGTGACTTATCGTCTATTGTATTTAATACAATAAGTATTGAAATTGTAGACTTAAGTAGTGAAATAGTATCTCATACATCTAGCGAACTTTCCACAGAAATCATTGATTTGTCATCGTATACTTCAAGTGAATTATCACGACAAATCAGTGATTTAAGTAGTGAAACCAGTGCGTGATGTTGAAGATCTATCGGGTTATGCATCAAGTGAATTATCACGACAAATCCGCGATTTAAGCAGTGAAACGGTTCGAGATATTAGCGATTTATCAGAAGCTGTATTTGCAAAAATTAATGTAGAAATAGCAGGATTATTAGATGGTGCTCCAGAAACACTAGATACTTTAAAAGAAATCGCAGATGTGATTGGTAATAAAAACGATGCTTCATTTAACATTGCTACTATTATTAACTTTATTACAGATCTCTCCCAAAATTTGCATTCTGAGATTAATAGAGCCACATCTGTAGAAGCAGTATTAGATGCAAATATATCGGATTTATCTAATTATACATCTACTGAACTGTCGCGAGAAATTGCCGATTTATCTGGTTATGTATCTAGCGAACTATCCAGAGAATCTGCCGATTTATCGTCTATTGTGTTTAACACATTAAGCACAGAGATTTCTGATTTAAGCAGCGATACATCACGCGAAATTAGTGCGGTTCAATCATTAACTTCAAGTGATATAACTGATTTGTCAAGCTACACATCTAGTGAATTAGGGAGAGAAATCGCTGATTTAAGCAGTGAAACGGTTAGAGATATTGCCGACTTATCTTCTATTATTTACAATTCGTTAAGTATAGAGATTGTTGACTTAAGTAGTGAATTAGTTTCACATACATCGAGCGAACTATCCAACGAAATCAGCGATTTATCATCATACACTTCAAGTGAATTATCACGACAAATAAGCGATTTAAGTAGTGAAGTTGTTCGAGATATTGCAGACTTGTCTGGATATACATCCAGTGAATTATCACGAGAAATTAGTGATTTAAGTAGTGAAACGGTTAGAGATATTAGCGATTTATCGTCCTTGGTATTTCAATCGTTTTCTAATAATATTGGGGACAACTCTTCCGTATTTAGCACAATCGATGCCAGTTTTGTTGCAATCAATAACTTACTTTCTACTGAAATAAGCGATTTAAGTAGTGAAGTAGTTAGAGATATATCTGATTTATCATCACAAGTGTATCGAACAATAGATGATTTGCCGTGGGATTCAACTGCTGATTATTTGTATACTGTAAGCAATACGCAAAAGGTTGGAATAGGAATATCAACACCAACTTCCACATTACAAGTTCGTTCTACTGATGTAAGCGGTTCAAGTATCATGATACAATCGCGCGCTTCGTCTGGAACATCAGTTGCAGAATTGTTTTTAACTGATAGAGATGAAACAAATAATCAAATGTATAACGGATTTGGAGTAAGATACCAGCAATCTAAAACCCACTTTGATAATTACTATCTTAGCAATACATCATCACAATTAATGACATTTGATCACGCCAACAGTAACATTGGTATAAATACAACAACTCCAACAGCTGATTTTGAAATTAATGGTGATTTAAAGATTAATGGTGCTCTTATTGATAGTTCTGGAAATACATTTGCTAACTTGAATTCTGCTTTTGTAGATACAAATAATGGTGTGGAGTTAGAATTGTTTGATGGCGCCACCACAACAAACAAATTGTATAATAATAATGGTGTATTATCGTTTAATGGTGCAGCAGTTGCTCCTACTAATTTAACATTTCCATATACGGATGGTAGTAGAAACCAAGTATTAGAGACAGATGGAAGTGGTAATTTGCAATGGGTAGATAATCATGATATTTACATTACACCTAATCCATTACATGATACATACAACGGCATTGGATATACAGATATTTTAAAACAACTTGGAAGTTATTCTGTAAATGGAATATCTATTCGCATGGCATACGCAGAATTAAATAACAAACGATATGCTTATATTATTCCTGGTGGTTATCGTCAAATATTTAGATATGATTTAGATACAGATCAGTATATTCAAGTTGCAGGAGGCACAGACACTACTGATAATGGATTACCATACCAAGGACTTGAAGATGGGTATGTAGGAACATCTCGATTTAGCACCATTAATTCAATTCGATATAATAATCACGATGAATATCTTTACATTGGTAATAATTCATCAGGAGGAGTCAATTCTGCTTTATTAAGAATGAACATACGAACCAATTATGTCACTACGGTAGTATCAAATACAGATGTAGCTGGGATGACTGGAGGTCCATCTGTAATACAATTTGATACAAGTGGTAATGTATATTATGGTTCAGGAACGAATGGTGGTTCGGGAATTAAAAAGTTTGATATCCAAACAATGACACAATCCGTCTTTATTAATGCAAATGAGTTCAATGTTGGTAATATTTTAGGTATAATATGGGATAACTCGCAAAATGCTTATTTGATAAATAGGTTGTCTATGAACAAATTAACTCCAGTTTCTGGTGTAGATTTATCTTATAATGCAGCATCATTGTATTTTGGAACAAATAATGCGTCAAATGAAACGGTTGCTAATGTAGATGGTACTGGTTCAAGTGGACGAGTGTCTTTTATCACCGATGTTGCGAAAGATCCTGTTACAAATGATTTTTATGTAGCAACAGGATTATGGGGTTATTTAATTAAAAAGGTGACACCTAGCACATCAAACGCCGATTTAGGAACTGTAAGCACACTTGCTGGTGTTATTAATAGTTCAACTCAAAACTCTCTATCATTTTCAGCTTCAAATTATCCCACAACATCTCCAACAACAACTGGCTTATTGGCTGTATATTCTCTAGCATTTGATAGTTGGGGTAACTTGTTGTTTTTAACTACTAATACTAATAGTGGTGGAACCTCTCAACTGATGTATTATAGTGGAATTCCATATACAAGAACAGGAGCACAACCAGTTCTACCAGGTGATTCTATTAACACACTAAGTGATATCAGTATTAACAATATTGCGTATGGTGAATTCTTGATGTGGAATGGTGAAAGTTTAGTTCCTACACAAGCTCCTAATGGAGGAAGAGGTAATAGCATTCCTAATCTTAATTTCACAAAATCCAATATTAAAGATGTGTCTCAAAATATGTTTTTCAATTCTAATTCAAAATACTTGTTATTGGATAAATTAATCACAATTGATAAGGTAAGAATTAATCAGAAAAACAGACGACCTCTTACAATTGGATATAATGTGTATATTAAAGAACACTACGACAATTCGGGAACGCTTCAAAATGTGCAAAATAAAACAATATCTAATGCGGTGGTGTCGCCTGTTGTATCAGGAGAAACATATGGAAGCACCATTGTTGATATAAGCGCGATTAGTTTTACAAATAGAAATTATTTGGAAGTATTAATTGAACGGTCGCCTAGTTATGTGTATACTGAATCTACAAATACAATTGCCAGGTTTAACTTTTTTCCATATGTCAATCAATATTTAAACAATGTTGATATTAGTGATAATTTAGATGGTGGATATAATTTGTCGGTTAAATCAATTAATCAAGTGGTTGAAGAAGATAATACAGGTTGCATTGTCATCGGGGATTCGTCCAATAATTATTTGCGAATGCCTGCTGAAAATGGTGCGTCTATTGACATTAAAGCAGTATCATTTTGGATGAGAAACTGGACTGGTGGTTATATTGTGGATGGTAGAAATGTGTTGTCTCATTCGCAATTAACACAAACTACTTTTGTAGAATATGGCAGTCCAGATGATATTAGTGCAGGCGATGGTATTTCTAAGTTTGTAAATCAAGACAGTTTACCATATGAAACTGGAAGCGTAGGAACGGATCCATCGGATAATTCGATTGGATTATTACAAAAAGACGATTGGAATTTTGTTTACATTGAATTTGACTCTTCCGGCTCATTTACTTCCGCTAATCCGTTATTGTTTGGAACATCTATTTATGGTGATGGTGGTTCATATGTAATGAAAGATTTGCGTATTCACAGTGATACTTTGTTGACAAATGATATTGAAAACTTATTCAACAACTATGATGACAATGATGTGATGGTTGAACTAATTACAAGGTCCGAAACCAACACAATGGACGATTTAACTGATCTTAGTGCTCAAGGTATTGTAAGTGGACAATTCTTGAAATACGATGGTTCATACTATGTGCCAACAAATGATGTATCTGACATCAGCCAAACGGTTCTTGATTTATCGTCTCATGTATATAACCGAACAGTCAATGATTTATGTGATTGTTTAGTGACAACAAATAGTTATTTTATAGGGTCTTCAACATCAAAGGGTTCTTATACTACACTATTGGGTTATGATGCGATGGGTGCATCAACGGATAGTAGTTTAGAACACAATACTGCAATAGGTTATAGGGCCTTATACGATACAACAAGTAGTCAAGCGGATAAAAATACTGCGATTGGTTCAGAAGCATTGTATTCAGTTGGCGGCGGTTATGAAAATGTAGCAGTCGGTTATCGTGCTGGATATAGTGCGACTAGTTATAGAAATACAATAGTGGGTTGCTCTACTGTGCCTAGTATGACAAGTGGTTATGATAATGTTGTAATTGGTTCACATTCATCTGGTAATTTAACAACTGGATATCAAAATGTGTTTATTGGTTCCAATAGTTCAAGTGCTTCGGCATCATCGAATAGTTTACCAGTAGATATTGTGAACGGTATTGGTATAGGTTATGAATCATATCCTACCGCATCCAATACAATACAATTAGGTAATGCAAATCATACAAATATCAATACAAGTGCGACATTAACATTAAAGGATATTACTCTGCCAAATACAGATGGTAGTCAAAATACTATTTTAATAACAGATGGTAGTGGAAATGTATCGTTTACTGATTATGATATTAAACCACATATTGCCAATGTAACATTTGATGGTTCAAATGCGGTTATAATAGAATTTTCAAGAGATATTTCCAGTGTATCTACTTATAGTCCAAGTGACTTCTCAGTTGTTCATGATGGTTCTAGTATTGAAGTATTAAGTGTGTATGAAAGTAGTAATAATTTGGTATTGAATTTTGGAAGCACAGGTAGTAGTTCATCAAGCGGTTCTTCTTCATCTTCTCAGCAAGATTTATCATCTCAAGTATTTAGTGAAGATTTTGAGGACAACACATATAGTAGAACAGGTGATACTACAACTGCCGACATTAGTAGTGTTATCGGACATACCGGTTCAACAACAAATGTATTATACTTTCCAAAAAGCTCCTCGAAAAAATGGATCCAAAGTGGTCTTGGTTCCGTAAGAACAATTAGTTGGTGGTTTAAATATATTTCAAGAGCAAACTCTGTCACTTATATTTTGGATTTACGACCTAGCAGAAACTACAATACATCAATTACCACGAATGGAACAACCATAAGTGTGGCTGATACTAATGGTATAGGTGAAAATCTATATATTAACGGAGTCAATTATTCAAGCGCAACTTATACTTTAACTGATTGGAATCATTTCTGTCTTACAGTGGATGCAAATTGGGGAGATGATCAAATATGGTGGAGTCACGCCGGTGATTATTATACAGATATGGGGCAATATTATGTAGAATGTTATGTGGATGATGTTAGAATGTTTAGTGATGTGCTAACAACAGCACAAATTACAGACTTATCTAATGGAGGAACTGGTAATACCAATTCTTCAGGTTCTTCCTCCTCTTCTACTACAGACCCATCCGCCGTAGATGTTCCTATCAACCTAGACAAGTTGAAATTTACATATACAAAATCAGCAGATGGCAGCAACAATATTGTCACTACAGATTCTGTAAGATTGAATTCATTTTATTATAATGGATTAGGTTTAACCAACATAACACAAGAACAATTCTCTGATTTATCAGATGTTAGTTTCAATACTCTTTCAACAGGTAAATTAGTGAAATGGAATGGCACATATTTTGAAGATACTGAATTGTTATATGACGATGAAACAACTGGTTATATTGGAATAGGAACATCAACACCATCGTTTCCTTTAACCGTAACAAGTTATGCGTCTACCGATATTAGTAATATAGGATATTTAGACCAAAGTGGTGCGGCGGTTCGTGCTTCACAAACTACAAATGATATTTCGATATATGCATCTAAAGGTATATGGACTGGAACTAGTTTCTATGCTTCTTCTGATTTAAGAATTAAGAAAAATATAACACCTATTCTTAATGAGAAATGTATAGATATCATTAGACAATTAGTTCCAAAGAAATATTCATTTGTCGATGATATTCAACATGGTCAAAGAGAAGTGTATGGTTTCATCGCACAAGAAGTAGAGCAAGTTTGTCCAAATATAGTTACAAAACAAACATCTTTTGTGCCAGATATATTTAAAAGCACGGAAAATGTTAGTTGGAAAAAGGTGGATAAAAAATGGATGTTAACGATACATGATATATCAGGATTTAAGGAACGACATGTAGTAAGGTTTTATGTTTCTGATAGGAAAAACAATGAAATTATGAAAGATGTGTCTAATTGTAAAAATAGTGCCAACTCATTTATATTTGACAAAATATATGATGATATATTTGTATATGGACACAAGGTTGATGACTTTTTGGCGTTAGATAAAGAACAAATATTTACATTACACCATGGGGCATTATTATCATTAGATGATACACAGAAAAAGATGGGCGATGAGATTAAACTTTTAAAGAAAGACAATGCTTTGATTCGCGAAGAAAATATCACTCTTAGAAGTGAAAATAATATGTTGAGAAAACAGCATAACTCTCTTAAACAAGAGTTTCAAGATGTCCTTGAACAGTTAAAACAAATAAAATCGCATTTAGGGATATAAACATCTCTCCCTTTTTCACAAATAAATAAAAATAAATATAACTATTTCAAAAATTATATGATTAAAATTACATAAAATATTATTTACAAAAAATAATACTTTACAAAAATAATATTTTACAAAAATAATATTTTACAAAAAACAATATTTACAGAATAACAAATAATATAAAATGAATATAAATTATATATGAGCTATTCAACTTTTTATTTAAATTCACAAAGTTCTGATGGTATTATTGATGGTTCAAATGTTATTATTGGAGGAAATGTCGGTATTCAAACAAACACTCCAGAATATAGTTTAGATATAAATGGAACTTTTCGCTCTTCTAGTATTGTAACGCCCAATCTTAATACTGAAAATATCATATTAACAGACAGTAGTTTAAATCCATATTCTATACAAAGTAGAATAGAGCATACAAAACTGGTTGAAAACATAGTAACCGTTAGAGCAAAAACATCGGATGCCGCAAATAGTAGTGGAAGTTCAAGTGCTTTTTTTATAGATAGTATTGAAACACCCTACCTGCATTTCACATTAGGTAAAAAATATCGTTTTATACAAACCGATTCAACAAATACAGGGCATCCTTTACGATTTTATTTAGATGAAGGTAAAACAACGCAATTTACTACAAATGTAACTGTTTCAGGGACACCGGGCGTTGATTCAACTGCTTATGTGGAAATTTCAGTAACCTCTAGCACACCTCAAATATTATATTATCAATGTAGTTCTCATTCATATATGGGAAACACAGCATATAGCAAGTCAACTGGTGGTTTAAATAATATATCTGTAAATGATTTAAGCGATGTTTCATTTAATTCCACAACAGCTGAAGATGGTAATGCGTTAGTATGGAACGCAACATCCGGAGAATGGGAAGCAGGAACAATCGTTTCAAATAAACCAGCTTTCCAAGGAGTTGATTTGTCTGGTTATGATTTATTATTGAAATTCACGGAAAATATAAAAAATGTGTCAACATACGACCCTACTGACTTTACAGTAAATGTAAAAAGCGTTAATCGTTCAGTAGACAGTATTGCAATTGCTAATGGCGATGTTAATCTAATAATGGATACGGGAGGACAAACTGGTGGAGTAGAAACATTAATAGGTGGATTAGTAGGGGGGGCAATTGATCTTAATGTTGATGGTTCAATAGAAGATAGTCGTTTGGACCATTACTTGCGAGGCTTAAGTTTTTATGGTGATTATTTGTATGTTGGTGTTCCAAGGTTGGGGAAAATCCGTAGATTTAACATTGTTACCCAAATATGGAGCACATTTATACCTCATAATATAGGAAACACAATTGGAGGAATGACTCGAGATGGTATTAACTTTTATGTAGTGTGTGGTACGGATAATACCCAAGCATTAGTTAAATTCCCGATGAATTACAATAATCCTAGTGATACTTACGCAAATCGTGTTTCTATATATAATCAACTACCCTTATCTAATGTTAAATCATTTACAATGTCTAATGATGGTGCTTATATTTATTTTGGAATTACTGATGGTGGGAGAAGATTAGGAATAACACGATATACAATATCAACTGGTGTATTTGAATATTATAAAACTGGTGGATTAACCACAAATAGTTATTCATCTAATGAAGATTATTTATTGTATAATCTGTCCTATAAATATAATATACGACTGGCAATTGATGATAATTATTTATATTTTGGATACAATTGGTGGCAATACGCTAGAAATAAAAGTAAAATTGGAAGAATAAGCTTATCTACAGATGTTATTGAAATGTCTTGGAAAACTGAAGATTCTACTAATAATTCTTGGTTTGTTGGTAGTAGTGGTTTCCCCGATGATGATAATTCGTATCAGTCTATGGTTTATAAAGATGGTTATTTATATTTCAGCGGTCCAAGCTCTACTGGAAAAATAGTAAAAACATCTGTAAATGATAGCACAAACGCTGTAACTGAGGTAGGAGACTATGTTGGACATATAGCAATTCATCCTACTCTTCCATATTTATATTTCGCAGGATTTTACTCATGGGGTATTTCATACAATGAACCATCAAGAAAAGGAACAGTGTGGCAATTGACACTGGATGTTCCAAGTTATCAAACATTTGATCCAATTACATCTGTAGATAACTTAACTATTAAATATGTAAAAAACAGCACTTCTAGTAAAAATTTATTGGGTGATCCATCTGAATTTGCGGTTGATAATTTTAATTATGTGGGAACTGACATCACCGGAATTATCAATGGTGCTGATATTAGTTTTAATGTTATTGATGTAAGTGCTATTTTTATCCAGGGTAGCAATGTATCCACCGTTTTAAACAGTAAACAAGCAACTATCGAGGATGGTGATTTAACAATAGCAAGAACGAATGGATTACAAGCCGCATTAGATGCAAAGGTAGAAAGTGCCGCATTAATAAATTTGAAACCAACATTAACTATACTGGATTTATCATCAGGAGATATATTATTAAATTTTACAGAAGGAATAAAAGATGTAGCAACCTATGATAAAGATGATTTTGTTTTGACAAATGAAGGAACAGTTATTACTGGTGGAACTATTAGTGTTGAAAATAATAAAGTAAAATTTGCATTTAGTTCTGGTTGGAGAGAAGATACCTCAGTTGGTTCAACTAAGAGTTGGTGGGGTATTACATCGTCGGCAGACGGAACAAAGCTGGCTGCTACTGTTCAAGGAGGAAATATATGGACTTCTACTGATAGTGGCGCGTCTTGGACATCACGCGCTGCATCACGAAATTGGTATAATGGTATAGCCTCATCTACAGACGGAACCAAATTAGTAGCGAGTGCGAATAATGGTAACATATGGACATCCACCGATAGTGGTGTAAATTGGACATCACGCGCTTCATCACAAACTTGGAATGGTTTAGCATCTTCAGCAGACGGTACTAAGCTTGTATCAGTTGCGTATAATGGTAACATATGGACATCCACCGATAGTGGTGTAAATTGGACATCACGCGCTTCAGTAAAATACTGGGTTGAAGTCGCATCTTCGTCCGATGGGACGAAATTGGCCGCGGTTGTGTATAATGGTAACATATGGACATCCACCGATAGTGGTGTAAATTGGACAGAACAAACCGCATCATTTGGCGGGACAAAACAATGGTATGGTATTGCCTCTTCAGCAGACGGTACTAAGCTTGCTGCTGTTGTCAGCGGTGGAAATATATGGACATCAACCAATAGTGGTGTAAATTGGACAGAACAATCCGCATCATTTGGCGGGACAAAAGGTTGGAGAGCTATAGCCTCATCTGCTGACGGATCAAAATTGGCGGCAGCAGCGTATGGTGGGAATTTATGGACGAGCAGCAACAGTGGTGTGACTTGGAGTGAAGATACCACTGTTAATGCAACAAAAAATTGGCGGGGTATCGCATCATCAGCAGATGGTACAAAGATGGTCGCTGCTGCTAATGGTGGTAACCTATGGACGTTCGAAAGTGTAGAAGCACCCAATATAACAGATGTCCAAAATTTAACAGTAAAATATACAAAGAGTGCTACAGCAAATAAGAATTTATTAGGAAAAGATTCCGATGTAGCAGTTGATAGTTTTGATTTTATAGGAACAAATAGAATACAAGCAACCATTACAGAAACCATTGATGTTTCGCTCAACAATTTAAAAGTTCATGGTGATCTTTCTGCCAATGATGCTAGTTTTAATGTAATTGACACCGCGTCTATAAATGTAACAGGTGATTACCAACAAAATGGCGCAAATATAAATACGATTTACGCAACCATTGCGTCTCCTATCCTAACCGGAACACCTGCTGCTCCAACCGCAAGTTCTGGAACAAACACAACGCAACTAGCGACAACCGCTTTTGTATCAACCGCGGTTTCTAATCTAGTAAATGGAGCACCAGGAGCATTAGACACATTAAGCGAATTAGCGTCTGCTCTTGACAATTCCGGTAATTTCGCTACAAATGTAACAAATACATTAGGTAGTCTACAAACGCAAATAGACACAAAACAAGCAACATTAACTTTTAATGCTCCCAGTAGTAATAATACGAATCCATCCACGTCAGCACAAATTAAAACTGCTTTAGATGCGAAACAGGATACATTGACTGCCGGCACTAATATTACGATTACTGGAACTACAATATCGGCAAGTGGCGGAGGCGGAAGCGGCGGTCTCACCGACCTAAGCGCTACTTCTATCAACGACCTTAGCGATGTGTCATTTAATTCAACAACAACCACGTCTGGTAAATCACTTATATGGAATGCTAGCAATAATGTATGGGAAGTAGGAACACCTACAATACAAGCGACCATTACAGAATCCATTGATGTTTCCCTTAATAATTTAAAAGTTCACGGCGACCTTTCTGCCAATGACGCTAGTTTTAATGTAATTGACACCGCGTCTATAAATGTAACAGGTGATTACCAACAAAATGGCGCAAATATAAATACGATTTACGCAACCATTGCGTCTCCTACCCTAACCGGAACACCTACTGCTCCAACCGCAAGTTCTGGAACAAACACAACACAATTAGCGACAACCGCATTTGTATCAACCGCTGTTTCTAATCTAGTAAATGGAGCACCAGGAGCATTAGACACATTAAGCGAATTAGCGTCTGCTCTTGACAATTCCGGTAATTTCGCTACAAATGTAACAAATACATTAGGTAGTCTACAAACGCAAATAGACACAAAACAAGCGACCATTACAGAATCCATTGATGTTTCCCTTAATAATTTAAAAGTTCACGGCGACCTTTCTGCCAATGACGCTAGTTTTAATGTAATTGACACCGCGTCTATAAATGTAACAGGTGATTACCAACAAAATGGCGCAAATATAAATACGATTTACGCAACCATTGCGTCTCCTACCCTAACCGGAACACCTACTGCTCCAACCGCAAGTTCTGGAACAAACACAACGCAACTAGCGACAACCGCTTTTGTATCAACCGCGGTTTCTAATCTAGTAAATGGAGCACCAGGAGCATTAGACACATTAAGCGAATTAGCGTCTGCTCTTGACAATTCCGGTAATTTCGCTACAAATGTAACAAATACATTAGGTAGTCTACAAACGCAAATAGACACAAAACAAGCAACCTTAACGTTTAATGCTCCCAGTAGTAATAATACGAATCCATCCACGTCAGCACAAATTAAAACTGCTTTAGATGCGAAACAGGATACATTGACTGCCGGCACTAATATTACGATTACTGGAACTACAATATCGGCAAGTGGCGGAGGCGGAGGCGGAAGCGGCGGTCTCACCGACCTAAGCGCTACTTCTATCAACGACCTTAGCGATGTGTCATTTAATTCAACAACAACCACGTCTGGTAAATCACTTATATGGGATGCTAGCAATAATGTATGGGAAGTAGGAACACCTACTTCCACATTAACTCAAACTGTAATAACTCAAAGTGCTCCTACATGGAGTCAGATTACCGCGAGTAGTGGTTCACCTAATGCTAATTCTTCGCACAACGGAGCAATACACGGGGATTATTTTTATGTATTTGGGGGCAGTAATGTTAATAATTTAATGTATCGATTTCATTTAACAACAAGAGCGTGGAATCAAGTATCCTATTCTACCAGTGGGACTATTCTTTCTGAATTGTACGGATCCCTTTTATTTTCATATGGCGATTATGTTTACTGTATATTTGGTTCTAGACATGTTAGTGGATATCCTAGTACAAATACTGTATTAAGGTACAATACTACAAATAACACATTATATGAAGTATCTACTTCAGGAACGACTGTCCCGACAAGACAAGCAGGTGCTATTGCTCTATACAATGATAGTGGAACGGATTATCTTTATTATTTTGGAGGAAGAGGAAGTTCATTTTACAATGACATGCATCGATTAAACTTATCGAACCATACATGGAGTACTGTAACAACCTCCGGAGGACCACCTGATACTAGGTATTATATAGTATACACATATACTTCCACAAAACTATATATATACGGAGGCGATCGTTCAAGTGGAGATCACTCGAATGATATTTGGGAATTTAATTTAACGAATAACACATGGAGTCAGTTACACGATGGAACCGGGACAGCACCAGTAGGAAGTTATGGGGGATCCATGCTTTATAATAACAATTATATTTATATATTTGGCGGACATAAGAGTTCAGCTGGTATTACAGATGAAACATGGAAATTTAATTTAACAAATAATACATGGAGTGAGTTATCTCTTTCCAATACACCAGGTAAAAAATATTCATCTGCTTACGCTCATGATAGTAGTAATAATTTATACATACATGGTGGTTATAATGATTCATACGCTGTTCAGTCAACGATTTGGAAACTTACCATATCAGACACAAGTACTGTTACAACCAATTTAATAGAAGGAATTGATGTTAATGGCGACATCAGTTTTAATGGAAACCTCTATCAAAATGGCGCGTTGTTTGTTGGTGGTAGTACCATAGACGAAACTACCGATGTATCCGTAAATAATTTAGATGTGAGTGGTAATTTAAAGGTTGATGGTAATGGAATTTTTTCTGGAACCGTGCAAGCCAGTGGTAATATATTATCATCAGACGATCGTTTAAAACACAATGAGGTTATTCCTACAACACCATTGGAATCGATCATGAAACTGACACCAAAACAATATTTCAAAACAAAAAAAATGTATGATATTTCACACAACTTTCAAGTAAACTCAAACGGAATACCAATAAATACAAATGGAAATGTATTGATAGAAGACACTGATTATACAAAAGAAACTGGTATTATAGCACAAGAATTACAGTTAATACCCGAATTAAAATATACTGTGAAAAATAATAATGCGATGGAACCACTTGGTGTAGATTATAATAGTATTTTCTGCACACATATTGCTGCAACAAAGCAGTTATATTCTATAATCAATAATCAAAAATCAAGTATTGAATCACAACAACAAGAAATAGAAACAGTAAAACTTGTAAATCAAGACATAAATCAACAACTCAACGATGTATTAAACGAAAATAATCGTTTAAAAAATGACATACAATTTATCAAGAATTATTTAGGGATTAACTAAACCAAAATAACAAACACGGAACATACACAAATACAATAAAAACTAATTAACTAATACAATAAAAACTAATTAACTAATACAATAAAAACTAATTAACTAATACAATAAAAACTAATTAATTAATTGTAATTTTTCATTTTATATGTGAATTATTTATATAAAATGAAAAACTTGAATTTTTATGGATTGGATTCAAGTAATAATAGGCAATTACGAATGGCAATCGATACTAGTGGTAATATCGGTTTAGGAATCGCAGATCCAACTACTCGTTTAGAAATAGTAGGAGACCTTAGTTTAAACGGCAGTATTTACCATAATGGTGTATTATTTACACCTTCTGAAAATACATCTACAAATATTGACCAAACGACCGATATATCTCTTAACAATTTAAAAGTGCATGGCGATTTATCTGCAAATGATGCCAGTTTCAATGTGATTGATGTAAGTGCTATTTTTATACAAGGGAGAGATTTAATCGGGACAGATGTCCCGTCAGCTCTTGATACATTAAAGGAATTAGCAGATGCTCTTGATAATTCTGCTAATTTTGCAGCAAATGTCACTACAACGCTAGCCGCTATACAAAGCGACCTTTCTACAAAACAAGCTACTATTTCCACAAATGACCTTTCATTAGGAGATATTAGTGGTTTATACATACAACTCAACAGCAAGCAAAACACAATCGCGGATGGAGACCTTACTATCGCAAAAACAAGCGGATTACAAACAGCACTCGACTCCAAACAAGCAACTATTACCACAAATGACCTTTCATTAGGAGATATTAGTGGATTATACACGCAACTCAACAACAAGCAAAACACGATCGCAGATGGTGATCTTACTATTGCAAAAACAAGTGGATTACAAACAGCACTCGGCTCCAAACAAGCAACTATTACTACAAATGATCTTTCTTTAGGAGATATTAGTGGATTATACGCACAACTCACTAATAAACAAAACACGATTGCTGATGGTGATCTTACCATCGCAAAAACAAGTGGACTTCAATCAGCACTCGACTCAAAACAAGCAACTATTACTACAAACGACCTTTCTTTAGGAGATGTTAGTGGGTTATACACGCAACTTGACAGTAAACAAGATAATATCGCAGATGGTGGTCTTACCATCGCAAAAACAAGTGGATTACAAACAGCACTCGACTCAAAACAAGCGACTATTACAACAAACGACCTTTCATTAGGAGATATTAGTGGTTTATACACGCAGCTTTATAGCAAACAAGATAATATCGCAGACGGTGACCTTACAATCGCAAAAACAAGTGGACTACAGACAGCACTTGACTCCAAACAAGCAAACGTTACAGAATCAGTTGATGTATCTCTTAATAATTTAAAAGTTCATGGCGACTTATCTGCTAATGACGCTAGTTTTAATGTATTAGAAGCGATACAAGTTTTAATAAATGGAGAAGATTTAAGTGGCGCTATTTACACTAAAATAAATACAGATATCGATAATGCTATTTCTAATTTAGTAGATAATGCGCCGATTGCTCTTGATACGCTAAAAGAATTAGCAGATGCACTTGATAATTCTGCAAACTTTGCTTCAAATGTTACGGTTCGTCTCAATGCTATTGAAACTGATGTAGCTGGAAAACAAAACACGATCGCAGATGGCGATCTTACTATCGCAAAAACAAACGGGCTTCAATCAGCACTCGACGCAAAACAAGCAACCATTACCACAAACGACCTTTCATTAGGAGATGTAAATGGCTTATACACACAACTCGCCAGTAAACAAGACACAATCGCAGATGGCGACCTTACCATTGCAAAAACAAACGGGCTTCAATCAGCACTCGACGCAAAACAAGCAACCATTACCACAAACGACCTTTCATTAGGAGATGTAAATGGCTTATACACACAACTCGCCAGTAAACAAGACACAATCGCAGATGGCGACCTTACCATTGCAAAAACAAACGGGCTTCAATCAGCACTCGACGCAAAACAAGCAACCATTACCACAAACGACCTTTCATTAGGAGATGTAAATGGGTTATACACACAACTTGCTAGTAAACAAGATACTATCGCAGACGGGGATCTTACTATCGCAAAAACAAGTGGGCTTCAATCCGCACTCGACGCAAAACAAGCAACCATTACCACAAACGACCTTTCATTAGGAGATGTTAGTGGCTTATACACACAACTTGCTAGTAAACAAGATACTATCGCAGACGGGGATCTTACTATCGCAAAAACAAACGGGCTTCAATCAGCACTCGACGCAAAACAAGCAACCATTATCACAAACGACCTTTCATTAGGAGATGTTAGTGGCTTATACACACAACTCGCCAGTAAACAAGACACAATCGCAGATGGCGACCTTACCATTGCAAAAACAAACGGGCTTCAATCAGCACTCGACGCAAAACAAGCGACAATCGCAGACAGCGATCTTACTATCGCAAAAACAAATGGTCTTCAATCAGCACTCGACGCAAAACAAGCGACAATCGCAGACAGCGATCTTACTATCGCAAAAACAAATGGTCTTCAATCAGCACTCGACGCAAAACAATCAACTATTACCGAAACCACTGATGTTTCACTCAACAATTTAAAAGTTCATGGTGACCTTTCTGCAAATGACGCCAGTTTTAATGTAGTAGATATATCATCAATAAATACATCGAGCACCTCATTTATGAATTCTATTATTCCTAACGCAAATGATACCTATAGTTTAGGAGATATATCGAATGTATGGAAAGATATTTACATTGGACCCGGATCACTATATATAGACGGTCAAAAAGTAATTGAAAGTGATAGCAACACGATTGTGGTTGCGGCAGATCCAAATCAAAATATGAAGATAAATACAACAGGTAGCGGTGTTTTACAATTAGAATCAGCACAAGGTTTAGAGATTACAAGCACTGGTTCCGGTAATATTACAATTGGGTCAACCAGCACTGGAACGGTTCGTATAACGGATAACATTATATTAAGTAGTGGTGTTGAAATACAAAATGAAACAGATACAGCCGTTAAAATAAATGATGGATTAAATGTGACAGGTGCCTATTTACAAAACGGCACCAATATCAATACGATTTACGCACCACTTTCTTCACCCACCTTAACCGGAACACCACTTGCTCCCACCGCGTCATCTGGAACAAACACCACACAAATCGCAACAACGGCCTTTGTAACTACGGCGGTTGACAATTTGATTGGAGGTGCACCAGGTGCGTTAGATACATTAAATGAATTAGCACAAGCACTTGATAATTCGGGAAGTTTTGCAAGTAACATTACTACAAAAGTAGGTTCAATCGAAACACAACTCGCAACAAAACAAGATACTATTTCAACAAACGATCTTTCTTTAGGAGATATTAGTGGATTATATACGCAATTAGCTACGATTCCAACAAATAACAACCAACTCACCAACGGTGCAAGTTATATAACTGCTTCTTCTACCGACACACTTACAAATAAATCTATAAGCTACAGTCAATTAACTGGAACACCTACTATTCCAACAAATAACAACGAACTCACAAATGGTTCAGGTTACATTACCGCATCTTCTACAGATACGCTTACAAATAAATCCATGAGTTATAGTCAATTAACTGGAACACCAACGATTCCAACAAATAACAATGAACTCACAAATGGTTCTGGCTATATTACGGCGTCTTCTACCAACACACTTACAAATAAGTCGATAAGCTACAGTCAATTAACTGGAACACCTACTATTCCAACAAATAACAATCAACTCACAAATGGTTCTGGTTACATTACCGCATCTTCTACAGATACGCTTACAAATAAATCTATGAGTTATAGTCAATTAACTGGGGCGCCCACGATTCCAACAAATAACAATCAACTCACAAATGGTTCTGGTTACATTACCGCATCTTCTACAGATACGCTTACAAATAAATCTATGAGTTATAGTCAATTAACTGGAACACCTACTATTCCAACAAATAACAATCAACTCACAAATGGTTCTGGCTATATCACAGCGTCTTCTACCAACACACTTACAAATAAAACCATGAGTATTTCCCAGATCACTAACTTACAAACAGAAATAGATTCAAAACAAGATACTTTAACCGCTGGAACAAATATTACTATAACTGGTTCTACTATTTCGGCAAGTGGTGGAGGTGGAGGTAGTTCAGTGTGGACTGGTTCTAGTGATATATATTACACAGGAGGAAATGTTGGTATTGGCACAACCAGTCCCCAAACAGCTTTACAAATAGGTGCTGAGGGAACGAGTGATGGCGTAGGCTTGTGGGGGTCATACAATATTGAAGCAGGTAGTTTGTCAATAATCAATGAGAATGTTTCTTCAGGAACTGATACGAAGACGGTTATTGATATGGCGAGATTAGGTAAAAGTAGTTATGCTTACGGAGCTAGATGTCAAATAAAAATAGGAAGGTATGATAGTGCGTATTTCGGTTCTCCATATGATGCAAGAACAAGGATAGACTTTGATTTATTAGATCAAAATAGCAGTAGCTCACTAAATAATGTTATGAGCTTACAAGCAAATGGTAATGTAGGTATTGGGACAACAACACCTGCTAGTAATTTAGAAGTTAGGGGTGATCCAAGTCCAGAAATGAGAATAACTTATCATGGAGGTGCATACACGAATGGCACTGTCTATATGAAACTTACTCAATACTCTATAGATTCATATCTAAATGCATTAACTTTAAATAAGTTTTCTAGCAGCAATATTAATATGTGTGAAGGTGGTGGGAGTGTAGGAATTGGTTCAGCCGCTTCTAGTTCGATTCAATTGTATGTCCGGCCTTCTGGTCTTGACAACGGGATAAAAGTTCAAACATCCACTTCAACCACATCGGTTTATTCCGCACAGTTTTTAGGGAATAGTGGTTCTGGATTGACAGTTCTGGCAAATGGCGCGGTTGGTATAGGAACAACTAGTGGATTTTATAATCATAGTTTACGGATTGTCGGTAATCCTGGCACAGTTAGTGCACAAATATATGCGACCGGAGCAAATTATGGTATCCTGGTGCAAACAGCCGTTTCAGATGCAAAATATTGCGGGAGGTTTGTTGGGAATACTGGTAAAGGATTGGAAGTTCGTTCTAATGGAGAAACTAGAATTTTTCAGGGGAAACTTATATATGATGTGACAAATAGAGGATCAATGACAAACGCCAATACCGGAATTTCACTCGCGCACGGCGTGTATGAACTTCCTATTATGCACGTAGAAGACCCAACTGCTAGGGGACATGTATGTTTTCAACCTACTAATGGTTATAGTGATAGTTCAATTATATTTAAAAGCTATGGTTCAACCACAACTTGGAATGGCACTGGCGGATTTGGGACTGAACGAATGAGAATTCAACATAACGGCAGGGTAGGAATTGGGACAAATGGCCCCGCGTGCCCATTGCACGTAGCTACGACCAGTTCAACATATGTTCCAGCCGGAAGAGCTTATTTTTATAACTACGAACAAGGGAACACTGCAACATATAGGAATCTTGCGATAAAGGCAGAGGGAACCGTGTGGAGTAGTAATACAAGTGGTTTTATTGCTACAAGTGATAGACGGATTAAAAAAAATATTGTGGATGTTCCAGATAATTTAGCATTGGAAATGGTGAGAGACATACCTTGTCGTTATTATGAATACAAAGATCATCTTTATTCTGGAACAGAGAAAACAATAGGATTTATAGCACAGGAAGTTGCTGAAGTCTTGCCTATGGCTATTTCTATTCAAACATCCATTATACCAAATGAAATGCGGAAATTAGAGAATGTATCGTGGGAACAAATTGAAAATACATATAAATTAATAACTGATATACAAGATGATGTTAGTGGAGTGAAATATAGATTTTATGTTTCCAATGATGCAAGTGGGAACGAAAAAAAAAAAGAAATTATCGGCAATAGCGATAATAGTTTTACATTTGATAATAGTTATAATAATGTTTTTATCTACGGCAAAGAAGTAAATGATTTACACACATTAGATAAGCAAAAAATATTCGCTTTACACCATAGTGCTATACAAGAAATAGACCGCATACAACAACAACATATTATAGACATTTCAAACGCACAAGCCACTATACAACAACACGAAACTACCATACAACAACAACAGTTAGAAATAGAAAACTTAAAATTAGTAAATCAAGACATGAATAACCAATTAAACATGATAAAAGAACATTTAGGATTATAATATATTATTAACTTTTCAACATTAACTTTTCAACATTAACTTTTCAATATAAACTTATCAACATAAACTTATCAACATAAACTTATCAACATAAACTTATCAATATAAACTTTTCAACATTATTTTATTTATATCAACTCAACATAAATAAAATATCATAAGCAATTTAATAATATAAAAATTTATTAACATAATAATATATAATATTAATGTCAAATATAAAAAAAGGGGCAAAATTAACAGTTTCGACTGGAAATGGCATATCTACATCCACTAGTAATCATTTGGGTGTTTTAGAAGTTTCCGGTCCGGGTTTAGCAAATGTAGTTAGACAAGATTCGACATTTTCATTAGACAGTTCAAATGTTCCTCAAGTAACAATCGGTGCTATTGACAATTCTGGTATTTTTCAAATAGGAGTAGATAACAATGGAAATTCTATTTTAGAAGCAACTGAGAATGGTAATAATAATAATTTGTTAATACAACAATTAGGAGGGTATGTTGGTATTGGCACTACTAACCCTGCTTCTACATTTCATGTTAATAGCACAGACGCACTTATTATACCTGTTGGAACTACAACTAATAGACCAGGTCAAGGAGGACAAATTACAGCAGTAAATGGTATGATACGATACAATACACAAACAAGTCAATTTGAAGGATATGGACCAGGAAGTGCATGGGGTTCGTTGGGAGGAGTAAAAGATGTAGATGGCGATACATATATTCTTGCTGAATCTTCTGCTGGTGCAGACAACGATGATTTGCAATTTTTCACGGCCGGTCAAGAAAGAATGAGCATTAATTCAGTTGGGGATGTCAGTATGAATGGTGATATTACAACCGATGTCGGCTATCCATATTATCAATCCCTAGGAACAGAGAAAATTGTAAACCCCCCATCAACCGCACTAACCGTTCATGGAGTTAATATTACAGCAATGAACAAGCGAACACGCGCAAGTTATGCTTCCGCAGAAGCGTGCGTAGAAACGTGGACCGCTAGGTCACCAGCAGAGGCTAACTATTGGTATTCTGTATCTTGGTCCCCTGAATTGTCTATATTTGTAGCGGTGGCAAATAGTGGCACAAATCGGGTAATGACTTCTCCGGATGGTATCACGTGGACCGCTAGGTCAGCAGCAGAGGCTAACGCTTGGCGTTCTGTATGTTGGTCCCCTGAATTGTCTATATTTGTAGCGGTGGCAAATGGTGGTGGCACAAATCGGGTAATGACTTCTCCGGATGGTATCACGTGGACCGGTAGGTCACCGTCAGAGGCTAACAATTGGCAATCTGTATGTTGGTCCCCTGAATTGTCTATATTTGTAGCGGTTGCAGGTTCTGGCACAAATCGGGTAATGACTTCTCCGGATGGTATCACGTGGACCGCTAGGTCAGCAGCAGCGGCTAATTGGCCTTCTGTATGTTGGTCCCCTGAATTGTCTATCTTTGTAGCGGTTGCATATACTGGTGGCACAAATCGGGTAATGACTTCTCCGGATGGTATCACGTGGACCGCTAGGTCACCATCAGAGGCTAACGCTTGGCATTCTGTATGTTGGTCCCCTGAATTGTCTATATTTGTAGCGGTTGCAGTTTCTGGCACAAATCGGGTAATGACTTCTCCGGATGGTATCACGTGGACCGCTAGGTCACCATCAGAGGCTAACAATTGGCATTCTGTATGTTGGTCCCCTGAATTGTCTATATTTGTAGCGGTGGCAAATACTGGCACAAATCGGGTAATGACTTCTCCGGATGGTATCACGTGGACCGCTAGGTCAGCAGCAGAGGCTAACAGTTGGTTTTCTGTATGTTGGTCCCCTGAATTGTCTATATTTGTAGCGGTTGCATATGCTGGCACAAATCGGGTAATGACTTCTGCTATCGGTATGCCCAATTCCAAAAGTGTAGTAAAGGCGCTACCAACTCAAATGTCGGTTCTTCCTAATGGTAATGTAGGTATTGGGACAATCAGTCCATCTTATAAATTAGATGTAAGTGGAAACGCATGCTTTGCAGGTGATATTACAACTAGCAACGGCTATCCATACTACCAATCCCTAGGAACAGAGAAAATTGTAAACCCCCCATCAACCGCACTAACCGTTCATGGAGTTAATATTACAGCAATGAACAAGCGAACACGCGCAAGTTATGCTTCCGCAGAAGCGTGCGTAAGCACATGGACCGCTAGGTCAGCAGCAGAGGCTAACTATTGGTATTCTGTATCTTGGTCCCCTGAATTGTCTATATTTGTAGCGGTGGCAAATAGTGGCACAAATCGGGTAATGACTTCTCCGGATGGTATCACGTGGACCGCTAGGTCAGCAGCAGAGGCTAACAGTTGGTTTTCTGTATGTTGGTCCCCTGAATTGTCTATATTTGTAGCGGTTGCAGTTTCTGGCACAAATCGGGTAATGACTTCTCCGGATGGTATCACGTGGACCGCTAGGTCAGCATCAGAGGCTAACAATTGGCATTCTGTATGTTGGTCCCCTGAATTGTCTATATTTGTAGCGGTGGCAAATGGTGGTGGCACAAATCGGGTAATGACTTCTCCGGATGGTATCACGTGGACCGCTAGGTCACCATCAGAGGCTAACAATTGGCAATCTGTAGGTTGGTCCCCTGAATTGTCTATATTTGTAGCGATTGCAGGTTCTGGCACAAATCGGGTAATGACTTCTCCGGATGGTATCACGTGGACCGCTAGGTCAGCATCAGAGGCTAACGGTTGGAATTCTGTATGTTGGTCCCCTGAATTGTCTATCTTTGTAGCGGTGGCATATAGTGGCACAAATCGGGTAATGACTTCTCCGGATGGTATCACGTGGACCGCTAGGTCACCATCAGAGGCTAACAATTGGCGTTCTGTATGTTGGTCCCCTGAATTGTCTATATTTGTAGCGGTTGCAGATTCTGGCACAAATCGGGTAATGACTTCTCCGGATGGTATCACGTGGACCGCTAGGTCAGCATCAGAGGCTAACATTTGGTATTCTGTATGTTGGTCCCCTGAATTGTCTATATTTGTAGCGGTTGCAGGTTCTGGCACAAATCGGGTAATGACTTCTAACATTGGAATGCCAAATTCCAAAAGTGTAGTAAAGGCACTACCAACACAAATGTCGGTAGATGCGAATGGAAACGCATACTTTGCAGGTGATGTCAGTATGAATAATAATTTATATGTAGATAATCTTGTCGGTATTGGTATAGACCCGACCAGTGCTATTACGCTGAATGTTAAACCAACTGGTCTTGACAACGGGATAAAAGTTCAAACATCCACTTCAACCACATCGGTTTATTCCGCACAGTTTTTAGGGAATAGTGGTTCTGGGTTGACAGTTCTGGCAAATGGCTCGGTTGGTATAGGAACAACTAGTGGATTTTATAATCATAGTTTACGGATTGTCGGTAATCCTGGCACAGTTAGTCCACAAATATATGCGACCGGAGCAAATTATGGTATCCTGGTGCAAACAGCCGTTTCAAATGCAAGATATTGCGGGAGGTTTGTTGGGAATACTAGTAAAGGATTAGAAGTTCGTTCTAATGGAGAAACTAGAATTGTTCAGGGGAAACTTATATATGATGTGACAAGTAGATCATCAATGACATACGCCAATACCGGAATTTCACTCGCTCACTCATCATATGAACTTCCTATTATGCACATAGAAGACCCAACTGGTAAGGGACATTTATGTTTTCAACCTACTAATGGTTATCCTGATAGTTCAATTATATTTAAAAGCTATAATAATACCTCAACTTGGAATAGCACTGGCGGATTTGGGACTGAACGAATGAGAATTCAACATGACGGCAAGGTAGGAATTGGAGAGAGCAGTCCAAGAACATTATTAAATATTAACGGTAGTTCATCAAGTGCTACAGATATTCTTTATCCAATAATGATTAATAATCAAGCAATGTATACGTCATCCAATATAGGCGGTGGCGTAGGAATTAAATTTCATATGTATGATAATGCTAATACCGAATATAGATATTCGGCAATAGCAGGTATTAGCGAAGCAACTTATAGTAATAAAACGGCACTGGCTTTTTACACTAATGATAATTCAAGCACTGCTCCGCACGAAAGAATGAGAATTTCTAATAATGGTAATGTAGGTATTGGAACGCCGAGTCCAGGTGATACATTAGAAGTCAATGGTGGTGCATTAGTTACTTCAGATGGCACTTGGCAAACATCCGTCAGAAATGCGAATTCAAGCAGTAATAATGAATGGCAATGGTTAGTTGGTGGTAGTAGCAATAGCACTGGTATTGCCGATGCTATGTCCTTCTATTGCGCATCAGCCGGTGTGACGGCTGGTCACAGAATTGTTATAAAAAATAATGGAAAAGTAGGAATTGGGACACCCCATCCTCTATATCCATTACATGTAATAGGGTACAATCACGCGTTTAATTATCTTGGATATTTGAATGGTGGTGGTGCTAGTGGTGGTAATGGATATAATAGCGGTGATACCGGTTGGGGAATTTATAGCAGCAAGTCTATAGCTACCCTGACTGCTTTTTATGTGGCAAGTGATAGACGAATAAAAGAAAACATAGTTGATGTTTCAGATAATCTTGCTCTTGAACAGGTTAGAAATATTCCATGTAGATATTACGAGTATAAAGATAAAGTAACCAGAGGCACTGGAAAAACCATTGGATTTATTGCTCAAGAAGTTAGAGAAATATTGCCTATGGCTATAAGTATTCAAACCAATTTCGTTCCAAATGAAATGCGGAAATTAGAGAATGTATCGTGGGAACAAATTGATAATACATATAAATTAATAACTGATTTACAAGATGATGTTAGTGGAGTTAAATACAGATTTTATGTATCTAACGACCCAAGTGGAAATGATGAAATAATGAAGGAAATTATTGGAAATGCAGATAATTCTTTTACTTTTGATCAATCATATAATAACATATTTTGTTATGGAAAGGAAGTTGATGATTTCCATACTGTAGACAAAAATAAACTGTTTGCGTTGAATTTCAGCGCTACACAAGAAATAGACCGCATACAACAACAACACATTATAGATATTTCCAACGCACAATCCACAATACAATCGCATGAAGAAACTATACAAACTCTACAAACAGACCTCTCCACCGCACAAGCCACCATACAACAACAAGCTACAACAATACAAACCCTCCAAACCGACCTCTCCACCACAAACACAACAATTCAACAACAAGCTACAACAATACAACAACACGAAACTACTATTCAACAACAACAGCAGCAAATAGCAGATATATTGTCTAGACTAGAAAATTTAGAAGCAACTGCATAATATAGTTAAACATAACAATCATGACAATTAAAAATAATGTAACAATTATAAAATTACTATTTAAAGACTAATCACAAATAAAAGTATATAATGGATATGAAAATTGAAGAAGTAGAAAGCACCCCTCAACAAGGGCACGCTCAACAGCAACAGCAACAACAACAGCAGCAAGTTAAACTAGAAGACCTTAAAGTAAACACCGAAAACGATGCTCTTAATTACATGGTTGGATTTCTAGAACTCGCCCAACGAAGAGGTGTATTTTCTTTAGAAGAAGCAGCAAAAATCAATGAATGTGTTGCGAAATTTCGCCGACCAGTGCCCCAACCCCAATCCACCTCTCAATAAGTCGTAAAATAAATAAATAATAAAACATAAAACCATATTTTATTATTTATTAATTATAATACATTATTATACAATTATAATACATTATTATACACTATTATACATTATTAATCGATTGTTCGTGTTCTACCTTTAAACACGCCCATTTCAACCATTTTATCTGTAAACTCAGGTCCACCCCAATTTTTAGCCATCGCATTAGGTGAGGGAGAATATGGAGATTTAACATTATCCAATGGTGTAATTACACCTATATCTTGGTTTGTAGAATCATATCCTGCATAATTGTTTTGGTTATAAGGGGGATTATCACGATGTGCGTCTGTTAATACTACATCTGACTCTCTATACCCAACTTGCTCTTTGTAACTAGCAACCCCTCCATTTTTATCAATAGGACCACTATATTGTCTATATCCTCTGTTACTTTGAGCGTCATATGCTTCTTCAAAATATAAAATAGGACATCGTATTCCTTTTTCTTTTTGATATTTAATAAAAGTAGCATATTCATCTAAGCTTTTAAATTCAATAGGATTTACACCAGGTATTTGCTTGATATTTGTATTTACCAATGAAAACTTACCATCTTTTTTCACCAACAAATTAGGACATTGTTTGCCTCCTTTATATCCTTCTATCACATCCTTACGCGAATTCATCATATTATGTAATATTCCTAAAACAATTGCTGTAATTATTAATATTCTTACGATTTTCATATCTATATATATTATTTCAATATAAATTATTTCAATATAAAATATCACCTAATAATATATGGAAATTATAAATGTGCGTTCAGATAACCAAACAAGCATAAATAAAATGAAAAAGCATTTAAATGATCCCGACGCTGTTATTGTAGTAGCAATTCTAGCAGATTGGTGTGGCGCGTGTCAAATGTTTAAACCAGTATGGCATTCCACTGTAAATAATTACATAAAATCTTCCGCGCAAAAAAACAAAAAATTAATATTAGCAACCGTTCAAGATACTGCAATCCAAGAGTTAGATATGGAAAATGTGCAAGGCTTTCCAACAATCCGCATCATTAAAAATAAGCGTATTATTAATGAAAAGTTGGGTGGCATGGAACAAGACGCTTTAATGCGACATATTGATGAAGCCAAAAAAATGTGTGTAAACATCTCTCCCAAATCACACACAAATAAATCTAGAAAACGACGCAAAACAAATAAGAAAAAGGAAAAGAAAACAAAAAAGGGAAAAACTAGAAAAAGAAAAGGCGAAAGTAAAAGCAAAAGTAAAAAAAGAGGACGCAAAGTCAAACGCAAACAAAGTAACAGGAAAGGCAAGCGTCGCAATTAATTTATAAAATTGAATGAAACTATATTAAATATAATATTTTATACTTACCATATAATATTATACTTACTGTATGTCATCAAATACAGTAAATACATCCAACACAGCACAACCAGTTAAAAGAAAATTGAAGATTAAAAAATCAACAGTAAAGACATTAAAAACCAAACTACAAACCATAAAATCGAAATCATCTATGTCTATGAAAACACCAACAAACAATCCATCTATTAAACTTATCGACATCAAAACCGATAGTTTATATGATGAAGACGGCAAAATATTCCGCATGCAGTTATTCGGTATGAATGAAATCGGCAAAACATATTCTATTATAATCGACGATTTTAGGCCATTCTTTTACATTAAAGTTCCCAATCGTTGTTTAAAAAGCAAAAAACAGGCGATCAATGAAGTTAAGGATTTTATAAATTATAATTGTAATATAACGCGTATAGACGACAATAAAAAAACCGAATACATCCGTGAGATAGAGTTTGTTAAAAAGCACACCTTGTATGGATTTGATAATAATAAAGAATATATATTCCTTAAAGTAACTTTCCCATCAATGCACGAATATAACCAAGTCAAGCGTATTTGGTCTTCATATATCGTGGGTGATAAGGTTTATATCAGAAAATCCAAGCAATCCGGCACTATTAAGCGTATTTATTACGAGGAGAAAACCAATAAAAAAATGTATTCAATTAGTTCGTCTCCACCCACAACTTGTTCCGAAAATGAATTTAAACTGTCCAAATCAAAAGTAGAAAATGGCGTAGTAGTGCGTCCTGAAATTAAAACATTTGATTTCGACAGTAAAACTAAAAGAAGTTCATGGAAAAGCAAGCGTCTTCAAATTATTGATGGTGCGAACATTCAACTCTATGAATCCGCCCTTCCTCCTTTCCTACGATTCTTTCATATTCAACAACTATCTCCTTCTGGATGGATAACATTTAAGCGCAAACCAATGTCTGTTTCCGAAACATCTAAACTATCTACATGTGATTATGAGTATGAAACTTCGTATTCTAATATTATACCTGAAACAGATAAGGAAGACGCCATCCCAATCAAAATCGCGTCTTATGATATTGAAGCATCATCTAGTCACGGTGATTTTCCCTTACCTAAAAAAACCTACAAAAAGTTTTTAGGGGAAATGATAGAATTGTGGAACAAGCATGAAACAGATAAAGTAATATTGGAATCATGGCTTACTGCGTTTTCCCATTCTAAAAAACACCGATATGATATCAGTAAATTGTATCCCAAACCAAATCAAGCAGTATCAACTGCTGATATAAAATTAATATATGAAAAACTATCCATGTTTACTATCGAGCAGCAAGTATATCTAAGTAATTTTGACAACGATAAACAGTTTGAAACATTGAAACTACTTAGACAGCATAAAAAACTAACGATTATGCAGGTAATTACTTCCAAAGATATTGAACCAGTAGACAAGCAAACGATTGTGGATATTGCTCTTACTGGTGGTGATGGTAACATTAACGGAAATCTTAAAAACAAGCGATTTGTGCCCTATTTAGAAGGCGACATGGTTACTTTTATTGGAACTACATTTATGAAAAGCACCGAACAAGAAAGTTATTTAAACCATATGATTGTATTAAATAGTTGTGATGATACGCCAGAAGTTCCCAATAGGGAAATAGAAACATATGATACAGAAGCAGAGGTATTATTGGCGTGGACTAAAGTAATCAATCGCGAAGATCCCGACATCATCATTGGATACAATATATTTGGTTTTGATTGGAAGTTTATGCTAGACAGAACAGATGAATTAGATATAAAGAGTGAATTTATTAAAATGTCTAGAAATAAATGCGTGGAAAAATATGTTAGTAAAGAACGCACCAATAAGTTAGTAACGGATTGTAATATTAAAATTTCCACCACTACTGTGGCAAGTGGCACATATGAAGACACATATCTTGATATACCCGGTCGCCTTCAAATAGACTTGTTAAACTATTTTAGAAAAGAAGTGCAACTTCCATCTTACAAACTAGACTATGTTGCGTCTCATTTTATCAGCGACTACATCAGTGATTATACATATGTAAATGAAACGCAAACACTAATCAAAAGTTCTAATTTAATGGGGTTGAAGAAAGGACATTTCGTTTCATTTGAAATTATTGCTCATTCATCTGATATGTATAAAGACGGTCAGAAATTTAAAATCACCCATCTCGACCCTATCAAAAAAGAATTTACAATAGACCATAAACTAGAAATTGATAAAAAATCGAAAATTAAATGGTGTTTAAATAAAGACGACATCAACCATCATCAAATATTTGAATATACACATCAAGGTCCAGACAAGCGGGCTATTATTGCGAAATATTGTTTTCAGGATTGTAACTTATGCCATACTTTAATGAAAAAATATGATATACTTACCGGTGTATCGGAACTGGCTTCAATCTGCAGTGTTCCAATGAGTTTCATTATAATGCGTGGACAAGGTATTAAACTACTTAGTTTTATAGCAAAGCAATGTCGAGAAATGAATACATTAATGCCGGCGGTGGAAAAAGACAATTCAAACGATGGATATGAAGGCGCGATTGTCTTAGATCCTAAAACCGGCTTTTATGCGGATGATCCTGTGGCATGTGTTGATTATAGTTCTCTATATCCTAGTTGTATGATTAGTGAGAATATATCACACGACAGCAAGGTATGGACGAAAGAATATGATTTAACAGGCTCATTTGCTTTAGATGTTCACGGACATCCAAAAGTGTCTGGTTTAAGAGACGCAAGCGGACAATTTGTATATGACAACCTGCCTAATTACAAATATGTAGATGTGAAATATGATACATTTACTTATAAAAGGGCTCATCCTAATGCAGCAGCGAAGAAAATTAAAACGGGGTTTAAAATATGTAGATACGCACAATTTCCAGATAGCAAGAAAGCAATTATGCCGAGTGTGTTGTCTGAATTGCTGGCTTCTAGAAAGGCGACCCGTAAGCTGGCAAAGCATAAAATAGTAACAACCGATGAAGGTAAAGAGTTTATGGGTCTTCTCACAAAAACAGATACACATCACGAAGTATTGTTGGAAAACAAAACGGTTGAAAAAATAGAAAACGGCAAAGTAGTCAAGGTGGAAGACAGATTTGACGACTTTATGAAAAATGTATTAGATAAGAGGCAACTTTCAAAGAAGATTGTTGCGAACTCGTTGTATGGTCAGTGTGGAGCAAAAACCAGTGCGTTTTATGAAAAAGACATTGCAGCGTCGACTACTGCAACTGGTCGTAAGTTGCTTATATATGGTAAAACAATTATTGAAAAGTGTTATACCGATCACATAGCCGATACACAACATGGAAAAGTAAAAGTAAATGCGGAATATGTATATGGTGATACGGATTCTATATTCTTTAAATTTAACCCCGAGACATTGGAAGGAGAACCGATACGAGGACAAAAAGCATTGGAGATCACAATTGAATTAGCAATAGAAGCCGGTGAGTTAGCGACAAAGTATTTAAAGTTGCCGCATGACTTGGAATATGAGAAAACATTTATGCCCTTCCTTCTATTATCCAAGAAGCGATATGTGGGTATGTTATATGAGTTGGATCCACATAAATGCAAAAGAAAATCAATGGGGATTGTATTAAAGCGCCGAGATAACGCACCAATTGTAAAGGATTGTTATGGTGGTATCATTGATATATTGATGAAGGAAAAAGATGTGAATAAAGCAGTTGATTTCACCAAAAAGTTCTTATTGGATATGATTGATGAAAAGTTTTCATTGGATAAGCTTATTATTTCAAAGTCATTGCGTCAATTCTATAAAAATCCCAATCAAATAGCTCATAAAGTATTAGCAGAAAGAATTGGGAAAAGAGAACCCGGTAATAAACCAGCCGTCGGTAGTCGTATTCCATTTGTTTACATACAAACAAAAGGAAAGGTAAAGTTACAAGGTGATCGTATCGAAGACCCCAATTACATAAAGAAAAATAAATTAAAGCCAGACTTTTCATTTTACATTACAAATCAAATACAAAAGCCAGTGATGCAAGTGTTTTGTCTTGTATTAGAGCAAATATCAGCGTTTAAATCAGAATTGAAAGGATTTCAACGACAAATTAGAACCATTAAAAGAAAGCACAAAGATGATCCAGATAAAATAATACATTATGAAACAAAAGAAAGGGAGAAACATATAAATAAACTAGTATTTAAAACATCAGTCAATCAATGTTCTGCCAATAAGAAAAAGCAAGCAATGAAGTCATTCTTTAGTAAGTATTCGCAATAAACAATTAAACAACAACACAACCTCAACACAACCACCAAAATCACCAAATTAAATAAAAATATAGATACATCCTATATTTTTATTTTTCACTTTTATTTTTCACTTTTATTTTTCACTTTTATTTTCATCTTAATTTACGGCCAGTAAGTTGTCTATTTAATAAATTCTTGGGATTTTTACATCGAGACATTTTATTTTTATAATATCTTCTCCATATATTTACAAATTTTTCAACTCCACGATGTTTTACAGCAAAATCTCTACTCTCATATTCATATGACCGTTTAATTAATATATATATTAAAGAACTATCGATTTCTGATATTGGGTAAAAACTTTCGTAATCTTCCCATTCAGAAACATCTTTAAATGTTTCATGAACAAAATACTTTGTTTCCAAATAATTAATCAACTTAATATTATTTTGTTCTTCACCACTAACTCCATGGTTGCTTAAATCCCATTTACAACACAATGCTACTTTCGGAGTTGTATCATTATCACTCATTTGTTATCTTTGTAGTCTAATTTTATATACTATATATTAAAACACAGTATTATTTTAATATCAATTTAATAACATGTGCATTATAGTTAGAGTTATAAATAGAAATATACTAACTACAACTCACTATCACTATCACTATCATCATCACCATCACTATCCTCAGTCATATCACCCCATGATGTTTGAGAGTTTATAGTATTGTTTATAGGATTATTGTTTTGTAATGATACAGACTCTACTAACGCATGTATATTATTACCCAAATTAATACTACCTGAATTAGAGATATTATTACTCATTGCATTTGTGATTGCGTCTGTTATACTATTTATTACATCATTTACTTGATTTTCAGACATATCTCTCCCAAATAGTTGCGGAATAGAAAACGAAATGTCATATATAATTGCATTTGAGGGAGATGTTTCCACAGCGGTTCCACTATTATCAATTACAGTATCTGTATTATTTGTAGTATCTGTATTATTTGTAGTATCTGTATTATTTGTAGCATCCACATCATTATTAATGTTATATCTACATACAGGACATCTTGAATCCTGTCGAAACCATCGTGTTAGAAAACTACCTTCAAAAACATGCCCACATCTATTTATTCTCAATATATTACTAGAAGAATCAAATGTCACCAACGAAATAGGACATATCGTGGTATCCGTCTCCAATAAATCTTCAAAATCAACTATACTAGTTTCCTGCATAATTTGATTACTGTCAGCCGGTATAGTAACATTTCCTTGATTTAAAGTAGTATTTATAAATTCCTGTAAACTCATTCGCCTTGTTGGCTGCACCAATGGTGTTCTATTAAACAATGGGTTTGTATGAGTTCTTCTTAGACGATTATTTGAAAACAAAGAAGGCATAGTCGTTCGGTTCACATTTGTTGATAGTTGATTTAAATCTCGGACACTTCGTCTTGTCGCTGGAGGCATAGGATATGTATCCATATTACCACTACTGCTACTGCCACTGCCACTGCCACTACCAATAGCAGGACCACTACTACTACTACCACTACCAATCGGAGAAAAATTACGGTTAAGTCGCGCAGATGGCCTTGTATAATTACCTTGATTATTATAATATCTACTCAACGAATGGTTCATTTCTGCATATTCTTGAAGCCGTATCAATTCACGAACCGAATTATTTATATTTCCCATCATTCTACTCATAGATAAACTGTAAGAATTCATAGATTCCATTTGACTATTTATCAACGATATTATATTTTGCACATTATTTTGCACATTGTTTTCACTCATTAACACTTAATATAATATATAAAAAATATGTTTAAATGTAAATTTACATTATTAAATATTAATTAATGTCTTTGCAAATTGATTGTAATAATGACAAGTATAAAAATAAAGGCTTATCGGGATTGGCAAATTTAGGAAACACATGCTTTTTAAATTCCACTATTCAATGCCTTTCACATTGTTATGAACTTAATAACTTTTTAAATAAAGGAAACTATACTCAAAAACTAAATAAAATACCAGATAGTTTAATATTAATAGAATGGGACAAATTGCGGAAATTAATGTGGAGCGAAAATTGTGTTATCTCTCCCAATGGCTTCGTAAAAGCAGTTCAAAGAGTGGCTAGAATAAAAGATAAAGACATATTTACTGGTTTCGCACAAAATGATCTAACCGAGTTTCTGGGTTTTGTAATTGATTCATTTAACAATTCCGTTAAGCGGGAAGTAACTATGAATATAACAGGGAATGCAGAAACAAATACAGATATTCTAGCTAAAAACTGTTTTGAAATGATGAAAAAAATGTATAGCAAAGAATACTCAGAATTTATTGATTTATTTTACGGGATTCATGTTTCACAAATAAAGTCAGTTGAAAGTGATTATATTAATGTAATTCCCGAACCTTTTTTTAATATATCCATACCATTAACAAAAGAAAATAAACCGCATCATATCACGGATTGTTTTGATTTATATACTAAAACCGAACTTATGGAAAATGAAAATAGAATATTTAATGATAAAACACAGAAACGGGAAAACGCAGAAAAATGCATTTGTTTTTGGAGTTTACCTCATGTGTTAGTGGTGACATTGAAACGATTTAATGTATCAACGGTTTCTATACGAAAAAACCAAGCGTTTGTTGATTTTGATGATACACTTGATTTAAGTAAATATGTTATTGGGTATAATAAGAAAAGTTATGTGTATGAGTTGTTTGGTATATGCAATCATACCGGCGGCGTTCATGGCGGACATTATACATCTTATGTTAAAAATGCCAACAACAACTGGTATCATTTCAATGACACAAATGTTTCTCGCGTTCCTGATTTTAATACAATGAAAACAAATCAAGCATATTGCTTTTTCTATCGTAAAAAAAAATGAAGTTAATTATATATATATGGATACAATAAGCATATCTCCTACAAAATCATTTTCTGGTTTATATGATGAAATTACAAAAAATGTAGGTGGAAATTTAACAAGTTCAGGAATACTTGTGTTTTTTGTGGTATTGATTATATTTTCTATCTTATTTAGTAATTTAGGTGGTGATTCCGGCTCGGACATGTCTTATTCGAACAGTAATGGCGGCACTAACATTTTAGAAGTCATATTATGGTCGGTCTTTATATTTTTGCTATTAGCAAATGGATTACAATATTTTTTCGGTATTGAAGCAAAAGCATCTGTTAAAAATATATTGTCAGACACGCCGGAAGTTGGTATTGAGTTAAGTGATGAATCAAAATCGTTGTTGAAAAAAACACTACCAATGATTGACGAATCACCAACGGAAAAAAAAGAAGCACCACAAGAAAAAAAAGAAGTGTTTTACATTAAAGATAATGTGTATACTTATGATGAAGCAGCGGCAGTTTGCGAAGCACATGGTGCTGAATTAGCGAATTATAATCAATTAGAAAAAACATACAATGAAGGCGGGGAATGGTGTGGATATGGATGGTCCAAAGATCAAATGATTTTGTTTCCAACGCAAAAAGATACTTGGAATAAATTGCAAGATATTGAAGGACATGAAAATGATTGTGGACGACCTGGTATAAATGGAGGGCATATTGACAATAAAAACGCGCGATTTGGTGTCAATTGCTATGGTGTAAAGCGTTCTCCAAATGCGTTTGAATCTTCTTTATTAGATGAAATGAAAAAAGGTAAATACCCTGTATCAGAACGAGATAAAGAATTTAAAGACAAAGTAAATAAATTTAAAGAAAAAATAAACAACAATGAAATTAACATGTATCCATTTAATAACCATAAATGGTCGCACTAATTATAAAATAATATTTAATTTAATAAATATTATTTAATTTAATAAATAATATTTTATCACTACACTAAATTACTTTCTTTTTTTCATACTTTTCCTGCCTTTCTTTTTTTTCATACTTTTCTTTGCTTTCTTGCTTTTCCTGCCTTTCTTATGTTTCATACTCTTTTTTGTTTTTTTGCTTTTCCTGCCTTTTCTTTTCTTGTGTTTTGAGCCGCCATGCGCGGCGGCAGCGGCGGCAGCGCCGGCTTCAGCAGCTAGCTTATCTACTAATGAATTGAGCGCTCCAGGTGTAAACCATAAAAATGCACCAAATGTAGCAACAACCACAAAACTTATTAATACGTCTGTAATAGGTACATCCTCACGATAAGGAGGAGGACCAGGATAACCACCATGCTGATCTGGGAGCGGTTCCTGCGCTTCTAAGAATTCATTCAATTCGTCTTGATTAAATATCTCAAGTCCTACTCCCAATTGTAATTTTTTTTTTTCGGCTTCTATCATTTGTCTCTTGCCATCGGTGTCTTTTTTTATATATTTTTCATACCAACTCTTACATTTTTCTTTGATTTCTTCTTTATTATTACTCAACGCAGTTTTACCTTCCTGAGTAAGCACTTGTTCGATGGTATTTTTTGACTTTTCCACCGCTTTTTTTACCTTGTGGTCATTGTCATTAATGACTGGGGCATCTGGTCTTGAGGACATTATAATATAATATAATATAATATAATATAATATTTTCATTAAATATCTATCTTCTTTTTTTCATACTTTTCTTTTTTTTCATACTTTTCTTTTTTTTCATACTTTTCTTTGCTTTCTTGCTTTTCCTGCCTTTCTTATGTTTCCTACTCTTTTTTGTTTTTTTGCTTTTCATGCCTTTTCTTTTCTTGTGTTTTGAGCCGCCAAACCAGTTTGCATACGCCCCATAGATTATCAAACACCCAGCAACAATACACCCGACCATTTTGGCAACTACTTCCGAGTCTGGATCATCTTCTTGGAAATCAAAAGTATCATAATAATCATCATCATCATCATCATCATCATCATCATCAGGTCTGCCACCATGTTTGATGTTTGGGTCATCGTAACTAATTTGTTCGTTTAACTTTTTAATAAACGTGGGTAGGAATACCTTTGATTTACCTTCATCACTTGATTTTATAAAAGCGTTTATGAGTTTTTTTTTCATAGCATCATTATGACGCGACTCGTTATACAATTTTATTATTTTATCTCTGTTGTCTTTGTAGATACCTTTAGCATAATCGGTAAGGTATTTCTTGAACTGTTCTTCATTGAACTGTTTTTCATTAAATCACGGAGCCGGAGCCGGGGAGTCTGGTCCTGACATTATAATATAATATAATATAATATAATATAATATTTTCATTAAATATCTATCTTCTTTTTTTCTTGCTTTTCTTGTTTTTTCCGATACTCCCTTTCTTTTTCTTACTTTTATTACGCGGGCTATTTGTTTTTGTTTTTATTTTAATGATTTTTTCCACCTTTTTTCTTGTTTTTTTATCAGCCGGTAATCTTAACAACGAATTTTCCAATAAAGTATTAAATTTATCTTGTTCTATTAAGTTATCTTTTTCTAAATTATCCAATACTTCAATTCTAGGTTGCATAGCATACTGTTTATTACAGTTTCCATACAAAATCAACGGAACACTTAAATGTTTTAATTTCATACCAATTTCATTACTAAGATTAGATGTCGCAAATATATTTATACCTGGTTTCATGGTTTCTTTATCTTGATAAATATAATTCATTATATATATAATATGAATATTATTAAGCAATAATATAACTAACATATATTACATATATTATTGCCAAAATCAATCATTATACGAACGCTTGATATCACTTACATATTTATGTTCCCTTTTTGATTTAATAAATTTAATGATTTGCTTTACCTGGTCTTCATTTTGTATACATTCATTTAAACATTCTTCCAAAAAACGAAAGGTTAATGGTGATGTTTGTTTGAATTGTTGGAATTTCAACTTACCATCCGATATTTCAATTACCGCATTTTCTAAATTATTTTCTTCGGCATAGCTAAATATTCGCGTGCTAAAATGGCTGCGTTTATTTCTTAAGTCTTTTATGGTCTCCGATGCTTTTTTAATTTGATTGTCAATCGTGACCCAATTTTTTATATCTTCTTCAAAGTTCATTTAAATATATTAATTAGTATTATTTAATATATTTATTTTAATCTTATTTCTTTTATTTCTTTCCCTTCTTTTTCTTCAGTTTCATTACACTTCCCGTAAATATCAATGGAACCAATGCTTCCTTTAAAACGGAGAGCATACCTCCCCGTTGCACCTTACGCTTATGATGCTTTTTTGTTTTTTTGTGATGTTTCATCGACTTGCCTTTACCTTTGCGGTGATGTTTCATCGACTTGCCTTTACCTTTGCGGTGATGTTTCATCGACTTGCCTTTACCTTTGCGGTGATGTTTCATCGACTTGCCTTTGTGATGTCGTTTCATGGTTTTTGATCTCATAGTTTTTGCCATATTATATAATAGCACTACATAAAATTTTTCTTTTTAATGAAAGATAAAAAATTAATTTTATTACGCAGTAAAATAACAAATATGCCTAAAATTAACAAAAAACTTATTAATACAAATATAATTGATATGTAGATATATGGATATATTTCCTTTAAAATTAATTCAATCAAAGGTTTTGTTATATTTTTTATCTCATCTTTAACATCTTCTCTCCCCAAAACCTCCAAACATTCTTGGATTATTCGTTCCTTGACATCCATTTATATTTTTTACGAATATAAATATTTTACATGAATATCGTATTAAAGTTAAAATAATTATAATTAATAAAATTAATGGAGTATTTAATCGATATCAATAATACCGACGAAGATTATTTGTCTAATTTAAAGTTGCACTCCCCGATGCCTATTCAGGGTGGATCTTATTTAGCAAAACTAACATTAAACGGCAATCCAATTTTGTTTCAAATGCCAAAATGTTCTACAAAAAAAGGAATTGTCAGCAGTGGAAAGCGGTTTTACTGTGATTTACTATTTAAATACGACGATACTAATGTAATTGACACAATTGAAACCATGGAAAATATTATCCGCGATAAAGTGTTTGAAAAAAGCGAATTATGGTTTCAAGATCCCCCAACACTTGAAGACATCGAGTATAACTGGAATGAAAGCATAAAACAAACCAAGCAAAACTTTTATTTAAGAACATATGTTGGTAACTCTAAAAATGTTAAATCAACAATTAGTGTTTATAATAGTGATCAAGAACAAATTAGTATGGAAGATATTACACCCTCTTCTAATATTATTACAATTGTAGAAGTGACCGGACTTAAATTTTCCAGCAGTAGTTTTCACATTAATTATTGTTTAAGACAGGTTATGGTCTTAGAAGATGCGCCTATTTTTAATAAATGTTTAATAAGTGTAGCACAACCAAAACAATTATCACACAAGCAAACAATCAACAACAACAGTATTATCAAAGAAAATAGTGAAGATCATTTAGAAAAAAACAATATAGAACCCCTTGAAAAACAAGATAATCAATCACCATTTAAAAACACATATGATGAAATGGGAGAGAAAATAGAAGATATAGCAGAAGATATAGTAGAAGATACTACAGATGATTTAGAGATATTAGATAATCACACAAATTTAATGGACGACACACTAGATTCATCTTTTGATTTAAACAAAGACAGTAATGAAACATCCGCAGAAAATACCATAAATTTAGAAAATACAGAAGATACAAATGATACGGAAGTAAGTGATGACACAAATGATGTAGAAGATGAACATGTAAATTTACACACAGGTTCACAAGAAAGAGATACACAACAGTCAACCCCACAACAACCCCAGCAACATCCCAAACAACAAATAGATTCACAAGAAATATCAAAACATATTAATACACTAATTAATAAAGAACACGATACCGATACTTTAGAAATAAAAGAAGTAGATATTGGAATGCCTGAAGAAGAAGATGCTGTTTTGTTGAAAAAACCGGATACAGTATATTTAGATATTTACAATAAAGCTGTTGAAAAAGCGAAAGAAGCCAGGTTAAAAGCCATACAAGCATATTTAGAATTAAAGGAAATAAAAAATAAATATATGATTGAGGAAATAAATGACGATGAAGAAGACAATTTTCCAAATTTCGATTTTTAATTTACTTTTACTTTTTAATTTTACTTTTTAATTTTACTTTTACTTTTTAATTTACTTTTACTTTTTAATTTTACTTTTTAATTTTACTTTTTAATTTAATTTTTATTTAGCAAACAAATAACAATTAAATAAACATCTTTTATAAAAAAATTTTATGTTTTGATTTTATATAAATGGCTTTTTTAAAAGATATGAAAGCAATGTTTAAATCAAAGAACGGTGGAAATATTTTAGTTGTTTTAGCAATTGTAGCAGTTGTATATGTTGTTATGGACTATGAGCGTATTAAATCTAGTTTAGGCTTGGACTCAATGGATAACATGAAGGATAATAAGGAAGAAACGAAGATGGCTTCTTCTAACTATCAACCATCGGTTGCCGATCAACCCACCGAAGCAAATGTCAATGGATTAAACACCGATATGCAAAACATGCCCCCTAGTTGCGCATCCAAGCAAATCAGTGACCCCAAAGACCTTCTACCCGCTGATAGTAACAGTGAATTCTCAAAGATGAATCCATCTGGTTCGGGTGATTTAATGAATGTTAACTTGTTGCGCGCCGGTCATCACATCGGTATCAACACAGTTGGAACCAGTTTAAGAAATGCTAACTTGCAAGTTCGCAGTGAGCCCCCTAATCCTCAACTCAATACCGGACCATGGAACACCAGCACCATTACCGCCGACAGTTACCGCCGTCCTTTGGAAATTGGTAGCCGTTCTTAAATAATAAATAACGATGTAATAAATATTCATGTAATAATATAATTATATAACTACAATTATATTATAAAACTTAACATAAACTAGCATAGCATAGCATATCCTATCATATTCTAACCTACCCGAACAATTACTGTTATTTCTCTACTTATTTAATTTGAAATTCTTATTTTAGTCATTATATATAAGTATGAATATAGGTATTTTTGGCATCATTGTTATTATTTTTGTAGTGATTATAATACTGAAAATATATCATGAGTCTGATATGTTTCAATTAAAGTGTATTGTATCCGATATAGATGGCAATAAGTATTGCGTAAGAGAACGAGACAAATTAGAATTAGTTGCAGATCTTTTGGCAAAAGTAACAAATAATATGAAAGCGTTGGTTTTACATATGAAAAAAACATATCCAGACCGAGAAAATGTGAAACGATTACATGAAAATTTCAACCCTAAAAAAATATACGAAACACTGCCAACCAGTTCGTACACAGCTTATTCTGAAAATAAGGGAGAGAAGTTAGCATTCTGCACCACCACTACCAAACATGGCAACCAATTAATAGATGAAAATACATTGACCTTTGTGGCAATACATGAACTTTCTCATTTAGCAACAAAAACAGTTGGACACACCGACGAATTCTGGAGCAACTTTAAATTTCTATTAAAAGAAGCAAAAAAAGAAGGGATTTACCACCCGGTTGATTATAAAAAAAATCCCCAACCGTATTGTGGTATGAGCATTACCGATAACCCATACTTTGATTTATAAAGCACCATATGTTTTTATAAAATCAATCCTCCGTAATAAATCATAATTATATCCCGATTTTTCATATTCTTTATTTCTATAAACATCAATATTATACTGTAAATCTTTATGTTTAGAACTCAAAATATCTCCGCTATGTAATTTAGTAAATTTGCTTGATAATTCCGGAAAAAAACAATCACAGTCAGTTTCCAATACAATACTAGTTATATACACATCTTTAATTAAATTGTTAGTTAAAAACCAACTATATATCTGCTGTCCCCCAATCACCCATATATGATCATACTGGCTTTTTCTTGACATAATATCACTACAAGCATTAGCAATATCATTGTATAAAAAACAATTTTTTCGTGTATGTGTATCAAATAACGGTCTAGACGATATAACATAATTATCTCTTTTAGGAAGACCTTCTTTTCTATTTAAACTTTCAAATGTTTTTCTACCCATTATAACCGCGTTGTTCCCGTTTCCAATCGTTTTATTTTTAAAAAATTGCATGTCTTCCTTTAACACCCAAGGAATAACACCATTTTTTCCAATACCCCTATTTCTACACATTGCAACAATTATATTCATTTTATATACATAAATATAATCAAATATATTTATATACATGTCAAATATATATAAATTTCATCACATAAATGGTAGTGATATTAAAAAAACATATACATTTAATGACACAACAGGTTCAAAATCATCAACACAAACACCACTCATATATGAAGACGACATGATAATAAACATAAAACACAAATTAGCTAGTTTATTTGATAATCAGTCTCACGGCGAACTTTATTTATTTTGCAAATCAAAACAAATATTAAATCAAACCGTATACTATTCTATTCTTACACAAAATGATAATTTTAAGTTATCGGTTCCAATTTTTGAAAGATTTGTATCAAATATAGCAACAAATAAAACTAAACATGATTTTTTAAAAAAGCCGAATAACATTTCAACAAAACAACTTAATAATTTTTACAAAAATAGCACATTATGGAACGATACGGAAAAAAGCATAATAAAACCGATTGGTATATCCGCTTTTTATAAGCGACGATACATATTTAACCATAACCCATATTTTTTAAAACAAGTAGATGAAAATATTGAAGATGATATGAAGCGGTATGTAAACACCGAAAACAAACAATTGTTATTTAAATATCAGCCTGAAGATAATGATATTTATTTTTGCTTTGCAGATGAATTGCTTGAATTTTTTAAAACACAGTCATTTGACATACCAGAAAAATACATATTAGAATTATACTTCCCAACACTTGTATCACAAAACATAAATTCATTAAGCGACATTCGTTCCAACAAAACACAACTTAAATCTAACTCTGAAAAGGAATATAAAAAAATATTCCACGATTACAACAAAAACATTGATTTGTTACATACCTATTCAATGGAAAATATTGAAAAATTACAATACAAAATAAACTATCTTTATTTTACAATTCAACCCAACGAATCGCTTAAATTGCCCCTGGATATAATGTTTAAACAAATAAACTCGACTAATATTGTTCCATTAATAAAATTTAATCCAGGAAAAAATCTAGAAAGTATATATCGTTTATATACAGATGATTATATTTCAGATAAGGGTATGAAAATACCTACATTATATGTTGACAATAAAGAAAGTGCTAGAAAAATTAAAAACATATCGGAAAACATATTATATAATAACCGTATTGGATTTTTTTTAGATTTAACAAAGGTATCCGACATTGACATCAACGAAGAAATTTATTGTATTATATTAGAAAATGGAGATATTCAAATTAAGCTTGAACCAAAGTTAAAATACAACATTACAAACATTGAATCTATTTTATTTCCAATCATACAAAAATACATAATAGATATTGTAAATTTATTTATTCATAAAAAAAACATATATTATTTAAAAACATTAACAAGTGGTAATATTGAATTAAACAAGTTTAATATATCATTTTATACAGATGATGTTCGTAAATTATCTTTTAAAAATTTAAAATGCAGTTCTTCCATATTTTCTGTTATAAATAAAGATAAAAAGGAAAATAAATACGATTTAAAATACAAACGTGTTTCATTTTATCAACAAATGACCGATATACAATCGTTTATTAATTTGAAATTTGAAGAAGGTATACCGACAACTGAAATTATTCAACTTGTTACAACTAATTTTAATTTATCGCAAGAAAATGCTGAAGAGATAATAAAAGATTTCATAAAGGAAGCTAGATTACAACAAGATGCATTTGAAAATAAAAAAATCAAAATAGAAAATAACCCTGGCTTTGATATTTCAATTGAAACCAAAAATACCGATTACATTAACATCGATATAAAACGATTATTTACGGTTAAACATATTAATGATTTTACTTACATTTCAAACGACATTATAAAAAAATATATTAATGCTCTTATTAATATCAATAATCTAGACGCTCCTATTGAAGAGTGTGTTAAAATCGGCGAGCAAAAAGATATAGAAGAAAATATAACAGAACAAATCCAACCACAGACAGAACAAGATATTATTGATACTAGATTAATGGGTGATGATAGTGATGATGAAGACGATGATGTCAGTGATCTGATGACTGGATTTTTTGGTAATATGGGAGATGATGTAAGTAGTGATGAAGAATCAACTGAAAAAAGCGGTAAAAAAGATGAAGACACCAATGCAGACATAGATATAGATATGGGCGACCTTCCAGATTCTTTATCTGATTCTTTATCCGGTGGCGCGGGTAATCCTAATATAGATTTAACATCAATTTCGTTGCAAGGAAAAAATAACTGGTTTACCAACCGTTTAAAAACAAGAGATAATGATGTATTTGTATTATCACGAGAAGAATTAAAAAATAAAAATTATTTAAGTTATTCTAGAAGCTGTCCTTGGCAACATAAAAGACAACCAATCATTGTAAATGATAGTGAATTAAAAAAAATTGAAAAAGCCGATGAAAAATCCAATTCAAAATCATACGATGGAGTTGTTAAATACAGAGGATATAACTACATATGCCCTCGTTATTGGTGTTTTAAAGACGATAATAATGAATCTAGAAGTATATCATTTAAACAAATAAATGACGGTGAATGTGGTGGATGGGATGCCGTTAACCCTAAAAATGCAAAAAAACTTCAAAAAGGTAAAAGAATTGTAGAATTAACGGATGAAAAACTACATAATAGTAGTAAGTCGGATAATCCATTAATATATAAACCTTTTTTTCCAGTAGTGCAAAATCCAGATAAACATCCAAAAAATCTATGTGCTCCCTGTTGTTTTAAAGAGCCTATAGAATATGAAGGGTTCCCAGAAGATTCAAAAGAAACAAGAGACAAAAGAAAAAGCGATCAAAGTAAATTTTTTAAACATGTATATGGACCTGGTAAAAAAATGGGAGAGATAACAATAGACGATTCAGTAAAAGATGATGAAGATGTCCAGAAATTTGCCAAAAAATGGCAAGGAGTAGGTCCATCCTTTACACTTACAAAAAAAGGCGAAAACATCGTTATCACTGATATAAAAGAAAACGGATCTAAAAAATTAGAAAAAATCGATATGATACCTAGTTACAAAAGAAAAAAAAATACAGTGGTTGATAGAAAAGATGTGGATGATATCTTGTTTAAAAAAGCAACAAATGAAAGATATAAAAAATGTATGGGACAACAACCAGTAGATGATACGGGTCTTCGTAAACAAGATGATACAGAAACGGAAACGGAAACAGACACCGCCAAAAAACCTGGAAAAAATCCCAGAAAAAAGCCAGTCAAAAAAGCAAAAACGGTTTTATTGAAATCATTGAAATTTCCATTGGATTCAGACGAGTTTGGATATATTAAGCCATCTCTTAAAAAATTTATACAATATAATACTGAAACTTTGTGCTATAATAATCCTCCGCGTGATTCAACTTTAAAACAAGGTGCGTCGTGTTTACTGAGGTTAGGTATAAAAAGAAACAATAGTCAATCATTTTTAGAAAATATTGCACGAATAATTGGAAAAAAACTATCTACATTAAAAAATATGCTATTAGACAAAATTTCTGTTTCTAAATTTGTATTAGCCTTTAAAGGTGAATTAATAAACATATTTTATGACGGCTCAAAAAAGGTCAGCAAAAAAAAAGAAAACAATCTTATCGAAACATTAAAAAAAGATACACATCATGATATTGTTAATGATTTTATGACTATAGAAGAATTAAAAAATAAACTTGTAAATTCATATTTTAATTTTGTGAATTATATTAAAGATGATAATATTAGTATAGATTATACTTATTTATGGGATTTTATATGTAAACCGGATACGGATAATGAAGCAGGTGTGTTATTTGAAACAGGAGTAAACTTGGTGATTTTCAATTCACCACAAAATGATATTACAGATAAAATAGAAATCATATGTCCCAAACATACATTTTCAGATGAGATTTTTTCAGAATTTAAACCAACTATAATGTTATATAAAGAAGGTATGTTTTTTGAACCTATTGTTTTGTATGATAGTAAGAAAAACGCAAGCCAAACCACACAAATATTATTTGATTATACTGATTTAATGAAGGACACAATGATAAATACGCTATTTTCTGATATAAAAAACAAAATAGTCGAAGGATGTTCTTTAAAACCTAGCATACCTACCAAATATGATTTCAATAAAAACATATCTGCAAAACAATTAATTGAAAAAATTGCTACCATTAAAGATGCAGAAGTAATAAATCAAGTGGTTCATTATAACTTTACAACTATCGCAATTATTGTGAAAATAAAAAATAAAAATGTATATATTCCGTGTCATCCATCACCCATTATCATTGATTTAAATCATAAACATGTCGACTCTAAAGACATTTTATTTAATGCTTATGATACATTTAACTTATTAATTGATATAGCGAAAAAATACGACATTCCATGCCATCCATTAAAAATATTAGTTTCCGATCAAATCAATGTGTCTGGATTTATAACAGAAACAAATCAAGTCGTTCCAACCAGTCAATATGAATATGACCCGCAGATATTTACAATGAAAACAAAGTCGGGCGCAGACATTTCAAAGAAAAAAAGTGTAATAAACATAAGTGAAAATAGTGAATATTTTTCAGATAAAGACATATTAAAAGCATCAATAGAAGATATAGAACGCGTCACCAAAGTTCGTAATTTTTTATTAGAAAAAAACTTTTACATGTGTTTTCGTAATATGTTAAAAAAATCTATTAATAGTGAAAAAAACGGTAAAAATAGACAAGATATTATTGATATATTAGATTCACAAAAGGTAAAATCAGCTGATACATTAAAACAATACAAAACTAAATTTAATAAAATTAAAAAAATAATTGAAAAGTTAAACGATAAAACCATTAAATATGTTATTTATCAAAATGTAATTTTAAATAAACTATATGAACAAATTAAAAATGGAGAGACTATTTGTTTTAACAACATAAACGAAGGTTCAATTAATATACCAAGTAAAAATCTAATAGATGGATTGGATAATAAAGAAAAGTACATTATCAAAATAGTAGATGAGTTAATACGGTTTCCTAGATTAAAAAACTATATTTTATATAATAAATCTGTAACTAGTATAGATGTTATCAAGTATTCAATTAATAAAAATGAAATAATAATACTAGAAGAAGAACTAGAAGATTATTTAACAGATGTTATATTAAAAACCGCAAATCCATATGTTAATACAAACCAAGTTGGATTTACAAAACCAGTAAAAACAAAGAAATACAACCATAATTTTAAATTAGATTACAAAACGGAACCCGATGATGAAACGACGGATAAAAAAGCCAAAAAAAAGGCGGATAAAAAAGCCGAAAAAAAGGCGGACAAGAAAGCAGATAAGAAAGAAGAAAAAAAGGTGGATAAGAAAGCAGAAAAAAAGGCGGATAAGAAAGCAGATGAAGATGATATAATAGATAAACTAAACATAGAGAAATATGTTTCCGAAAGTGAAGTAGGTGAAGCTCCTAGGACATGTGGGTTTAGTAAATCATCTAATAAAAATACAATTAAAAAGTTGTTTAACAACTATGACATAAATAAATCACTTGTTTTTCATAAAATGTCTGCACCGACAAGGGTAGATAAAACAAAAATAAATTGCACTTGGAATATATTTAAAGAAATATTTTATGATTATAAACAGCGTGAAATATCCAAACAAGCCATATGTTATACTTTATTGCATATTTTAATAACATTAAACAAAGATAATGTAATTGTTACAAAACCAGGAGAAATAAAAGAAACCACCAACTACTTTAATATATTAAAATTAACCCATCGCAACAAAGGTATTGTATGGAATATAGATCAAGATGAAGAAAAACAATGGAAACATTTATTTAATATAATGTTATTACCGTCCTTTTACTTGACAGAATTTGAATTTTATTTATTATGCGACTATTTTAAAATACCATGTATTATACACGGAACTGTTGATAATACTAAAACCGCATATGCAAGTTCTAAAATCCAACATTATGATCCACTATATACTACATTTAATACATCTAATATAGGAAATAAACCAGATAAACCTAGTAAAAATAATTTATATACAAATAAAAATAATAGCGATATATGTTACATTATTGGATTTAAACAATTTTTATTAAGTGATTACTATGATAAATATGGAAATAGAAATAATATGGGAATAAATAAATATTATAGAAAAGATTTTGATATTCCATTTGATGTCGGGTTACTAAAATCAACAAGTGGTTCATATCAAATAAAACTATCATCCGAACCAGTAAGAAAAATACTTAAACATTCGGTGTCACCAAACACGAGGCAGTATATTGATTTAATATTTAAAGAAAAAAACAACGATTATACTGTATATGAATCATTTGAAAATGAATTCGAGAAATTTAAAGAAGATAAAAAAGACAAGGGTAAGAAAAATCCAAAAATTATAATTAACGCATAACAAATCATAAGATCATAAAAGGCAATAAATAAGATATATATAATATTTTATTTATCGATTAAACATTCGCATATTAAATGAGTTTGTCGCATTACTATTATTTTGGTTTGCACGGCGGGGTGTTCTATTTAAAGTGAAACTGGGAGAGAAAGGGTCAATCGTTTGTCGTCTATTTAAATTTAAATTAAATAAACTCCCACTACGATGATTTCCAACAATGGCACGGTCATCTCTTGTAGTCCTTATAACTGGCGGAGGTTGTGATACTGTATTGGTATGATGTTGGGTAGAATTTTCTATTTGTTCGTTTGGATTTAATGATACAATATTGGTTTCAGCGATGGAAGGTAATGTAATTGGTGGAGGAGGAGGAGGTGGTGGCAAATTTAAATTAATGCTAGATGTGATACTATTTAATACAGAAGCTCGTCGACTAATTCTAGAATTGGATTGTTCGCCGAAACGACTATTTAACAATCCAATGGGAAATGAACGTTGCCTATAAGTTTGTATATCATCGTTTTCATCAAAATAATTTTTCAATCCTCGTCTCGCCAGATTTTTACACCTTTTTTTCTTTAAAGGATGGCAGCTATATTCTCCATATAAATAATTTTTTAAAAAAGGTGACAACTTTCTAACAATTCTTCGTTTTTCTACAAATGTCATTGGTGTATCAATTGTAATGTAATCTATATATTCTCTATATTCGTGCGTCATATTAATGATATTTTCAAATTTTTCAAAGGTTGAGCCATTTTTCATAAAGTCATCTATTGCCACTTCTTTTAATAATGTGTAATTATTATACGAAAAAGTATTTATATTAAAATCTGCTTCAAAAAAAAGCGTAATCCATTTAGGTATTTGGTAATGGCTACACAAAATACTTTGATATATATTGTGCAAATTAGCATCCGTAAATTCTATATTTGTATATGGGTTTTTCATTTTAATTGGACAACAAAACATGTTATCGCATTTAAGTAAACAACTCTCCCACATATTTATGATGTCACTTAATCTAAAATAATATATAGTATTGTTTGAAAACAATTCCATTTTTTGATGTGGTTTAATCGTATCTAGTGAATTAAAATACAAATCATATTTGACACTTTTCTTTGCTTTTTTTATTTTGCACAAATATATAAATCTGCTTAAGGCATCCTTGGTTTGTTTTGCTTTCATGTATTTGCTTAATAACTCTTCTTCTCCTTCAATTGGATTACCACATAATGTAGCATAAGTGTAAAAAAACAATAAATCACTTTTCAAGAAATTTAAAAAACAAGATATATGAGGTTCCTTACCTTCTTTATTATAGACCTTTTTTAAATAATAAATTATTCTATTCGCCATTTTCTTTAATACATAATGGTAATATAAAAATATTGTAGAGATAATGAAAATGCTAGTAAAATAAAAACATATAATTGTTATTATATATTTTTATTTTATTGATGTTATTTTGATGTTATTTTGCTGTTATTTATTTGTCGATATCATTATTTAATTACTTTATACCGTTATTTTGTATTTATATGTCTAAATCATAATCATCATCTAATTGCCCTGTATTACTTTCATTTAAGTTTACAGTTGTGTTGGCAATTGAGATATTGTTAACACTACATTCACCACTGTCGTCTTCATCCAATATATCTTCAACAGATGACTTCTTTTTATATTCGACCGATGATTGAATTGCGCTCAATTTCTGCGTATTTAATAATACTTGAAAACTACCTGTTCCAAAATATCCAAACTGACCACACATGATATTAGATGATACTCCAGTCATTAAATCTAATTCAGCATGTCTAGCCGCCTTTAAGAACATTTCGGGAGTTTCTTCAAACGATGCTTTTGCAATTGGACCAATATCATCATTATTAATGCCATGTCTAAATATACTTATCAACTTTTTAGAACAAGTCATTCTATCCGCTAACATTGAAGTATGATGGTAGTTGATATATGTGCCATCTATCGCCTCCAACAATTCATTGTAAATAGATTGTCTAGCCGCTTCAATACCAAGAGTTTTATACACTTCTTGAATATCATTGCTTGTAGTATTATCAGCATCAATCTCATCTTGTGCCAATATATCAATTAAATTAGTGCCAACGGTATCCAACACCCAAATATCTTTTGGAACATAATTTCCACTTTCTTTTGTCATGTAGTTAACTACTTTTCTTAGTATAATCTTTGGAATGTTTTTAACACCTCTCAAAATAATATTATCTAACAATTGATTTTGCACATTTTTCAACTTAAATATTTCATCCGTTTGATCTAAATTACTGTGTTTGTATTGAGTGTTTGATGTTATTCTAATTCTAAATATCAAGTTTTCATCATTGAAATCGTTGTATATACATTGTATTTTATCTTTCATTGCATTTTTAATGGCAAAATCAACATCATCCATTGTGATGTTTTTATCCAACATTTCCTCTCTTGACATTTCAAAACGAATAATCCATTTTGAAAATTCACTACTCGTGCTACTATCGCCTTCTTCTGCTCCTAATTGACATATCATAGATTCATATGCTAAGAATCGGTTAACAAACTCTTTATCACTATCAATCAGCGTATCATCTTTTTTGGGATCAAAACATATCGTAACAGTGTCAACTATATCACGCAAATTAGTGTATTCCATTTTGTATTTCAACTCTTGTGCTTTTTCAATATTTTCTTTGTCTTCATCTTTTAACATAATAGTAACAGAAGGATTTTTGGGATTTTCAGACAACGACAATATTTCTTCTATTCTAGGTAAACCACGAGTGACATTTGACTTACTGGCTACCCCCGCAAAGTGGAAAGTATTCAGCGTCATCTGCGTAGTTGGTTCACCTATACTCTGTGCTGCTATCATCCCACACATTTCTCCTGGATGCGCAATTGCCTTTTTATAATTATACACCAACATCTCCATATAAACCAATAACGCCTTTTTCGTAAATCGATGCATTACCAACAACTTTTTAGGTGACAGATTGAAGTACCATGCAATCTTAAACAATTCCGTTGGTTTGCTTAAAGCGTTTTGCTCCAACTTTTTATAAGTTTCATCCACAATATTGTAAGCGTCCAATGGAGTAATATCAACCATATTACTTCCCAATGATAACTGTTCAATAACGTTGTTCATCAAACGATTGAAATGAACTGGAATATGAACCACTGATTTTCCTTCATGATTAAATACATGCGTAATCAAATCTTCTCTAACTCCAATCATCATATCGATTACCTTTTTGGTTTTGTTGTTTAGTTTTACCTTTTCCTTCTTCATTTTACTAATAGTTTTCTTTGTAAATACAGACAATATATCATTGTCTTTAATGTTTTGGGGGATTTGATAATGCATGTAAATATCTTCTAGCGTCATCTTGGCCAATGGCAATGATTGATTTTCAACATTCATCGGTGATATGTTATCATCACCATATGAAAATTGTATAATCTTATTTTTATTATTTCGGATCGTCATATCGTATGTTAATTTTAAATCTTCCAATCCTTTAATCAATCGTCGCTGAATGTATCCAGTTTGAGATGTTTTAACAGCTGTATCAATTAAGCCAACACGACCACCCATAGCATGAAAATACAACTCTTCGGGTGTAAGTCCCTGTATAAATGAACTTTCCACAAATCCTCTGGCTTCAGGTGAGTCATCATATTTCTTAAAATGTGGCAATGTCCTATCTTCGTATCCATATGGAATACGCTTACCATCCACATTTTGCTGCCCTAAACAAGACACCATCTGCAAAATATTGATATTTGAACCTTTACTACCCGCATTTACCATAATCAGGAATCGATTGTCCTTTGACAAACTTTTTCGACCAATCTTACCCGCTTCTTCTTGTGCATTATTTAAGATTGAATTTACTTTGGTTTCAAACTCAATTGAATTTGATTTACCCGTATTGTTTTCAAATACAGATAATCGCAATTGATCAATCAAATTATACACTTCTTTTTTCTTAGAAGACATCACCGTTGTGATTTTTTTATTTGTATCGCCATCCGCTATTAAATCACTTACACCAACACTATATGAACTTGATTTCATATAATCATTTACAAGAAACTGAATGCGGTCTATGAAATCAGAAGAACTACGGTGTGAAAAGTCATTAAATATGCTTTGAATCAATCCTTTTGAGCCACCACCCAAAGTTCCCTTGTCCAACTGTCCTCGCAAATACTTTCCATTCACAATTTCCACTATATTGTTTGTGGTTCTTCTATCTTCATCGGAATCAAATTGTGAATTGGGGAATTTAACAGACATTGGGGGCATAATATCAGAGAGCAACTCAAAATTAGTTGTTTTTTTATTAGGGTCTTTAAACAACTCAACATTGGTTTATTGTTTGACATCATCAAGTTCATCGCATCACGTGAGTTAAAACTAATACCTTTTCGCGTAAAACGGTAACACCCCAACAAAGAGTCTTGAAATATACCAATAATAGAAGCATTGTTGGCTGGACTAATGATTTGGTGTGGAATAGCAGCCAAATGCAACAATTCCGCCTGACTTTGCTCATCTTGAGGCATGTGTAAGTTCATTTCATCCCCATCAAAATCAGCATTGTATGGTTTGGTATCCGCAACATTCATACGAAACGTATTACCAACCTTCATTACTTTAGCAATATGACACATCATAGACATTCTATGAAGCGTAGGCTGTCTGTTAAACAATACTGGATCACCATCCAACATATGACGATGAACCACATCACCTGGTTCCAACTTAACAGAGTTTCGGTCTACATATCTCAACGATATGCTTTCCCCATTTTCGCGCTGTAGAATGTTAGCACCAGGGTATTTGTCTGGTCCATTCAACATTAGCTTTGTAAGGAAGTTAATATTGCGCTTATTTACCTTTGCTGGAAAAGTAATGTTTTTCGCGATTTTAATAGGAACACCTAATTCTCGAATACTTAACTGAGGATCCGGTCCAATAACCGAGCGAGCACTATAATCCACCCGCTTTCCCATTAAATTACCTCTTACACGACCTTGTTTTCCAATAAGGACGCTCTTTAATCGACTTTAATGCCCGTCCAGAACGTTGTGCAACTGGTGCAGCACCAGGTATTCTGTTGTCTACCATAGTTGCCACATAATATTGTAATACAGTTGACCAGTTTTCCAATTGTTTTGCCGGTGCATTGGATTTTAGTTTATCTTTTAAGGTATTGTTGATTTTAATTATAAGAACAATAATATGTGATATATCATCTTCACTTCTTTGTTGTGCGTCATGTTTTACAGATGGTCGCACCGCCGAGGAGGCACTGCCAACACTTGACACACAAACCATTCGGGTCTAGACCACACAGGACTAAACCCCATAAAATGGATGTCTTCATCGGTAAATCGTCTAAACATTTTAATCACCATTTCAGGCGTTATTCGCACGGTAGGCTTTTCTTTTAAATCTTGGCCGTTTTCATCCGTAACTCCTTCTACAGTAGGCCATTCCGCATAAATATTTGCTAAATCTTGTTTATATATTTTTCTTGGTTGTAAAGCACCGCAACCTCCCTGAATATCTTCACCACATCGCGTAACCTTACTTGCGATTGAAAATACATAGTCCCACCGGTCTTTGGCACTCATTTTTAAAATGTGTTTATGCTTTTCCTTATTTATTTGTAATTTACTACATTTAAAACACACACATCGCAATATTTTTTTTACCATTTCAAGATATTGTATATAGAATACAGGGCTAGCCAATTCAATATGACCAAAATAACCAGGCGTCTGCATGTAATTTAATCCATCCGTTGGACACAATAATCCTGGATCTAATACCCCCATTCGCGGATCAAATAAACCACCAATACATGGTTTGTTGTTGGCGTATGTATCTCTACTGGTAATTTCAGCAACAGAACCCTTTCTTATCTCTTCAGGGCTAAGTACACTGAATTGTATACCAATAATTTTAGACGGATTTAAATCACTGCTTTTTCCTGAATAACTCATCTTTATATTTATAAGAGATTATAGATATTAGTTTTATATCAATTTTATCGGTTTTTAATTACTTATTTACAATCCACTTAACTATGGTATCTATTTTTTATGATAAAATTGATTTCAATAAAAAAATATATTTAAAAGATATATTTTATTATTAAATAATGCCACGTGATTCAGATAAACGCAAAAATATGTCAAAGAAAAACAAAGAAGAGTTTTCAGAGAGCGAAAGTGATAGTGAATATGATTATATTGAAGAAACTATCCGTGAAAACCCTAATATCTCTGCTAAAGAAATCAATAAAATGATTTTAGACATATTTCCTTTGAAATCCAAGAAAGAAAAACTACAGCAACTTGAGAAAATAAAGGAATTTAAAGCAAATGAGAAGCGGGAAAAAATGAAAAAATCTCGTAAAACCAAGACTAAGAAAGGTAATAAGCGAAGTAAACCCGAAACGGAAAGCGAGTGTGAAACAGACGACGAACAACCGCAAGAAAATTTAAAGCGTTCGTTTGAAAAGTTAAAACGCAATAAATACAAGCAGAAGCGTCCTCTTACAAAAAATCAAATTCGTGAAACAAAACAAGGTAAAAAGAAAACACAGCAAAAAGAGCGAAAACAAAGCAAAAAAAAGAATAAAAAACTAATTTCTGAATTACATCGTTTAGAAGACGTAAATAAAAAGGTTAAAAGACGCAAGTCAAAACGTGGAAATAAATCAAAGCATAAAGAAGAAAGTGAGAGTGATAAAGAATGCGATGATGAGCAAGAATGGGAAACTGTGGAAGAAGTGGAGAGCGAAACTGACACAGAAGAAGAGGAAAGCGACAGTGATTATTTTCCAGAAAATGAAGACGATGAACTTGACGATGATGAACTTGACATGCTAAAAGATGGTAATATGAAGTTTAATATCATATTTACTACTGGAGGTATGGGTGGAGCAGGTGGTCCAATGTCAATGGCTGAATTTAATGAATTTGACGATGAATACGATTTTATGGGAGGTGGTGATGATTATTATGAAGATGAAGATGAGTATGACGACCAAGAAGAATACATTACTAGTAGCGACAGTGATAGTGAATGTAGTGAAACCGATACAAAAAAGTCCGCCTCTAAATCAAAGTCATCTTCTAATAAAAACAAAACCAAATTTGTAAAAGATGAATTGGTTATGGTAAAATTAAAGGAATGGAGCGATTTCTACAAAGGAACCGTAGTAAAGGTTCATCAAACCAAAAATAGACAAACCAAGAAAATGGAAGTTACTTACGACATTGAATTGGACGATGAGAACGGTGAAGAGTTTGAAACCGTTATAGATGTTCCTTCTACTAGAATGAAGAAAATAAACAAAGAATCAATGGAGTTTGAAAAGCTTATCAGTGAAATGAAGGAAATCGCTTCTACAAAAAAGAAGGGAAAGAAGGCATACCAAAAAAAGATAGACCAGATGGTAAAGGCAGCCGAAAAGCATGAAAAGAAAACCGAAAAAAAGGAAACTAAGAAAAAGAAAAAAAAGCACATGACAAAGTTTAAAACATTGTTGAAAACCAAAGCACCAATGAACGAGTTTAAATACTTTAATGGTTTGAATATAGAACAACAGAAGATTATCTTAAAAAAGATGAAGGATTTAAACGAGTATGATAATGTAGAGAAACCATACCGACTACAGTTGATTGAATCCGATATACCAGTCGAGTATAAGTCGTGTGCAATTAAGAAAATCAACAGTTTAACTTACATGGACCCTGGAAGTGGTGAATACTATAAAATTAAACAATGGGTTGACACCTTTATGAAAATACCATTCAATAAACATAATCGATTACCAATTACAATGGCAGACGGTCCTGAAAAGTGTAAAACTTTTATGGAAGACGCAAAGGCATCATTAGACAGTGCGGTGTATGGATTGGACGACGCAAAAATGCAAATCATGCAAATAGTTGGTCAGTGGATATCCAATCCAGATAGTGTTGGTAATGCTATTGCGATTCAGGGTCCTATGGGAACTGGTAAAACCACGTTGGTTAAAAATGGTATCAGTAAGATATTGAACCGACCATTTGCGTTTCTAGCATTGGGTGGTGCTACCGATAGTAGTTTTCTAGAAGGTCATTCTTACACGTATGAAGGTAGTTCATGGGGGAAAATCGTAGACATATTGCTTACCAGTAAATGTATGAATCCAGTGATTTACTTTGATGAGTTGGATAAAATAAGTAATACCCCAAAGGGTGAAGAAATAGCTGGTATACTGACGCACTTAACTGATTTAACGCAAAACTCACAATACCATGATAAATACTTCTCAAATGTTGACTTTGATTTAAGCAAAGCACTGTTTATCTTTAGTTATAATGATGAATCAAAGGTAAATAAAATCTTGTTGGATAGAATGTATAAGATTAGAACCAAAGGATATGATACCAAACAAAAAATTACGATTGCGAATGATTATTTGATTCCTAGTATTATTAAAAATATCAACTTCAGTAAGGAAGACATCATATTTCCCAATGAAACCCTGGAGTATATTATAAATGAAAATACGGAGGGGGAAAAGGGTGTAAGAAACTTAAAGCGTGCGTTGGAAATCATTTACACCAAACTTAATCTTTATAGGTTGATGAAGGAAGACACTACGTTGTTTGAAAATCAGAAGACATTTAAAGTAGAGTTTCCTCACACGGTTACTGTTGAAAATGTAAAAGCATTTATAAAGAAAAATGATACTACTACACAGCCACCATTTGGAATGTATGTATTCAGCACAATATAGATGTGCAATTATAAAATAAACTATAAAACAAGTAAACTAAACACGATTTTTTATAACATAATCAACTTTAATACATTATTAAAATTGATTATAAAAATTGATTATAAAATAGTACTTGTTAAAGTAGATAACAAGCAAATAATCTATCATTCCACTACTATTACAAACACTAACACATATCAATTAAACATGGACAAAGCAATTAATGATATGGAGCAATTAACTGGAAAAGTAAAAGATATCACTTCTGTATTAAAGTTGCAAAACGAAAATGCGGAAATAAACGATAAAAACACTGCGAAGTTAAAGGAAATGTCAGATAAGATGGAATACATCGTTAGCCAAGCAATCAGCGAATGTCCGATATGCTATACACCCTACATCTGTTAAAAACACATGTTGTATGTCTAAGTGTGGACATCATATGTGTGCATCTTGTTATTACAAATGGACGGATGTTAAGGGAAAAAAACACGTGTTCCGATGTGTCGTAGTGATATATTTTCAAAAGATAGTAAATTGGCAGACACGATATACAGATTGAACGGTGTATCTCGAGAACGATTGCAGATATTACGAGGTAGTTTAGAATATTATGATCGTATTATGGCTGAGAAACGACGAGAACTCGATTCTCTTACTGAGTCCGTTGAGCGTGTGAAACACGATTTAAAATTCTCAGCTAGAGAGTTAAACATTGTAGAAGCCGAACTTTCAGATAGAAATAATATATTGGATGAAATGGAAACATATTTAAAGGATACAAATAAATGGAAGAAAAAACATGATAAGCGGATGAAACATGAAATTTCATTGGCACGCAAAAAATGGCGCGATTCTATTAAAAAGGTAAATAAACAAGCTAAAGAAAAGGCGAATATAAGATATATCGTTAATTCAGTCGGTCTAATAAAGTGGCACGATTCAATCACGCCATTTATTAAATTAGAAATGAATCGATTGCGAACGATGGATACTAATAATAAAAAATGATTTGAGTGTTAACATTACCAACGCAGATGAAGAAGTAATTGGGTGGGGAGATACAATATTAGCACAAGATGACGATATTGAATGGAAACCCGCGCTGAATTAGATTTAAACAAACGCATTCACATAGATACAAACCGGACAGCGTCGTGAATCGTGGCCCGGCGGTCTGTCCGACACCCTAACGAATGTCTATTTTGACGGTAGATAGAATTTGAAAATTCTGAATAATTGGAAAGGATATATGTAATGATTGCACTAAAATAAATACAATAAAAAATAAATAAAATAAAAAATAACCTTAGTTTTTTATTTTATGCATCATTGTTGTTAGTTATATCACCATCTTCTATTGTGGTTGGTATTTCTAATATACTTTTAATGTCTACTGTTTTTCGCTATATTATTAACAATCTCCTTTTTATCATAATTTAATAATTTAGATGCTATTTCGCATTTAAGAGTTTCATCATCTGGATTATGTGGCAGCGGGTTTTCTTTATCGTATTCACTATAAAAATTAATATATGCTTTGTTATGTAAGTTGTTTACTTGCATACTTAATGACCCATTTGTATCTACGCTATCTTTTACCCATCCTTCATTTTTATCTTTAACCATAAAATTTCGCCGTTTTTGATCGGTGCAATGTATCGGTCGCTCTGTAATAGGTATATCTTGCAAATCTTTCAGCACTTTTTTAGATATAAAGTTATCAATCATTTCATTTTCGTTTAATATATCGTTTAATTTAAATGATATGTTTTCCACAAAATCTTGAAGACTTTGCGCGTGATTACAATATTTATCCAAGAAAAAATTAATTGAAATATTATTGTTTGTTATTACTTGTTTTGGTCCTAATATACCACTGTCAACTACTTCATGAATAGAATTTGCTAACTTAGACACTTTATTCGACAAATCATTTATCTTTATATCGGTGTTATTTGGTGTCGTTGCGTTTAAATCATCGATTGTCTTACCAATACATCCTTTCTTTTTATGATAACGAAGACCACTTCTGTCTTTGTATTGTTTATTACATATTTCACACTCATATACTGTTGTAACACATTTTAACACTTTTTTAACACTTTTTTCCCCATTTCTCCTCCATCATTCTTAAATGTTTTTTGGTCGCAATGTGTTTTTTATAATGCGATTTTTGTGAGGCAGTATAGTCACATAACGAACAATAAAACTTATTTTTACTTTTAACACTTTTTAACACTTTTTTCTCCATTTTTCTACAATTATATATACTAAATTATTTATTTTAATATCTATTGAAATAATAAAAATTAAAAGGCGAAAAATGTAATATTTTTCCCAAAAAAAGGCACTGTTTTCAAGAAAATGGAAAATCCTGAAAAAAAGGTTCCAAAAAAGGTTCCAAAAAAGGTTCCCATCGAAAAAATGTTTCTGTTCGATGGGTGCCTTTTTTTCGAAAATCACTGATTTTTTTTGTCAAAATTTGCAAAAATCAGCCAAATTTAACACTTTTTTAACACTTTTTTCTACGTTTTTTCTACGTTTTGCAAAAAATTCTTATGGTTTAATATTTTTTACTTTTTTATAATTTTATACTGCGTTTTCATTTAAAAAGTGGGAAAAAATTTTTAACACTTTTTTAACACTTTTTAACACTTTTTTCTACGTTTTTCCCCACTTTTTAAAAATTTCGAAAATTTTTGTCAAAAATGGGCAAAATTTTTGAAAAAAATCGTTCGATGGGAGCCTTTTTTTCATTTTGGCCATTTTTCCCCAATAGTGCCTTTTTTTTCCGAAAATGGCCGTTTTTTTACCTACAAACCACAACTCGTTTAAAAATCGTTTTTTGTCACTTTTCAAGTGAGACCATAAAAAAAAAGGTTCCAAAAAAGGTTCCCATCGAACGATTTTTTGTTGAAAAGTTTTTTCAATTTCGCGATTTGGACATTTTGAAATTGTCCATTTTCGATTTTTGAAAAACTTTTAGTAAAAAAATCGTTCGATGGGAGCCTTTTTTGGAACCTTTTTTGGAACCTTTTTTGGAACCTTTTTGGGTGCCTTTTTTTCGTCCATTTTATGTATTTTACGATAAATATTTTTTCAGGAAAATCCAGGAAGTGATCGGATTAAAAAATAGGGTAGATGCAGAAATATGATCGGCCCCTAATTTTTCATATTTTCTGGCTTGTTCAATTGTTTTCACGCCGCCGCCGGCGATTACAACAGTATCGTCATAATTCCGTTTTATGTATTGAATTAAACGGCTTGTATATGGTATAAGTGATTCACCCGACAATCCACCATATTTAACTGGCAATGTATTACTACAATGAAATTGCCGAAAGCCTTCTTTATAGTATTTGTCAATTAATGCGGTTTCACATACTGGACTTAATTTAATTATACACCACGATCTTTTATCATTGATGAATTGCGACAGACCATTTTCTACCACTGATTTTTCGGTATTAGGGCAACTAACATTTAATTCTATATCCATATCTTCTGGGAGTTTGTATAATAACTTATCAATATCTTCTTGGTGCAATATTGCGATGCTGATTATCTCTCCCTTTTTATATGTTTTAATTGCATAATCAACCCCCTTATTTCTTAATCCAATCTTGTTTACCCATCCTCCACATGCAAATGAATAGCGAAGTGTTTTAAATATCTGCAATATCAGCCCTTTCCGGGGGTTTAATGTATAACTACCTCGTATAGACACAGTATTTGGAACATTTAAATAATTACCAAATGGTGGATTTATAAATAACATTATTGTAAACAATCACATAATATGTGTGAATTATTTTAATAAATCATTTAAAATTGATATCATTTTGGTACTTATAGATTCGTTCAGCAATCAATTCACCACAATCAAATATTATACAACCATATCAAAAGGTTACAAGACAACAAATCGCAAATTAATCCAACAATGCAATCCAAACAACAAATCAATCTTTATTCTACTCAATCAATCCCACACGCTCAGCTAAGCAAGTTAACTGTTGCTCTTAACGAGCATTATATGTATGAAATTAATACAGTTGAAATGAAAGAAAACAAAGAAAAAAAACAAGCCAGCGTGGTGGTTTTGAAAAAATACGGAAAAGACTTTATCGACATTATTGCGGACACGATTACTACGATGGAAAGTGAAAAGCAATTTTCGGTAAGTGATTTGGAAGGCGATGTTTCGGATATTGTATCACACATCAACGGACAAATCGACGCTTGTTTAGACAACGACTTCTGTATTGAAACATTGTCTATTCAAAGACAGCATTTAAATTATCAAGTAAATCCTGCGTGCTTTTCAATATACAATGGACCAGATAATTGCGAAGTTTCGTTTAAATGGTTGCATAACGGTAAATCAGAAGGGCGCAAAGTAAGTATCAAATTAAATAATGGCGATGCTTATTTTGTAGTGATGGAAGAAAGCAACGGATATACTATTGGTGAATTTTCAGGTAAGGCGGCAAAAAAAGAAAAAAACGAGAAAAAAGAGAAAAAAGAGAAAAAAGAGAAACTGCGTCTTAGTGATACAAAGACATACACTCAGCGTGGTATTGAAATAAAAGGAGCAAATGGCGCTGAATTGCGTGTTGCTATACACAAAGAAACTCGCCAGGTGTATAAGAAAAATGAAAAGAATTGGACTGAAGAAGGAAATGCAAAGTTTCAGGAATTGTTTCCTAATGGACTAAGTGAGTCAAAGCGCAAGAAAAAACAGCCGAAACAAGCAACGCAGGCATCTGCTACTGAAACTCAAGTAGAAATAGAAAGTCAAACAAACGACAAGAATATTGTTGATACTGATACACAAGCAGGTAGTGTTTCGCAAGAAAATGCGGAAACTCCCCACGAAGAAGAAGCCAGTGAAGAAGAAATCACTCTGGATGATTTAGTGGACGATTTAGTGGATGATTTAGTGGATGATTTAGATGAGTTGGAAATAGATGACAACGAATCATCTCAACAAAATGACAAAGATGAAATATCAAACTGGACTTCAGATACAACGGACGATGAAGAAGAAGAAATAGTCGATGAACTATCTCAGTATGGAGGAAGTGAATTAAATGAAGAACAATATAATGAACAGCTCAACTCAGAAACGGCTGATGAAAATATATCACAAATCAATGATGCATGTGTTGAGGCGAACACACCAGTCGATAGTGCAAGCACATTTAAGTTGTCCGTTGTTAATTTGGTAAACATACGATTATTGGAAACCATTATTCCAAAAAGCATTACATTATGCGATGAATCCGGTAACATCGAACATGAACGCACCGTGTATTTATTACTCGAAGAAGGCGTTACAGAATTATCCATTGGAAAAGATCATCGCGTTGGAAACAGAGTATATGGATTTCCTAGTAAATATCCAGTTTACTGTGTCTTGAGTATGTAATTTATAAATAAATTACATGCATAATAAAAACAATATTACATAAAAAGAAACAAAAAGAAAATAAATAAAAAAAGAAAACTTCTCTCCCCTCCTCCCCCCCAAACACTTTTTTATTAAATCAACGAGAAGCATATATTGAAGCGGCGCCAATAATACCAAATATCAAAAAAAAACCACAAACAATTAAAGTTGGAATTAGCATTGTATATTATTTAATATTGATCGCAGTTTTAAATAATAATATGTATAATTTAGTAACTTAACTATTTGGTAACTATCCAACCCCAACCCTTCCGTTTTTATTAATAAAACACTAGTTATTTATTAGTGTTTTTATTAAGCATTTTGCGAATTTAAGTTATATAGTTGTTCAATTCGCAAAGAAACCGAATAATCGGTATTATTAAAATCAACTACTCTTCCCAACTCATCTAATATGGTGATTTTAAGTTTGTTGATATTAACAGGACCAAAGTATTTTCTTATGTAATTGTTTTCAACATCTGGATTTACATAATTATAATTTCCATCGCTGGTTTTAACCAATTTAGCCAAAATGGTATTATTTGTAAAAACGGATTCTTGAAAGGGAGAGAAAATGGTTTGCGAATAATTTTTGTTGTAATCATCAATTGCCAAAAACAAATACCGACTGCCCTCCGTGTTAAACATTCCTTCTGGTGAATAACCTTGAACTGTTGTTGTATTGGCTTCCGAGCGTGTCACATAATCCGTTGCATAATTATAATATTGTTTTCTATAACCTAACATCCACCCCATATTCATTTGTATGGGTCGGTTTGGCTCATCACTAATTCGCCAGTCAATATTAAATCGTAATTCAACCAAATCACCATCTACATTTGTTACAGGTATACCACCATTACTGGTTCCACGAATATCTCTTACTAAATTAAATTTTTTAGTAACCTCATCATAATAAGCACCAATGCGACTTAACCGGTTGTTACTGGTATCATTGAAAACATATTCATTTAAATACCTCATTAATGTATTGGGAGTATAAATACCGTCTTTAATTTTGACGACATGCTTACTTTGGTTGATTACCGTAACATCGTTACTAATATTTGCGTTATCAGCATTATTACTACTTACATCAAATAATTCTATTGTAAATTCGTTTGTTTTATTTATGCTGGAAAAGGTGTAGTATAAGTCGGGTATTTCGGCGGATTGAAGTGTCATCGAAGTAACATTTTGAAGTGTGTTGTTTAAATCAATATTAAAATTAGATGATTTAGTATTGTAATAATCATTTCGAAACATGGTATTAATATTTAATACGGCTGCTGTTTTCTCGCGATTGATTGGATTTATTTTGGAAGTTAAGCCTTGTTTTGGGTTTTTTTTAATTAAAAAATGTTCACCATGATATGTATTGCTTTTTTCTAAATTTTCTGTGAATTCTTGCTGCGTAATATCAGATTGGCTGTTGATGGTTATTAATTTATTCATTGCCTTTTTAAGAAAGTCGACTAAGGGTGTTTTCTCTCCCAATTCTATATTTTGATTTGATTCGATTTCATTAATATAATTTAAACATTTATGATGAATGTTTAATTGATTTACTTGTTCTTCTTTTAATTCAAATATATCATATAAATCACTTTTAGAATATTCATCTATTTGTAGGCAAAAGTCCATATAATAAATTATTATATAATAAATTATTGATAATTATCTTATTTAATCTAATCTTATTTAATTAAATATTTTCTTATAATATACTAATTATGAGTGGAAGTTTTAAAAATCCAGCAATCTTAGATGATAATATGACATCAAACGATTATATAAATTCCAAAAAAAATAAGCAACTGTTTTGTGATATTAATAATTCCAAGTCAAAGGTGCATAAAGTGAAAGGTGGAAAATTGTCACAAACAGCAAACCATTCCACATTAATGGCAATGACAAAGGGTTATTTTGATTATTATCAAACAACAGATGTATCAAATGCTTTTTTTACAACATACAATGAACAAATTATCAATAATGATAATTGTGTTACATATCCATCAAGTAATACTGATATAAGTAGTAATTATTTTGGTAGTATATTAACTACATATGAAGATGGTTATCAAGCGATTATTGACTCCAAGGCATTTTTCCAAAATGAATATGCTGAAGTATCCGAAGAAAACATTACAATCACAGACCAACATAAAGTAGGAAAGGTTAAATGCTTTAAAATGCATGGAGAAATCAAGAAAACTTAATATATTTATATTTAATTTACAAATATATTAAGGATTGGATAAAATTGTTGGTTGTTAATTGTCTTATTGTCTTATTCTTTTTCCTTTGAAATTTTTATCTCAGTTAAAGCGGCTTCTAAAATTGTCGCTACTTGATTTTGCGGTAATGATGGGATTGTATTAATTATTTGGTCAAGTTCTACAGTGGGTGCTGCTTCTTCAGTTGGTATTGTTTCGGCTTGCGATTGGTTTTCGGGGGGGCGTTTCTCCTTCTTCTGCAGGTGTTGCGGTGTTTTTGGTGTTTTCGGTGTTTTCGGCATTATCAGGGTTAGTATCTTCATTTGATGAATTGTTGGGTTTGTTATTTTCTTGTTCTGGTGCTGCTTTTTCTTCTTCTTCAGCGGGCACTGCTGCTTCTTCTTCAGCGGGTGTGGGTGCTTCTTCTTCAGCGGGTGCTGCTGCTTCTTCTTCAGCGGGTGTGGGTGCTTCTTCTTCGGTGGGCACTGCTGCTTCTTCAGCGGGTGCTGCTGCTTCTTCTTCAGCGGGTGTGGGTGCTTCTTCTTCGGTGGGCACTGCTGCTTCTTCAGCGGGTGCTGCTGCTTCTTCTTCGGTGGGCACTGCTGCTTCTTCAGCGGGTGCTGCTGCTTCTTCTTCGGTGGGCACTGCTGCTTCTTCAGCGGGTGCTGCTGCTTCTTCTTCAGCGGGTGTGGCTGCTTCTTCTTCGGTGGGCACTGCTGCTTCTTCAGCGGGTGCGGGTGCTTCTTCGGCTGGTGCGGCTGCTTCTTCAGCGGCTGCGGGTGCTTCTTCGGCTGGCGCGGCTGCTTCTTCGGGTGGCGCTGCTGTTTTTTCAGCGGGCGCTGCTGCTTCTTCAGCGGGCGCTGCTGCATCTCCGGTGGACTCTCCTCTTCCATCTCCAAGATCGGCGTCATCACTATCTAAATCAATCTCAACAACAGGTTCATCATTATCATTATCATTATCACTATCCCTATCACTACCATCACCACCCATCATTACATTTTCTTTTATTTTACAAATGGGGTTGGTGCTACCGGGATAGCATTCTCTAAATATATCTTTTACAAAATCATTAATAAATCCTTTGCCTGTATCCAAATGATTAATATAATCGGAATATTCCAACAAATTTTTCATGGATTTACCCTTATAATACAAACATTTTGGGAGAGAAAATCCACCTTTTTTATCTACTACTTCTACATATTTCCATCCATTACCAATATCTCCATTATCAAGTATATTGTATAATACATTTTTAAATTTAAGAGTTGTATTATTCATTGTATATATATAATATATATAAATGATTATTTAATATTAGTTATTAATAACTTAAATAATATTAAATACAATTAAAATTCAGTATCCCATGCCGTCGCCGCTTTGTTACCGGCTCTAGATGCTAAATAAGATTTCTGCTCAGCAGTTTCACATGCACATCCACCTGTTCCACTAACAGTAGAATGCTTGCAACATTCAGGTTTAAAATCATTGTTACCATAGTAAAACAATTGTCCTTCTTCCATTGGAACACTTACTTTTTCATAATTTTCACCAGGTTCATATACTTTTTGGTATTTATCATTGTGAACACCATTTGAGGTGCTATACAATAAGTTAGACATACCTTCCTTGTTAATACAACTTATGCATGTATTGCTTATAATAAATCCAACAACAAGTATTATTATTAACAAATTGATGATATTAAGGTTAAGAGTGATTGAAATATTACTCATATAAATATTAAATAGATAATATTTAAAATTTATTTTAATTTTTTCATAGTAAATTACTTATTGTGTCCAGTCGCTTAATTATTTAAAAAATATTCTAAACAAGCATTAAAATCATATATTTTAACATCATCTACATAAAACATATTTTTATTTGTTAAAATGTGATACAATTTATTTTCATGTTTGCGGTGCTTAATATGCGTTTTATGATATTTTGCTAAATCAGATTTCTCAAATATTATATTATTACCTTTTAAATCAAGCGTATCATTAAAATAGTTAAATGTATTTTTATTGTCCAGTGATTGAACAACTCCAGTAACAACCACACCGTTTTTCAATATCTCTCCCACTTCAATATCTTGGATGTATTTTTTCTCACCATTTTCCAATTCAATTACAGTATTTTCAAAGAAGCCACTATTTAAGTATGTATTAATGTCTTTTTTGGTGTAAATGTATTTTTTATTTTTAAGCGTTAATATTTCACTAATCGTCACTTCATCCCAATCCATAAAAACTGTATCATTTATTTCTATTTTTTTGGTATTGGTGTTAATACAATACACCAAGTCTTCTTTTTCATTTAAACGAAGTGCTCGTGGATCATTTTCAACATGAATCCAGCCCATTGATGGGTTATATACTGTATGATTTTCAGTTACAATAACCCCATTTAAATTATACATCGTATTACCCACCGCACTTGTTTTAAATACGCTGGTGACAACATCGTTATTTAATAAAACATCACCCGGAACCAGTTTCGATATAGCAATCGCTCCATTTACAGTGTCGATTTTAGTATCTTTATGAAAACAATTCGAAGGTTTACCTGGTTTAGACGGTATATTTCCAACGCTTATAAGTAATGCGTTCGCAATGTTTAGTTTTATAATAATCATCAAGGTCATAATTGCAACATAAAATATGGTAGCGGAAATCGCAACCGGCCAAGTAAATGGTAAAATCCACAATCCTACAATCATAGCCGAAGCAGCAATCATTCCCGCAATAACAAGATCCATAAAACTACCAATAAATGCTCGTAAAGCAGAAAACTTGGCAACCAGTGCGTGTAACAAAGTGATAATGACGGCATTCATTTTATTTAAAACATCTTTCATATTAATATACATTTTCTGTATGGGAATGATAACACTACCGATACGGCTGATAAAATACTCCATTAATACTCTCATTTTTTTAATTATATTTGCCGCTAAAGTTTGAAGCCCACCCCCGGAAGCTGCTAATTTTTGTAATCCGGAGGTTAAACTTTCAATGGTGCTAATGATCGGCTTGGTAAATACATCAACAATTGATTTTAAAATTAGATTTGTGCATACTGAAAAGTTTTTACTAGTGCTTTCAAAAACGGTATCATTTGGGTCTTTATTAATCATTCCGGCAAAAGGTATGATACCTGGACGACATCTTATATTATTCCAATCATCTTTTAATTCATTTATATTAGACTTTATATTAAAATATGAAAATACAAGTAAAAATGCAATTATAACTATAACTGTTATAGATACAGAACTCCCGTATTTTTCTAAATATGTCTTATTTCTGTATAATTTATTTACATTTAAAATAAAAGTATCGTTCATCTTATATATAAAATGGATAATAATATGATTTTCGCATTCTATTTAAAGTAATATTTAAACCACCACATTAATCTTCCCAATCCCAAAATTTATATTCGCCAACCGGAATGATGTGAGTAGAGGTGACCAGACACGATAATGTATCACTATACATATCAGTTTTTTCTGCTAAATTGAAGAATTGGACGGGTATTAAATCACCTGTGCTAGGGTCAACAATTTTATGACTTCCTGTAACCAAAATATCAGCATTTAGTTGTTTACTCCATATTTTATAAAAACGATGTTCTTCACCGCCTTTAATTTTTAAAGTAGCAATAACATCGATACCTCCTTTAATTTTTTCACCGATCTTAATATTTTTCATTTTCTTTACTGTTCCATCATTCATAGTTACTGGTGTATCGGGTGAAAAGCACAATAATCGAATGGTTTTTCCGATTGGGCCTCTCCAAAGACTAGTTCCAGTTAAACCACCGGATTGTATCATATTGGTTATAACAACCATTGTTCCGGCAAATTTATAAAATACATCTTTCATATTAACAATAAAAAACTGCATTTTCACCATGATACCTTTAAAAATATTTAGTATATCACCTCCTGCCATACCAAATCCCTTGGTCATGTTTGCCATAATTACGGTTAATGAACTAACAGCACTTAATATGCCACCGGCAACATCGCCTAATACATCTAAATTATTGAAAACCGGTTTTAAAAATGTATTCATTAATGCGGATTGAATTCTTCCTATGCAAAAAGCAAAATTTTCCATTGAATCATATCCTAAATAACCGGCAAACGGCATTGCGATTGGACTGCATTTGTATTCGTCCCAATTATCTTTAATTTTTTTCAATCCTATTGCTAAAAATGAAGAAATATACAATATAATAAAAGCAACAATAATAAGTATGGCCGTATATACATCGCTATTTTGTGTTGGCGATTTAACAACTGTTTTTTTTCATCATATTAACACTTCTTAAACCTTGAATAACTTCCATAATAAATTATGTTTTGATTTTAATATTTTAAATTTATTAAAATCAAACTTAAATAATTATTACAACACTTTTGCTTCTACTACATTTAATTCTGCGGCTTGTCCGTCGACAATCATGGCGTTTCCCAATGCGTTCATGCTATCTCCGGTTTGTCCTTCATGTTGTGGCAACTCCACCCCTTCCAACACTGCGCCGCCTTTACTACCGCCTCGTAAGTATAGTTTTTTTAGTTGCTTTTGTATTTTTTTTCTTGCTTTTTTAAGTGTGTGTGCTAATTTTCGCTTGGGTATATGTTTTAAATGTATTCTGTTTTTCATTGTTTTCCGGGTTTTCATACCTTTTTTACTTTTCATGGCTTTACCGACTTTTTTTGATTTTTTTTGTGTGTTTTTTGCTGCTTGGTTACGCTTTTTACTTTTAACGTATTTAATTTTCATTTTTACAACCATTATATAATTAACGCGTAAAATAATATAAACAATAAAAATTATTATTTAGTATATTAATTATAAAATGGATGAAGATGGACGATTAAAATTAAAAAGTATGATTAACGAATTTAAGCCAGAAGAAACCACTGGAAAAATAAGAAAGTTAAAGCATAGTGAAAAAATCAAAAAACAAGTTGAAACATATTTAAATTTAAAGAAAAAGTATAGCCGAGTATCACCCGAGACATTTTCAAAGATGTGTAGAACTCAATGTGCTTTTTTGTATGAAAACTATACAAATTTATATAATAAATTGGTGAAAGATGATTTAGATTTGTCTATTTTATTTAACTTTGTTAGTATTTTAAAGGAAATCGAAGATGGTAAATTAGATCAGCACGAAGGATCGGTAAAGGTTGGTCAAATCTTAAAGGAGTTGTATATTGACAGTGCTTTACGAGAAGACAAAAAGCGAAACAGTAAAAATCATAAATATAGAAAATCTAAAAATGTATCGTGGAGTGACTTTAAATCATCATCTAATACCTCATCTCTACCGTCGTCGTCTGAACTGTAGTTATGTACAAAAACACAGCAAATAATATTTAAAACATAGTTAAATATTATTTTTTATTAATACATAATGGATATTTCAAGAGCAAAAGACATTTTAGATTATTGGTTCTCAAAAGGACTATATACAGCAGATATCGATAAATGGTTTATGAAAAGTGAAGATTATGATGAAGAAATCAAAGGAAAATTTGGTGATTTATTGAAAGAAGCTGAACATGGTAAGGGGTTTGGTTGGTTAGTTAGCAAAGATAGTTATGTAGCACATATTATATTAATGGATCAATTCAGTCGCCACATTTACAGAGGAAAAGGAGATGCTTTTAAAAATGATAAAGGTTGTTTAATATTTGTTGAATTGGGTTGGGAATTGTATAAAGAAGAATTAAAAGGTTATGAATTTATGTTTGCGTTTATGCCTTATATGCATACAGAAAATATTTTATATCAGAAAAAAGGCGAACAACATTTTTTTGGTCATAAAGATTTGTATAAACAATATCCCAATGCAAGGGAAACAAAAAGACCTTTAACAGACTCTAAAAATCCATCATATATTTACTTCAGTGAACCAACAAATTATGATAAAGAATATAATATGTTAAAATCTATGGAACCACATATGGTGGGTCATAAACAAACAATTCAAATGTTTGGTAGATTTCCAAAAAGAAACGAAGCACTTGGTAGGGAAACCACTATTCAGGAAGAACAATATTTGAATCGTGAAGAAGTTAAAAATAGACCTTATTAATATTATTTCTTATGATCTAAATAATACCCTAATGATATTATATAAATGTTATATAAATGTTATATAAATATTATAATAAATTAATTTAAAAAGGTTTTGGTTTAATAAAGTATTATGGAATTAAAAAATATGGTGCAAACTGCTAGAAAAAATGTTATATATTTAAAAAATGGTTTTGAAAAAGTATATCATGAAAATGTAAATTGTTATGATAGAGCGGATCGTTATAAAATTAACCAAACATTTACTCTTTTGACATGTATGCTTGGGGGAAGTTTATTTGCAAATTTCATTGAATTAATGTGGAAGCCTTATGCTGCTTGGAGTTATGTTGAATTTGCTGGTATTGTTTATTTTTTATACAGAGGAGGTAATTCTGGTGGTGACTTGGTTTTCGATTATTTAGATAATATATCTACATCTAGACCAATTCCAACCGCGTATGCTAGTGAATTAGTAGAAGGAGGTAGTTATGAAAATCCAATTGTTTTAACTTCCAGTAGTGAAGATTATGAAGAAGATTATGAAGAAGATGAAGAAGAGGAAGAAGAAGATGAAGAGGAAGATGAAGAGGAAGATGAAGAAGATGAAGAAGATGGAGAAGATGAAGAAGATGAAGAAGATGAAGAAGATGAAAAAGATGAAGAAGATGAAGAAGATGAAGAAGATGAAGAAGATGAAGCCGATGACAAGGAGGGTGGCGGCGGCTTCGTGTCAAGTTCCTCTGACGAAGAAGAAGAAGCCGAAGTATTTACTCATGCGGATCAAGAAACAACTATCGGTGCAGAAGCACTAACTCGGTTAAGACTAAGACGCAGTTCTCGTGGTAAAAACAAAACGGATTAAATTACAATTACAAATTTCACAAATGATTTAAAGTGTATAATATAATAATTATATTAAAATAATTATTATATGATTTTGGTAATAGTAGAATCACCTGCAAAGTGTAAAAAAATAGAATCTTATTTGGGAGTAGGTTATAAGTGTATAGCGAGTTATGGGCATATTCGAGAAATGGATGGATTAAAGTCTATTGATATTGGAAATACATTTCAACCTACCTATCGTTCTATGCTTTCAAAGAAAAAATATATTAATAGTTTAAGAACCAATATTCAAAAGGCTAATGAGGTAATATTGGCGACAGATGACGATAGGGAAGGAGAAGCAATTGCGTGGCATATATGTATGCTATTTAATTTATCAGTTCAGCATACAAAGCGGATCATATTTCATGAAATAACCAAACCAGCCATCAAAAAGGCACTGGATAATTCCACACATTTAAACATAAATAAAATATATTCACAACAATCACGCCAAGTATTGGATTTATTGGTTGGATTTAAGGTTTCTCCTGTGTTATGGAAGAACATCTCTGGTAAAAGTGGATTGTCTGCAGGTAGGTGTCAAACAAGTGCCTTGCGACTTGTATATGATAATTATAAAGAAATATTAAATAAAACGGGTAAATGTGTATACAATACAGTTGGTAACTTTAATTTAATAAACACATCTCTCCCTTTTGAGTTAAATAAACAATTTAAGTCAGAGGATAATGTAAATAAATTTCTGGAGAAAAGTAAATCATTTAAACATGAATTACTTGATAAAAATGAGAAAAAAGTATTTAAGCAGCCGCCCAAACCGCTAACAACTAGTAAACTTCAGCAAAAGGCCAGCAATGACCTTGGATTTAGCCCAAAAGTAACAATGTCATGTGCACAACGATTGTATGAAAATGGTTATATTACTTATATGAGAACTGATTCATTGAAATATAGTAGTGAATTTATAAAATCCGCAAAAAACCACATTCACGACAAATACGGTGAAAAATACATATCAAAAACCATATTTAGTTTAGCAAATAAAAGCAATGCTAATCACACAAAACAGACGGATAATAGTAAAAATAAAAAACCCACGAAAAACACAAAAAATGATTTAGCACAAGAAGCGCACGAAGCCATACGACCGACTAGTGTAGAACGAACATCTCTCCCCATAAATGGAAAAATAACAAACAAAGAACTCCGTCTTTATTTATTAATTTATAAAAACGCATTGGCTTCATGCATGTCCCCTGCCATATACGATAAATTAACCATTTCAATAGTGGCTCCTATTAAAACAAAATACACGCATATCACAGAGAAAGTGGTATTTGACGGTTGGTGCGTAATATATGGTGTTGAAACACTCAACGAAACTTATGAAATGTTAAACCGACTTGATATGTCGTCATCCGATGAAATAAAATATGAAAAAATCAGTAGTAATATGAAGATGGTCGATTTAAAGTCGCATTATACTGAATCTAAATTAATCCAGTTACTAGAAACAAAAGGAATTGGTCGTCCCAGCACATATTCCTCTATTATCAGTAGAATACAAGATAAAAAGTATGTAAATAAAGAAGATGTTCCCGGTGTTAAAATAAAATGCAGCAATTATGTGTTAGAAGGGGGTAATATAAGTAAAAAAATAGAAGAAAATGAGTTTGGTTCTGAAAAAGGTAAATTAGTATTACAATCTACTGGTTTGTTTGTGATTGAATTTTTAATAAAACACTTTAATGAATTATTTGAATATGATTATACGCGTAATATGGAGGCAGAACTAGATAAAATAGCGAATGGCGACATGACATTATTGGAGTTGTGTAAAACATGTAATAATACCATTGATGCTTCTATTAAAAATATAAAAAAACAAGATAAACCAATTGTAAAAATAGACAAGTATCATACTTATACGATTGGTAAATATGGACCAGTAATAAAACATACCGATGAGGATGGTGTGATATCATTTAAGCAAATAAATAAAAATATAAAAATTGATTTAAATAAACTTAAGAATGGAGAATACAAATTAAGTGAATTAATCGGCATGGATAATCATCAAAATAATAACCGCGAATTAGGAGAGCACAACGGCAGTGAAGTTGTATTGAAAAATGGTAAATTCGGCATGTATGTAACTATCGATGGCAAAAATACATCTGTAAAATACATTAATAAAGATATGGATGATATTACATTGGAAGATGTTGTTGAATACATTAATAAAAAAGGGAAACAGGAATCAAATATAATCAAACGATTAAATGACGATATGAGTATACGCAAAGGAAGATATGGTCCGTATGTATATTACAAAACAAACACCATGAACCGTCCAAAATTTATATCTATGAAAGGAGTTGCAGAAGAAGAAATAACGGTTTCATGGGTGGAAGCGCGATTAAATGATTAAAATGCGTAATTAAAATAATAATAAATAAAAAATCATAATCTTTACGATTTTTTATTTTTTCACTATATTTTTATTATTAGTTTACTGAAGTTGTAGATTTGAAAATGATTCATATAACCAAGGCAAATTATTTGCAGCGGGGCTACTAACCATTGTTAGAGCGCCTAACACATAAAATACTGCCAATGATTGTGAATGTCTGTCCACTCCAGCACTAATAAACTTAGAAACCAGTTTCAAAATGGAGCTTTTAATATGCTCGATCTCTCGTGTATATAAATGTCTATCTGGACGAAAAGGATTGCCTAATGACGGAGGGAATATTTTATTCTTGGTTTCAGTTGATAATTGTGCTCTGTAGTTCCATATATCAATTAATTCATTTAAAAACCTCACCAACTTACTTCCTCGCAAATCCATTAACCATTTACTATCTGTAATAAATCCAAAAGTATCAATTGTCTGGAATAGCTCAATTGCTTTAAACATATTATCTTTTTTTAAACTAAGTTCGTATTCTTCATTATTTAAATCAATCTTCACTTTTAATTTACATATCTTTGAATATTTAATTATATTAAATACTCTTTTGTGGACACACGGTGGAAATGGCTGTCTATTAAATGGGTTTAATATGGTTGCCATATGTTGTTGTATATTTTTTCTATGTTGTTTTGCGTATTCAAATTGTTCTTTAAATAGGTTATATAAAGAACAGATGTCAAAACTGTAAACATGTTTCTCTCCCGATTCTATACATATTAGTTGTTCCATTTTTAATTGGCTGATTGGTTCCAATGTTAAAAAGTCAATGTCGTTTATTGCGTTTTTTAATAAATGCAGTTTTTTCAGTTTAAACAGTCGTTTAGCCATCATCATCCTAAAACTGCCTTGTATTTTTACCGCATAATAAGAAAGTCGCATGCTATTATAAAGTCGTTTTATCAATTCTGATTTATTTCCATTTACCTTATACCCATAATGTTTACACATAGTTTTCAATTGTGATACATTGTAATTGTATTTTAATACATCGTTGTATTCATCATTTCCAAGAATGTAAAAATTTTCTGCAGTTACTTTGCGCTTTTTTTTATTTGGCATGGATATGTTTTTTATATCTTTATAATAATGGTGTTCAATATAACGCTTGGGTGATGTGGTAATCAGCAAGTTATTATTATCTAAATCTGTATTAATCATTAATTTAAACATTGTATATATATTTATACTATTTTTATAATTATTAATGATGAATGGAAATTTGGAGTGTTATAGTTTGCGTTAAGTAATTTAAAAAGTTATTTAAAACTATAATTAGCGATAACATAAGATATTATGATAAAACATAAATCAGGTAATATTTTAAACATAGTATATAATTTGTTATCAATAGGTAGTTTGTGTAGTTTATTTATCTATCCTTGTAATGGTATTGAATATAGTAGTTGTAATAAATTATGGGGAGTTACACAAGATGCAAATGGAAAAATGTTGTATAAAGTAGGAATGTATATGTGTATTGAAGATCCATATAAAATATATAAAAATATGCAATCAATTTCAGCAATACCTGTTAACGACACAATTTCATCAATTTCATCAAATAACATCAGTGGTTTATTGGAAACAACCACTATCTCTCCCATACCTAATAATACTTTAACGCAGATTGCTAATTTAAATAACCTTTCTGTTTCTAATTTAACTTATAATAATAAGTCTCAAAATATAAACCCAACAGTAAATTTTACTACAGATACATCTACTCACATACCTATACAAACTACTGAAGCACCTTATACAACTCAACCACCTTATACAACTCAACCACCCAATATAATTACAGAAACACCAAAGGTATCAACTAATATAAAACCATCCAGTAAAGAATTGAATAGTGAAAATGATACAGATGGTACTAATAATACTAATCTTAATCTTAATAGTTTACGGTCTGCGAAAAATGTTTCTGAAAACAATACAAATGACGTTTTAATCATTGTATTGATTGTTGTATGTGTTTGTATAGTAAATGTTGGGGTGTGTTCATATTTGTATTTAAGATATAGGAAAATAAAACATTTAAATAGCAAGGTAGAAGATGAAAACTGCAAACTTCCGTCGCCTCCACCTCCACCTACTGTAAATAAATTTCAACCATCAAAAAATAAATCAAAATTACAACGTGGTGTTAATATGATCCTTCCAAAAAAAACCATAAATTCCCATTTAAAAGTGGATACAACCAAGTCATCAAGAGAGCTAAAATTAAATCATAAAGCACTTACACCAAATACTCGTAAAATATTCGATACTTCAGTTGTTTCGATGCAGTCGTGGTATGAAGATACATTTAAAAATGAACCTGGTTATAATAGTAAAGATGTCCCCCAACCACCTTCCAAAAAAGTGGAAACTATGAAACCACCACTAAAAGCAACTGTATCTTATAAAAATGGCGAGTTTAAGTTGAAAAACAATGTAAAACGATTAATTAATAAAAAAGAGCAAGAAATTCAGAAGTTTGACAAAAACAACCGCACTTTTGCTCAATAATTATATTATAGTTATTTTGTATAATCAGTATTCTTATATAAAATAACACCTATTTAATGTGTTTCTCCGAGAATCTAAAAAATCGCAATTAATATATAAAATTGATTTAAATAAAAGATTATGTAATATATCATAAAATAATCATGTCAGTCAGTTATCTAATCACCAAAGCTAAATCTTTCAATGCCGATGCCGTTAATTACAAGGCACCCGTTACTAATAAGCGCGGAGGCAAAAGTGTTCAACTAGTGTTGTCTGGGCAACCAATTGTATTGCAGGTTCCTTTGATGTTGACCTGGGGTGTAAATGAGCGTGTTGACGAACAAAGTGGTCGTGTTACATATGATATGGCCTTGGATTTCAGAAATGAAACTAAATCAGTAAACTTGTTTAAAGATGCTATGGCGGCGTTTGAAAATAAGATTAAAGATGACTGTATTAAGAACAGCAAGGAATGGTTTGGTAAAAGCAAGATGAGTCGTGAATTGGTCGATAATCTTATGTATCCAATCTTGAAGTATCCTAAGTTGAAGGATGGAGACGGTAATTACACGGATGAGTCGGATTACAGCCGTTCTCCTACTTTAAAGGTGAAGATTCCATTTTGGGAAGGTCGATTTAATGTGGAATTGTATAATTACGATGACAAAACACCATTGTATATGCCTCCTAAAAGAGATGAGGAATCCACTAGTAGTCCAGTGGAATGTATTCCAAAGGCATCGCATGTAAATGGTTTGATTGCTTGTCAAGGTCTTTGGTTTGCTGGTGGTCGTTGTGGTGTGACTTGGAAATTGGTTCAAGCGTGTGTAAGACCACCGGCACGACTATTGGGAACATCTACTTGTCATATTGAAGATGATAGTGATGATGAAGAAATGGATAAAAACTTGGCAGAAAAGGAAGCACAAGATGATACAACAAATCATGACGATGAAGACGACGGACCGGGTCCTTCATTTAAAGAATCAGATGAAGAAGATGAGGAAGAAGATGAGGAAGAAGAAGTAAAGCCAGAACCAGTTAAAAAGAAAAAGGTTGTAAGACGCAAGAAACAATAAATTAATTAACTACTAACAACTACAACTATTATATAAACTTACATATAAACAACACTATAAAAAGACGAAAAATTTAAAAAATAGTAATTTGTCCGAATAAGTCAAAATGATTGAAATAAAGGATATTTAATGAAGCTGAGTAATTAATGCAAGGAATGGTTGGTACTATCTGTGGACGCGCAGATATTGAGGTTTGATTCCTCTTCATTCCCCCTCTAGTCCGCGGCTGGAGGTAGTATCGTATAATAATAGGCGGGTTGCTCCGTCCCAAATACCAGAGAGAAGGAGGTTGTTAGCTGAGGCGTTTCCGGCGGAAATTTATGGTCACTTGATTGAGTTCTAAACCCGTGTCAGCTAACAACAGCTTATGGCAGATATCAGGTTCTGTCCGAATAAGTCAAACTGGTTTCAATGTATAGTTGGGTACGATAAAGGAGAAAAGGCGATGAGCAGTAAATATATAGGTCACTTACAGCAAATTTTCATAATGAGATAAATATTATTGTGACCTGGTTCTGGAGATTTAATGAAGCAGAGTAATTAATTCAAAATACAGTCTGATGACTAGATATAATCGATGAGAGTTTGATTCTCTCATGTATTTTCATGTAATTTTTTATGTATTTATTCATCAGCAAGGGTTAATTCTATAATGATATTGCCGCGTTGTTTATTGTCATATAAATTGTGCTTATTTGGTATTATTTTGCCTCTATTTTTAAAAACAATAAACTGTGGTTGCTTTGTTATCTTTACATCACTTGACTGTATTTTAAACAAGCTATCTGCAATATTTAAATCATCATATCCATCTTTAAATAACTTCATAATAGATGATTTATGTTTTATAATAATATCATTGTTTTTAGTAATGCTCGTGTTATCATCAATATCTGGTATATTTTTAATAATCATATCATCTATTACAATTTCTTCATGCCAGAGTGGTATATAATGAGTATCCGTATCCGTTTCTAATTTATAAATATTATCATGTAGTAAGTCGTGTAAAGAAGGGTTCAGTAAAATAACATTATTATTTTTTATTTTATTTTGCATAATCTCCTTGAAAAGGCGTAGATGGTCTTCATTTAAATTAGATAAATAAGAATATTGGGAGAGAAACGCATAAATAGAGCGACACTTTTCAATATCTAATTGTTTAAACAATTTAATGGAATAAGAACTACAGCCTTGTATAATCGACTTCAATGTTGTTTTAATTGTTATGGGATCGAAATTTTCAAACCCTTTCTGTGTTTTCATAATATATTCTACAAAATGCAAAAGTATAGTTTCATATGTTTCATATGTTTCATATATATCACTGGTTTTGCTGTCATCGCCGCCATTATTGTCATCATCACCGTTACTGTTTTTATTGCAGTTATCAGGATATTCTGGCATACGACTATTTTTCCTTAAAAAATCATAACTGTCCTTTATATTTTTAAAAGTTTCCGAATCACCTCCTTTGTCTGGATGATGTCGCAAAGCTTTTTTGTAATAAGCGCGTTTTAATATGTCATCTGTAATATGTATACTGATTCCTATATCTAAATATTTACGAGCACTCCAAAAGTCCATTATTTATGGTAGTATATAGTATATAAAAAATTCTCTCTAAATGAAAAATAGGTCTATAATTATTATTATATTGTGAAAAAAAATGATATATGTCGTATAATAATGGTTCAACATTATTGCCATTTAGTTTGTTATTATCAATAAAATAGTTAAGTGTGTAAAAAATAAATACATAAATATCAATGTTGTAAATTAATAAGTTATAAAGTAAGTCTCTAAGGTTTCCAAATGATAACTCGTGTTTATTTTCAATTACATCAATTAAATTATGGATGTGTTTTTCATGGATTTTATCTAACTTACTTGTATTGTATAAAATATTATTTATATTTGTAATTCTATTTGTATTTTTAAAAGTGTCTTCCAGCATTATTTTATTTATCTTGTATTTTTTTGATTTGTGTGTATGTGTTTTGATGCATTGCAAATACGATGTTTTGGTAGGTCTAGATAAGTTAATCAACTGACATCTAGAAAGTATATTATCTGGAATAAAACTAATATGTTCTGTAGTAATAATATACTGTATTTTTATTTTTTTATGTATCAAGTTTTGCATGTAAGTAAAAAATATATCTAACAATTCAGAATGTATTTTGTGGAAATTTTTACACAATATAATTCCAAATTTGGATTTTCTAGAACCGATAATCTCTATAATGTGATAAAATAAATTATTAAACAACACTTTGGAATTACAACCTAATAATTCCATATCTATTTCAAAGTGAACATCACTAATTTTATAAAAATATTCTTTTTTGTTTTGAAATAAATAAGTCATTTTTTTCTCATATTTGCATTTTGTAGGGCTGTATTCTTTTATATATTTCAATGACTGTGAATATTTACCAATACCAGGAGGCCCGTAAAAAACAAGATGTTCATTTATAAAATTTTCTTTTTTTATGTGCTTATGTAAATCGAAGTTGTCAACTTGTTTAATATAATCGCTGAATTTATTATTCATAACTATAATTATTTATTAAATCCTTTTTAAACTTAAATAGATAGTTAAGTTTAAATATATTATTAATAATGGAAACTGCTGTAATTGAAAGTGAAGTTGAATCTCACAATGAAAAAATAACCGTTGAGGCATTAAGTATTATTATTGAAAATACACCCGCTATAAAAAATATAAAAAAGAAGTTGGAAACTATAAAAAGAAACCAACCTAATTTATACAAGTTGTGGAAGTTAAATATATATCAAAATGAAGTCAAGTTAATAAAATCTTTAGTTGACTGTAATGTGATGTTAGAAAAAGTAGATACATTAACAACTACACTTAGTTTGGCAGATATTCAAACATTTGTTGTATTAAACAAGTGTGGGTATACTTTGTAAACGCACTTATATAATATATCATAAACAATTATTATTTAAACCTACGCCCAATATTTATGTAATGTATTTAACAATTCCTAGTAATAAGTTTGAAATCAATAACATAATTATAAGTGATAAATCTAAAAATAATGTAATAGAAAATAGTTTTTTTTACCGAATATACTACTCAAATAACATTGTATCAATGAATGGTATTTATATAAAATTTAATTTGTATGATTTAGGCATAGAAGAGTATTATAACAAAATAAAATGTAATTTCTCAAGATATGATGAAAGAAATAAACAAGTCATAAATAAGCTTGTTGAAATAGAGCATGAAATATTGAAAAATTATATTCAATTAACACAAAATCCGGTTTATACTATTAGAGAACAATTGGTTAATTACTACATTAAATTGTTTCATAAAGATAGCAATAAACTAACTGGAAATTTAGCTAAACTGTCTGTGGTATTGAAAATATCGGGTATATGGTTGACAAATAAAGAACATGGATTAACATTTCGCTTTATCATAGTAGATAAATAAGCATAATCATACGCATAATCATACGCATAATCATAAATAAATTAGTAACTATATTAATTTATTTATAACTATACCATACCCATAGGTATTTATATGTTAATTTTACTTTTAGCATTTAATTATAACTATATTTATCAACTTTTTTTCTATCAATATCAGTTTTAATGTCATATATTAAAAATGCTGTAAATAATCCCATACCAATTATGATTTCAGGAAAAATTTCAGTGCCCATAAAATTTTTCGATATAGTTAATGTGATTTGAATCGCCAAAGACAAAATCGTAATCATGTTTTTAGTTTTAAAATTAATAGGCACCTGGATGCTAGTAAACATACTAGGTGAACTAGAAACAATTAACAAGTAAAAAGCGATTTGTCCGATAACAGCAAAAATGTCAAAGGTATTGTAAAATGAGACAAAAACATTTTTAATTGTAGGCCAAGCACCAATCGATTCATCAATGGCTTTTGCTATACCTTTAGCAATTTTAAATAAACTTCCTAGTAAAACAATACCAGATATTGCGCCCAATGCTATTATTAATGGAGCTAACATATTGTCCATTTTAAATCCAATTGTAATTATAGTTGCGGTAATAACTATGTTAAAAAATATCAAAGCAGCACCGAATTTGTTCATTATATATATTTATATATTTATAATAATTATTTATGAATTTATGAATTTATGAATTTATGAATTTATGAATTTATGAATTTATGAATTTATGAATCTATGAATAATTTTTATGAATGCTGTAGTAGGAAATAAGGAAATAAGGAAAATAAATTAAATAAATATTATATATAATACAATTATAATGATGCATCCAATTATAAAACCAGCAAACAATTATGTAATGCATAAAGAAGTAATATCGATACATGGAGTAGATAAAGATAAGTCAAAGTGGCCGAAAAACAACGAGTTTGAAATATCTCTCCCTTATCCACTTCAAAATGTAAGTTATATTAAGTTAAAAGATGTGACTCTCCCCAATTTTCTACATAATATTAGTGAACGAAAGCAAAACTCTAAAATAAGAGTACAATACGCCAATCCTATATTTGGCACTGCGATGGATATTAATCATCATGCCGGTGATGTAACAGAAACAATTACGGTTCCAGATGGGTATTATACACCGGTGAAACTTGCCAATATGCTGCAAAATCTTTTAAATAGAACCATGTATAATCAGTTTGATTTTGAACCGTTTAAAGTAAAATATGACATTATAACCAATAAAATATTAGTCGGCGTTACTGAAGGGCAATTTAAGTTGTTATTAACATACGAGCATGAATACAATGATGAGTTGAAATGTATATATAAGCCTAAATTTAATAATTATATGGATTGGGGATTAGGGTGTATTTTAGGGTATGAAAAAGTGGATTATACTAGCACTACATTTGATGTGGCGACGGCGGATAGTTATACACAATTAAAAACAGGATTAACGCTTCCGCATGAAACAACTGCTTGGTTGATTCCATCTAAACAACATAACAGTGCTAAAACAACGGTTGCGTATTTAGAATCTCCACACGCGGTTAATACTACAAAATACGATTCAATGTATATTGAATTAGACAAGCATAATTACATAAGTGAAATCCAACCTTATTCGGATAATACTAATGCCAGTTTTAATAATGATTTGGTATTTAAAAACAATAGTGCATTTGCTAAACTATCTTTGGTGAAAAATAATGTGTTGCAGGCTTCTATTGTGGCCTGATCAGTTGTTTCATATGTTATCGTTTACTCAAAATGAAATAACTAGTAATTCGCATAATTATAATCCACCTATTAAATCATTAAATAAATTAAAATTTAAGTTTAGACATCATGATGGCACGATGGCGGAATTTGATAAGGCATCTCCGTCTCTTACTTTGGAAATTGGGTGTTTATTAGATGAACAACCCCAACATGGAACAATTCGTAGGCAATTTTAAGTAAATTTGCCCTAAATTTTCAAATTATAAACGAATTATCCTTTTAAAAATAAAAATAATATATATTTTGTAAAATCAACTTAAAAAGAAGCAGTAATAATAGATTATAAGATGCCCAAAGTATCAAAGAAAGCAAAGACTACTGAATCAGCACCAGCTGCACCCTCTACTCCCGCTACTGCCCCTGTGGAAGTTCAATCTACTGAACAAGTAGAAGTTCCATCTCTTACCGATCAATTCAATGATTTGTTGGGGCAATTGTCTACTCTACGAACCCAACTTACTAGTGTAACTAGTCAAGTTCGTGTATTGGCCAAACGTTCTGATCGCGAATTGAAGCAAGCCCAAAAGGCCAGCAAAAAGAAGCGCAAGGCTGGAAACAAGGAGCCAAGTGGTTTTACCAAGCCAGCAAAGATTAGTTCTGAACTAGCAGCATTTCTAGGAAAGGCCGAAGGAACTGAAATGGCACGAACTGAAGTGACCAAGGAACTACAAAAGTATATTCTTAGCCACAAGCTTCAAGACCCTGCAAATCGTCGCAACATCAACCCTGATACCAAGTTGCGAAAACTTCTAGGAATGAAGAAGTCGGATAGTTTGACTTATTTCAACCTTCAAAAGTGGATGAAGCCTCACTTCAAGACTGCCACTCAGGTAGCTTAATTTACATATAATATGTAATAACACATAACATAACACATAACATGTAAAAATATTCTAATAAATAATATTTGTAATAAAAATTATAAATATTATTGTTTTTTCTATCAATCTCTAATGTAATAACATGCGATAACCATCACATCATTAATATGATTCAATCACAGGAGGATATATGAAATTATCTTGTTCCAGTATTTCGTGTAGTGTATTGTTGTCATTTTGACTTGATATAATATCGGTTTCATTAAATGTATCATTTAAGTTAATGGTATATAAATCATGAATCGCATTTAGTTCACTAATGGTTGCTTTTGTCATAAATTCACTATACTTAACATATTCTATAAAACTGCTTGCTCGATGAGTAGATGCAGATTGTTTGTATTGTTTGTATAGTTTATAATAGTCAAATACGGTTTTAGATGATTGATTGTAATCATTACTTGATAAAATACACATCCATTTAAAATCTTCAAAACCCATTCCTAAGTATTTCAATATTAAATCTAAATTATACTGCAAACAAGTTTCGTTTACAATATCAAGATTTCTATATACATATTTTGAGTTATAAACAAACATATCCATATCATCTGACATACACCCATCTTTGTATATTGTATTTCACTAACTGACCACACACCGCATCTGCTTCTTTTGGTGCGATATAGTATTTCATACCATAACTAACCAACAACTTTTTCACATTTTCAATATCCGTTTTTTTTATTTTTGTAAATGACTTTTTCAATTCAATCAACTGATTTTTGTTTGTTTTTATATATTTATCAGTGGAATTATCGATGATGTCGTAATACTTTTTTTTGGCAACATACCGTTGTTCATTTCTATCACGAATTGTTTGTAACTTTATCTTATCGGGCTCTCCATCAAATACAAATATAGCGTCAATATTGTAATGCTTAAATATGCTGCATAACTTATATATATTTGTTAATAACATGTCTTGTGACTTGTATTTATACAAATAAATACTTATATCGATCACAATAGAACGATTTTTCAATTCATTTAATGATACGATATTTACAGCATGCAAAGCGTTACGCTTCAATAGTTTATTTAATAGTTTGATACCCATAATTGATTGCTTAGTTTGACTTGGTTTAATTAAATATAATAGTGTAATTATATTATATTTAATTAATTTCAATTTAATAGTTATTAAGTTATTAAGTTATTAAGTTATTAAACGCCATTAATGGTCATCATCATTGTATTCAACATTTTTTTAAAAGCGGGGTTTGATTTGTCTATTTTATCATAAAATACCTTATATTTTTTAAAAACATTTAAAATCAACTTTTTATTGTGTAATTCTTCTATTAACTGTAAAAACCGTTTAATGGTTTGGGGTGTTTTGTCGAAATTTAATAGAGAAGAATTATTTTGTTTAAAAAATTTAATCGTATCGTTATTGTAAAAGAGTAACACGCCTTTTATAATGTAATAACACAATACATTTGTTTTTTCTTTATATAAATTACTTTTAATTTTACTATCTACGGTTTTATCCACCAACATCATATAATTCATGTTCATATAATTAAGTATCTTTGTAATTTGAAACATTGTAAACATTTGCTCCGTTAATAAACACACTTTATATAATTGTAAGCATTCCTTTTTCTTAGATTTTTTATCTAATATCATAAATGAAAATAACAAGCAGTTTAAATTTGTTGTCCACCATTCATTATATGTTTCACTTAAAGCATACTCACTATCTACACAAAATATATTTTTTAAACTTTTTTTAATTGTATCGTTTAAGTGCATTGACACAAAATCCAAACATAGTGAATGAAATAATTCATGAATTAAACATTTCAACCATTCTTCTTTTCTAAAAATAAGTATTTGACCATGTTGGCTGCAACTATAAGTAACTGCGGTATTTATATTTTCTATATCCAACGGCATTATACTGCTATTGGGGAGCATTTTTTCGTTGTCGTCTAGATATAAGTATATAGACAGCGTTTTTGTTTTAGCACTACTGGTTCCGCTTTTACCGCTTTTTGGACTTGCGCTCGTGCCAGCGACAGTGCCTGTTGTATATTCTAATAATAAGTCTATTATAGAAATAGCATGCAACATGATATATTTTGTTATATTTTGCTCATTAGTTACATCATTTAAGTATATTGTAATATCTATGTTTTTTAAGGTTAATGTATATACAATGATTTTCGTTGTTTTTTTATATATATTTTGTTTAAATTGTTTAACACAGAAAAAACTGTCTAATAATTCGGTATAAGGTATATCACTTTCCGTTTTAACTGGAATGGTTGAGATATTTATTTTTTTATTATTCATTAATCGACGCACTTTTTTATAAGAAATATATAGGTCATTATAAAGATTTCCAATCACCTTTTTTTCAACTGATGTATTCTTACTAGGGATATTTAAAAGGTCAATATTATTTAACAGCGTATTTATAATAAATTCATTTTCACTGGAACGCATATTGTTATATATTAATTATATATTAGTTATAAATTATATTTATATTTAATTATTAATATAATTTCGAGATTAAAAATGGTAACACGCAGTTATGTATGTATATGTATATGTATATGTATATGTATATGTATATTTATTGTTTGTTTTGCAGGTATTTTCTTACTTTCATTGTATCATAAAAGACAATAGTTTCTTTTCGGGAATAGTGAACCAATTTGGCCGTTTTTGTTAGTAATAACATTTTCTTTAAATCTTCATTTTGTGAATATTTTGCCAATTGTCCATTATACATGACATCTTCATTATTATTATTTAACATGAAATCTTCATCTTGTGTAATCGTTTTTGGTCGGAATTTTTTATTATTAACCTTTCCAGTTATACCACCGGCTCCTTTTGCGGCAATTGGATCCGTTGAAATTTCAGATTTGCTTTCCATAGTAAATAATTTATAATAATCCATATTGTTTTTCTTAAACTTGTTGGCTTGATAATAATGTTCCACACTCGCCCATTTATATCCGTCCAATTCAAACAACGCTTTTACTTTGTTTTTACTTTTGATGTCTTTTACCGTATATAAGTTTGACAATTGTTGTCGCCAGTTTTTAATTTTCTTAAGTTCATCAAATTCATTCACCATTTTGGGAGAGATATTTTCACCACTTCCTTTTCCAGGCATAGCATCTTTTGATTTACTATAAAACTGGAATATTACACTATCATCAAATAACTCGAGATCATCTTTGCCGGGCGATGGCGACATCTCTGCTTCATTATCGGAACCGAAATCTTCATCGTCTTGCTGTGGCATAGTGCTTGGAATACCCATGTATTTTTGAAATTTGGGAATGTAATTATACAAGCTTTTACCACTACTACTACCACATTTGGCGACGATATCTTCTCTAAGTTGATATGGAAGTTCATGAAACCTCATCGCACCCTTTCCATCGTATTTTATTAATTTGTAATGTGTTCCAGTATGGTCTAATATAATATAATACTTAGGATTGAAATATCCCTTCTCTTCTATTTCATTTAATGTAAAATCACCGCACTTTACCACGCGATCTTTTAAATCCATCTCATAGTATTCACTACTTAATACGATAAGTTTAATATTCATTAAATATTCCAAACGAACAATCGATGCCGCGTCACCCCAAAATTCACAGGTATTGATCATTTGCTTTAAATTATCTAATGTTTCTATACCATCCATAAACTGAAACTCCTTTATATTTTCTTGTGCATGGGCGAGTTCATCTTTATGGGTTTTAAATACTGGCTTAATAGAATCAAATTCTTTATTTAATTGAAGTGCTTTGTCGCGCAAAATCAACCGTGTATCTCGGTCTTTTTCTTTTTTAGCATCGGCGGCTGTTTTTTTATATTTTTTCCGTATTGCTTCATGTTCCTTTTTTAGTTCGGACATTTTTTGCTGCAAATCATTGATTTCCTTCTTAATTAAAGTGTAATTTTCATAATAAGTGTCAAATTGTTCTTGTGTAGTGTTATCACTTAACATTTTTCTAATTTCAGGAACCGTTATGGAAATATTGCGATGACGCAGACCATCTCGTATAGAGGAAAACAAGCAATCGCCACCGCCTTCGTTATCTAACAAATCATAATTGGCATTTTTATAGAATTCTTCAATCCATGTCGACGAGGTTTCTTTGGAAAACGCATTAACTATTTGATCGTTGTCTTGCTTTGTTTCAATAATATCCAAATAATCTTCATCATCTTCTTCATACATAAATTGCTTCATATCATCTGTTTCTTGTTCTTCATCGGTCTCTTGTCCATCTTCTTCACTATCTAATTCATCGTCACTATCGATATCTTGCAGCAATTCATACTTTTCCATCATGTCTTCAATGTATTCTTTAGTTACAAAATTAAACAACAACGGTCCTTCAATATACGCTATATCAAGGTCATTATCTTTATCTAATAAGTTTGTGTAATCTTCTGCTAAAAATTCATATATACCTATCTTAACTTGTACATTTTCATTTAATACTAAGTATACAGGAGCAAAATAAACATTGTCATACAAACTTGTATTTACCATTCCAACGCTGATATTTACATCTATATCAAACAAGTTAATGCGAAACATGGACACCAAAGTATTTTTATCATGCTTTTCTACATTTTTATCTTCCTTAAATTTAATTTCATTTATGATATTAGAGACTACCATTATAATTTAAATTAATATTTTATTTAAATATTAATTTAACTATTCAATTTAACTATTCAATTATTTACATCACATTTAAATTAATAAGTTTAGGTGCTTATCACAAATTTAGATAGGTATTCGTCATTAGACAACTCGTCCCAATAAAACCAGAGGGTTTTTCTATGGTCTACTATAAATTGATTGTCGGGTTCGTTTTCAAATTCAACGATGTCATCTATAAGGTCTGACTTCTTTTTTTTTCTAATAGACAATCCATAATAGTTCATAATATGAACTAAATCTTTTTTTAAATAATTAATATCATAGTTGATTTTATCACTTAAAATGCTATCCTCATAGGTCAATTGTTCTGCATCCTGATTGTTTAAATCCTCGCATTTTTTTTGCACCATATCTTCAATGTCTTTAATCTCTATTTTTTTAAGTTTTGTATTTTCGGCATTTTCATCAACTATATCACAATTCATTAATTTAATTGAAGGACAATATTTAATATTGTTTAGTAAAGATAATATCATTAGATTATTACCAATTTAAGTATTTAATATTTAATAAAAATAACATAACTTAACTTAACACAACATAACTTAACATAACTATAAATATTCGTCTACAAAATCACAACACTTAAATACAATTTTCTGAGTCAATCCATCGTGTTTTTTTGCATTCATATTAGAAATGTCTTCTATTTTATCATTTAATTTCAATTCACATAAACAACCATCGTCATATGTTGCGAAAATCAAAATATTTCCAACAACTTCATCTAATTCATGTTCCTTTTCTTTATCATTTACATATTCATTAAACATCGTCAATAAATCAACTACGATATTTTTAACGATGTCTGTTTCAATTAACCCTTCGCGCATAATAAATGTTAAAAACTTACTAAATGCCCGTCTATTTTCATTTATTTTATTTATTTTACAAAACTCGTTATAGTCATCATCGGGATCTACATACTTAATATCTTTAAACAGTTCCGTATAAGTATTTAAATCAACATTGTATACTGATTTTAAGTTAAAAATATCATTTAACTCTTTGTACAGTTTGGCATATATTTCAGACCAGAAAAAATTAGTTTTTCCAATATCAAAAATACAAACCACTACTTCTTTTAACATTTCCAAATTAGTATTGACATCGTTATTAATTAAATCAATGATTTCCGTTTTAATAATATCATAGTTGTCTTTTGTTAGTTTATTTAAATTGCTTCTGATTTTATCGACAATTATATTAACATCGCTGCTTTCTTTTTCTAGTTTGGTAACTTTAAAGTTTCTAAGTTCGTTCCAGTCGGCATTATCTTTATTTTTGTATCGCGTGTGTTTTTTCTTAAAAATAGGTGTTTTTTGATAATTAGGCGCTCCTACTCGTTTTGCCAGATTATTAATCAACGATATCGTGTTTTCATTAATTTCCACGATATCCCCATTTTCTTCCGTATTATAATAAAATTCTAAGCCATAACGATTTGATTCTGAATTTAAGCTTGGGTTTGAGTGAGTAGATTGTAACATTATTAATATTATTATGACTTTTATATTTAATATATTATTAATGTATTTATTAATGTATTTATTAACAAACAGTATGGTTTTGTAATTGTTTTTTATTGTGTTTATTGTGTTTATTGTGTTTTATTATGAAAGTGTATTACACATTAGATGTGTTTACTAAAACAGACTTAAAAACAAAAACAATAATATTATTATTATGGATACAAAATGCGAGCTAGAAAATAATAATAAATCATATGAAATAAATGGATGGGAGGATGAAACTTTGGATTTAAAACCAAAGTTGGTGAGGGGAATATATTCAATGGGGTTTGAAATCCCCAGTAGTATACAAAAATCGGCATTATATCCGATGGTGCGTAATGTAAATAACAATCGTCATCGTGATATTATTGCACAGGCGCAATCTGGAACAGGTAAAACAGGTGCGTTTACAATTGGAACTCTGCAACTGATTGATGAGAAAAGCGACTTTACGCAAGCATTGATTGTTGCGCCAACACACGAGCTGGCTACACAAACTGAAAATGTGATTAAACAACTTGGTTTGTATTTAAAGGTGCGGACAATGTTGTTAGTGGGCGGCACATCAGTTGATAAAAATAAAAGGGACTTGTCTGAAATTAAGCCCCATGTTGTTGTAGGGACACCGGGGACGAATTCATGATATGATTCGCCGTCGTTATTTGCTGGTTGATAAAATGAAGTTGTTGGTAATTGATGAAGCAGATGAGATGCTTTCTGCCGGGTTTAAAGAACAAATGTATAAGATATTTCAACATTTAGACAACGATATTCAGGTTGCTTTATTTAGCGCGACTTATTCGGCTGAATTGGAAGAACTATCTAGGCAATTTATGCAAAATCCAACGCAAATACGAGTTAAAGCACAAGAACTTACATTACAAGGGATTGCTCAATATTACATTAATTTAATTGATGATGTGCAAAAGTATGAAACGGTAAAAGATATATTTGAAAGTTTAAGCATTTCGCAGGCAATTATTTATTGTAATAGCACTCATCGTGTCGATGATTTATGCGAGGCGATGAAAACAGATAATTTTCCCGTGGAAAAAATACATGGTAAAATGAGTGAACAAGAACGAAAAGAAAATTATGTGAATTTTAAAAACGGTGCTTGTCGTGTTCTTATTACTTCTGATTTATTTGCTAGAGGAATTGATGTTCAGCAAGTAAGTATTGTTATTAATTTTGACATACCTAAAAACGAACATACTTATTTACATAGAATTGGTCGTTCTGGAAGATGGGGAAGAAAAGGAATTGCTATTAACTTTCAAACAAAGCAAGATTGCACGAAACTAAAACGGTTTTCTGATTATTATCATACTGAAATCATAGAAATGCCTTCTAATTTCACAGAACATTTAAAAAGTATATAAATTATATTAGATACCATATATCATAAACATATAACATACATCACAAACATATAATATTTGCGTATTAATACAATCATATTTATAATTTATAATTATAAGTATGAGCGACACTGACCATGGTCCCATAAATAGTAAGCCGGAGTATGAAATGAAAATAAACGAGGTTTTTAAGCAACCGGTAGACTTTTGTAAAAAAACACATTTAATAGATAGTAGTGTTAAAAGTGATTTGGAACTAATAACCACTGAAAACCAGGAAAGTGATTCTGTATATAACAATTTAGTTTCTCTTGAAACAAAAGTAGGGAGAGAAGTTTTAAATGATTTTGCCGGTAAATACTCTACAAATACTAAATTTCTAAAAGATACACAGAAGTTATTAAAGCATTCCAGTGATATTTTAGTTGATAAACATTTAATTAACGATATGACCGATCTATGGACCACTATTAAATCAAATAAAACATTTGTAGAAACTTATCAATATCTTGAGTTTGAAAGATTTAGTTATTTAAACTACTCTACTGTATTTTTAACTTGGTTGACTATTTTAAACCTTTTCTCTCCCCTTTTACAGGTTATAACCCCCGTATTAATCTTACTTATACCTTTTTTATTGATGAAAACCATTAGTAATAATCCCAATATTAATTTTTCAAACTATTTTGATGGTTTAAAGTATGTATTAAGCAACAATAGTATGGGTAAAATGGTTTTAAATTTTAATAGTGCGAATATACAGCAAAAACTACAATGTGTAATGGTTGTGTCAATGTATTTTTATAATTTATATCAAAACGCAGTATCATGTTACAAATTCTACAAGTCACAGTTTGATATACAAAAACATTTGTATTTAACTAAACAATATTTAAACTACACGATTCAATCATATGATTATTTTATCAATAAAATCAACGGTTGTAAATTAAAGCAATATGGATATCATACAGATGAACGATTTTTGCAAACATTACACAAATATAAGTATAAAACCACCGAATTATTTAATAAATTTAACTTTGTAAGTGAAACTATGAGTTACAAGTATTATTCTAAGCCAGGCACTATTATGAAAACATTTTATGAATTATATGATTCCAATGATGTAAATGATACGATCACTTATTCTTTAGGATTTCATGGTTATTTTGACATATTAAACTCGATCGTTCATAAAATTAAAGCAAAAACAATTAATAAGATAGCATATACTGATAAAAATAAATGCAGTTTTACAGATATTTACCACCCTTGTATTAATAAAAACCCTATTAAAAACAGTATTGATTTTAGTAAAAATAAAATAATAACTGGACCAAACGCTGCAGGAAAAACCACTATTTTAAAGTCCGTTATTATTAACATATTATTAAGTCAGCGATTTGGATATGGATATTACAGCGATGGTATTCTTAATCCATACAAATATTTTCATTGTTACATCAATATACCAGATAATTGTAGCAGAGATAGTTTATTTCAATCAGAAGTTAGACGATGTAAAAACATACTGTCTTGTATTGAGAAAAATAAAAAAGATAGGCATTTCTGTGTATTTGACGAATTATATTCTGGAACAAACCCATATGAAGCAATATCTAGCGCAACGGCTTACTTAAAATATATTAGCAAATATGATAATGTATCATTTATATTAACAACGCATTTCATGAAAATATGTCAATTGTTGAAAAAGCAAGAAAAAATAGAAAATTGCCATATGAAAACAAATCAAAAACAAGACACACTTACTTATTTTTACAAATTAATTTTAGGAACTTCTCATATTAAAGGGGGTATATCGGTTTTAAAACAACTTAATTATCCAGAAGTTATTGTAAATACAGCAAAAACAATATTAAATTCTATATAATCTATCGGGTTACATAATCCATCCGGTTACATAATCTATTAAATTACATAAACCTGTTTTAATATATCAAAAATAAAATAACATTCGTTAAAAATAATGTTTAAATATATTTAATGATATTAAAATATATGTTTAGCAAAGGAAATGTGTTAACATTAGGAGTATCGCTATGTTCAGTAGTATTAGTTTATTTATATGTAAAAAACAGAATTAATAATGTCGAAAGTAAAGTTGACCGTTTAATTGAAGTCATACAATTATATGATCAGCGTTCTCAACTTGCTCAAATGCAAATGGGTGGAAATACCGGCCAAAAAATTGTAGTATCAGATGCAGAAGATCATGAGGAAGGTAGTGAAAGCGATGAAGAAGGTAGTGAAAGCGATGAAGAAGGTAGTAGTGAAGAAGATGATGCGGAGGATGAAGAAACAACTGAAACATTAACACTTGAAGCAGGAGATAGCGTAGGTGATGGAAATAGTGTTTTTATGCAGGCTTCTTTGGTGTTGCAACATGATGATTTAAGTGTTAGTGGTATTAAAGGAGAGGTAGGAAATTTACACGAAGTGTCTCCAGACATTAAAGAAGTTGATGGATTGGATGATATGGATGATTTAGAAGAAGAAAGTGATGAAGATGAAGATGATGATTTAGAAGTAGAAGAAGTTGTAGACTTTTCTAAAATGGGTAAACTAGAATTAAAAAAACTATGTGAAGATAAAGGGTTTGATATAAAAGGAAAGAAAAAGCATGAACTAATATCACTATTAAAGTAAAGTAAAGGTAAGGGTAAATTCAACTATAAAAAGCAAAGATAAAAGCAAATGTTATCAATAATTTATTTTATGAAAATATTATTATACTTAATAAAATATAATAATATATATATTAATATGAGTTGGAGCACATGTTATAAAGGTTCAAATAATATTTATTCTGATTTTCCTGCTATGATGAGTGATGGGCGAGTGTATACCGAACACGAAACTGCTTGTGATATAAATAATTCTATTGTAAAAAATGTCGGAATCGATAATAACTATGATTACAGGCAATATTTAATTAACAATGGTTTAGATATAATGTCGCAAAATATGGATTCCGCACAAATGTGTTCAAATGTCAAATCATTTACAAACAATGTTAATCGTGATAAATACTTATTTAAAAGTATGTCAGATAAACATCAACCAATGGGATATGAAACTTCTGATTTAAAAAACTTATATTTAACACGTAATCAGTTAGAAAGTAAGCAAACCGCTGAATTTGTTACACAAGAAGAATTATTAAAGATGCGAGCAAGTAACTAAACAAGTAATAAATATTAAAATAACATTTAACATTATTATGATTTTAAAGTAATATAAAATTATAATAAAATGAAAATAATTAGTATTGATGTTGGTATGAAAAATTTAGCATATTGTTATATAGAAAAAAAAGACACGGTAGAAACCGGTAGTTCTACATCTACATCTACATCTACATCTACATCTACATCTACATCTACATCTACATCTACATCTACATCTACAAATAATCCTGGTGATTATTCAATATTGGACTGGAATGTAGTGGATTTAACAGATTCGGATAAGTATATCTGTAAATGTTTAAAGAAAAATGGTAAAGTATGTGGAAAAAAAGCGACTTATTTTAAAAACACGACATATTATTGTAAAACGCATGCAAAACAAAGTGAATATAATATACCAAGTGATGAACTCAATATAAAAAAAATAGATAAAAAGTTAGTATCTGAATTAAAACATTTAGTGAAAAAATACAACATTCCATTAGTCGATTCAAGCAATGAAAATAAACCTGTAAAAAAAATAACAAAAACATTGTTATTGGATTGTATTAAAAAAGAATTATTAAATAACTTTTTGATACCTATTGTTATGAAAAAAACAACATCAATAAGTTTAGTAGAATATGGAATTGCTTTAAAGGAAAAGTTTTCAAACATATTTAATTATGAAGAAGTAGACTGTGTTATTATTGAAAATCAAATAGGTCCTTTAGCATTAAGAATGAAAATGCTTCAAGGAATGATTACACAACACTTTATTGAAAACAACATTCAAAATATTGAAATGATCAACTCATCTAATAAATTAAACCAAATATTGGGTGCCGGAAAAAAAATGTGCTATAAAGAGCGTAAACAAGCAAGTATTAAATATACATTATCCGATTTAAATGAAAACGCTATGATAAACAACTGGTGTGAACATTTTAATAAACATAGTAAAAAAGATGATTTAGCAGACTGTTATCTACAGTGCAAATGGTATATGTGTCAGTTAAATAAAAATAAGGTTAAGTAATATTAACTAATGTTAAGTAAATCTAAAAAATAATTAAAAATAATTTAATTTAATTATTTTTAATTAAATTATAGTGCGGACTACTTAAAATTAAAAGTTCTATTTACAACATAAATGAGTATTGAATTAAAACTATCTGAAGCATCAAGTGATGGACCTGTATTAGAACCGGTATCTATTGGCGGTGGTGGTCAAAAGTCAGTAAATTTTGGACCGGGTGTGGAAATGCTAATGAATCCTAGTAAGCAAAATAAGTCAGGTGAACCAAAAGCAGATATCACCCTATCTGAAATCAATGATTTAAATGATATTGATATTAGCGATAAGCCATCCAGATTATCTTCTATTGGAAAAGATGATTTTATGTTAAATAGTGCTAGTAATTTGTCGGATGAACCTTCTTTAAAATTAAACATTGATGACTCATTTGATATCGGTGGTAAATCAAATGAAGGCGCTCCTTCTTTGATTGGTAATTTAGGGAAAACCGAGTCGTCCGATGGTTTTAAAAGTTTCACAGAGATTCCAGTAAACCCAGATGTAAAAGTTCCCAGTCAGCCAAAACTAACTGGTAAGGAATTGTTAAAAGAAAAGTTTAATTATTTGCGAAAGTTGGAAGCATTGGAGAAAAAGGGCATCACTTTAAGTAAAAAATATTCCATGGAAAATAATTTAGATGAAATGAAAGGTGAGTATGAAATGATTAAATCAGAAAGAGAAAAAGACAATAGTAAAAAGTTTCAATCCAAGATGTTGATGGCTTTTGTATCTGGTATTGAGTTTTTAAATAATAAATTTGACCCATTTGATTTAAAACTGGATGGTTGGTCAGAAGCCGTTAATGAAAATATGGATGAGTATGATGAAGTGTTTGGAGAGCTGCATGAAAAATATGGAGGTAAAACCAAGGTGGCTCCTGAATTGAAGCTATTGTTTATGTTGGGAGGAAGTGGTTTGATGTTGCATATGACAAACACAATGTTTAAATCGTCGATGCCTGGAATGGATGATATTATGAGACAAAATCCAGAATTGATGCAGCAATTTACGCAAGCAGCGGTAAATACGATGGGTGAATCCAATCCGGGATTTGGCAATTTTATGTCGGATTTCGCACGAGGAGGAAATAATAGCGCGATGCCCCCTCCACCCGTCGTGCCTCCTCGCGGCTCTCCTCCAGGACCCAGTCAAGAAATGAAAAGTAACCCTCCTCGACAAAGCAAAAACATTTCGATGTCGTCAAGACCTGATATTGATGCTGCGAGAGGTAATTTAGATTTTAATGATGCTGAAAATATGGATTCTAATTATGGAAATGCTCGCGCAGAAATGAAAGGACCTGGAGATTTAAAAGATATATTGGCTGGATTAAAAACAAAAACCATTAATATTAATGATGGGAAAAAGGAGGGCAGCACGATTAGTCTTCAAGAGCTAGAAGAAATACAATCTACTGATTTATCTTCAAGGAACCGTAAAATGGTGAAAAGCAAGCGTAAGAAATCCGAGAGAAATGTAGTTGATTTGGGTATTTAACATACTTATTTAAATAATATCTATAAATATTTATATATCATGGTATTAGGGTTGCTGGTTTATGAAGCGATGGATGTTGTATATCATGTATCAAAAATAACATACAACAGTGCGTCGTTTGTTTATAATTGGTATTATGATATCAATATTAATCATTTAGATAATAAAGTAAAACATGATGAAGAACATATAAAAAAATTAGAAGAGCGTGTGGCTCAATTAGAACAAATTATTTCAAACAACAAATTGGCTATTGAAGATATAGATACAAACACACACACCAGCACAAATAATAAAAACCAACTGCTATTATGCGATTCTATATAAAAATATAATTATATTATGTATTTCAATATAATTATAGCAGAAGTTTTAAACCTTTTCTGGTTTTTCTTGGCTTTACTTTAATGTATTTATTGAGTGGTTTCGTTTTCTTTCTTGTTTTTCGTGCTTTTTTTGTATATCTGCTTTTCATACCACCCTTATATGATGTCACCGCTTCTAATTGTATTATTTTTTTTTGCTTTTCTTTAATTACTTTGTCGATTGCTTGTAATTTTTCTTGTGATTGTTGCAAGTTTCCTATATCAGATGATTTTTGCACTTCCTTTATTCCTTGCTCTAACGTTTTTTTAACATCTTCTTGTTTTGTTAATTCAACTTTAAGACGACTTATTTCTTGTGAATTTTTTTTAAATGATTGTTTAATTAAATTGGGGTCTGAAGCTATATCTGAAAACCAGATACCTTGCTTAATATTACCCATTATATTTTTAACTTTATCCCATCTATTAGGACAATTAAAAACACCCGCTTCACTATTCTTTATTTTATCTAAAAAGATGTTACCTAGTTTTTCAGTTAGTGATTTGTTATCCCATTCTTCTTGTGTTATTACTTTTGATTGAAATAGTGTTAAATCTACATATATATTTATTTCGTATCCAATAACTCCGCGTTCTTTAGTTTCTGCGTAATCAAAATACAATCCATTTGGTCGCTTTTTAATAGAAGGAGTATGTGATATAATGTATGCGTTTTTGTTATTTGGCTTTATAAGTTTATTTAAATCTGTTTTAGATTCGGGTTGATGTTTTCCAAGAACATGATCGGGAATAAAACGCGCGTTTTTTTTAAGGGTATTAAGTGTGTTTTTTACAATAAAATCATTTAATTTGTCTAATTTAGATGGTGGTTCGTCTGTTGCTGTCTCTTCCGCCTCTTTCTTTTTATCCATTCCTTTCCCCTCTTTTTTACCTGCATCTTTTACTGTATCAAATATATCTTTTTCATAATAAAATACTTCCACAAATCTAAATTTCAATAGCTTACTTGCGGATACATTAGCAATACTTTTTTCCATGTTTTGATATTTTCTTTTATACTGTTTTAATTCGGCCGTTGGAATATAACTTTCAAATGGTTCAAATGTAATTGTATATAATTTTCGCGTTTCATAATATTTTGTTGCATCTCTAGTATCTTCACCAATACTTACTACTTTTGCTAATAATCCGTAATTTTTATGTGAGGAGTCATTGTATTTTACAATGTCCCCTTCTTTTAAATCTGTATATTTGTCAACTTGAGAATATTTTTCTGACTCGGATAATAATTTTATATTTGAAACCTTTAAAGGAAAGTATTTTGAACCGGAATAATTGGTTTTATAATTCCATCGTAGTTTGTATTTTAATTGACCCAATTCTATTTTTGCATTTGATTGTTTTATTTTTTGTTCTATATTCAATATTTCTGCCGTTGCGTCCGTCGATTGTTCTACTTTATATATTTTTTCATCAATATACAATAAGATATTGTTTTTGTCGTCTCTTTTTATATTATCTTTTTCTTTATTATTAATAACTTTCTCTATTTTAATTTTTCTTTTGTTATCATAAATTAAAAGTTTTATGGATTCAATGTCTTTTGTTCTATCTATTATTCTAAGTTGAAATTTATCAGAATTAGCATCGATATTATAACTTTTTGCAGTATTTGTTGTATCCTCATCTCTTAGTATCACAACGGATGTTTGGGTTCTGCTTACAATAACTCCCTTATATAATATTGGAATGTATGGTCCTGAAATGCTACTATTATTCCATATCCGATAATTTTCATTCCCACTCAGACTGGCGGCGGTTGTAAATGGATGTTTATATGATTTATATAAACCTTTTTCATATTTTTTTTTTTCTGGATAGGCAATTTTATCTTCATAAACCAACACTCGATCGCCTTCTTTTAAATATTTAAAACGCTCTTTATCAATATCTTTTGGGAGTTTTGGGGTTATCATTAGGCTTTTTTCAATATCATCGTGTATTAAGTTGTTTAATGTTTCTTCGCTGTAATTTTTGTCTTGTATTGATGCCCTATCAGTACCTTTTATAGTTCCATACATAATATCTTTATCATCCTTAACATTGATTAATTTGATGTCGGAGCCTATTTTTAAAAAATCAGTAGTTTTTCTCATACTTTCTATCATGTCTCCAATACGGTCTCTGTCATCTGTAGTTGTCATAGTTATATTTTAGTTAGATTATTTAACTTAAATATAATTAATATTGTTATTGTTATTAATTTAAACTATATCCATTTTAAATTGGTTCATGGTTTTCAACATTGTTGTATTGTTTTGCTGCTGTTTTGCTTTACTTAATATTTCTTCTGCTTTTTTAATTTCATCGGGTGTAACAACACCATCACCATTTAAATCAAGAACATCTTTATATTTTCTATATTCCATTGGTATAACGCAAAACTTACTATTTTCATTAAATAAAAAATCAGTTAATACAATAAAAATCGCAGTAAGTCCTAAAGACATTAAAATATCTCGTGTCCCCATCCAAGAAATAGAAAATATTAATATCTGTCTTGCAACATGGTTTTTTAAATATTCTTCTTGTGTCTTACTTAATTCTATTGTAATATATTTTGAACCAATATTAAGCATTATCATTACTAAACCAGCAAAAAATTTGCTATTGTTTAGTGATGCTAAATGTTGTTTTATATTTCCAAACATCTTATTTAATATAGTTTGATAAAATGTTTTACATTAACTTACAATTAATAGTTGCTATTTTGTTATGTGATTTTTGTTATGTGATTTTTTTGGTTAATTTTGGTTATTTTATTTAGGAATAGTATAATTAAGCATATTCCATAGTGGATTTTAAAGTAGATCGCTCTGCCGATGCTTTAATTTCTCTATCTAAATCAGTAGTGTTTGTATTGGTAACAGGGATTTTCAATTTTTTAAGTAATTCAGTAAACCCCGAAAACCCTTCTTTATTATATTTTGTGCATTTCTTTTTTGTCGATGATAATACTTCAAACCCTTCTTTACCGGTTTCATCGTCTTCTTCTTTACTTTCCATTTCTTCTTCTTTACTTTCATCATCTTCTTCTTCATCTTCCGTTTCATCATCGGTTTCCATTTCTTTATCAGCGTCTTCTTTTTCTTTTTCCATGGTTTCCATTTCTTCAATTTCCTTTTCTTTTGTTTTTTCTTTTTTGGATTTCTTTTCTTTACCTTCAAAACCTTCTACAGTAGATTGATGTAATAAAGTAATCATAATAACTGCTAAAATAATTGCTGATACAGAATCAAGCATGTAGTTAGAAATAGCAATAATAGATACCCATGCGAGTTTTCCCATTTGACTGGATACACTTTCTATTAAGAATTGTGGTGTTTTATATAGCAAAGCAGCCAATAAAGATAGTAAAAGTAAATTTGTATATTTTTTCATTATATATAAATAAAAACAAATAAAAAATTATCTCTTTTTTTTATAAGTATGGCAAGTCAATTAGGATTTTCAGAATTTATGTCTAATAATGATAATAATGAAGAAGTAAATAAAAAAAGGCGAAATAAAACAATTAAAAGAAAGGCAACGCCAAGTAAAAAGGTAATGGAATTCCTAAATTCTATGGATCATTCTAAAAATGAGGAAGAAGAAGACGATAGTTTAGCAGATTTTGCTCCTCCACCTAATCCAGAATTAACATCTCTCCCCAATGATAAAAAAGAAGACGATGTAGATGCCGCTGTATCCCCTGAGGCTTTTAATAATATAAATGTTTCGGAAGAAAAGATAAAACAATACTACAATAATTACTTGCCTTATTATGACACCGCAAGTAATAATGCAAATGTTCACGGTAGTAAAGATGATTTAATGAAAAAACTAAATTATATGATTCATTTGTTAGAGGAAAACAAAGATGAAAAAACAAATACGGTAACTGAAGAACTGATTTTATATATGTTTTTAGGAGTATTTGTTATTTTTGTAGTAGATAGTTTTGCAAAAGCCGGTAAATACACTAGATAAATAGTAAGTGGTAGCATCTATCATCATCAAATAACCCACTAATCAATTAGCCGCAAAATTAAATAATTAAATAATTAAATAATTACAATATTTTTACTTGAAACTGGTTTCATAGCATAATTGTATAAATAATAATAGTATTTAGAATAAGTGTATGGCTGTATATCTATGTTTTTAATTAATGTAGAAGTGTCTGCTATTGATTCTAAAAGTAAAACCTTATATTTATCGATTGTTTTTAAATGATCAATCGCTAAATAAAACCCCAGTTTAAATTTATCATTTTCTATGTTGTCGTTGTTTCTGTTGTTGTTGCTGTTGTTGTTATCTTTAAGCGTCGTGTTTACTTTAATACACGCAAAACATTCTACAGATAAATCTCCATCATATGTTGTGTGATTGTTTCTAAAAAAATAATAAGCTTTTGCGGTTTGTTCTTCCATTAAAGCAAACACAAATATATGCTGTTTTTTTATTAAATAAGACATATGCTTATACTCGTCCATTATTAAACAAGTAAATCTATTATTGGACATTGTTACATTTGTCGTTAAATAGTTATATAAATCATATAATATTGATAGGGTGCTTTCTCCAATTAATACAGTATTTAGTTTACGCTGTGTAAGGTGTATTTTAGGAAATTGATTTAAATCGTAGAAATAGCAATTGTAAATTGTAAGAGGAACAAATGGTCTTGATGTTCCCTCATGTTTAAAGAAAAACACATCTAATTTTTTCAAGTATCTCTCCCTAACATAATGATTTTCTATTAATTTACCAGCAATATTTTTACCTCTATGCTGTTTATTTACACACAAATTATCAATATATCCAATGTTTAGTTGCGTGTCTTTAGCATACATTGTTTTACTAGCACATGTCATAAGACCTATTAAATCTCCATATACTTTTTCATAATAAAGCGACACATTTGACGGTATGTTTTTGCAAATAAGATGATCCATTATAAAATCGCTAGATGGAATGTATTTTTCGTGTGGTTCTGTCATAAAATGATTATTTAATAGTAATGTTAAATTTGCAATTTCCTTTTCTGATAGTGATTCTGCATTTTTAAAATCAATAGAATTATTTACTTTATTTACACAATTAGGGAGAGATGTTTCAATTATTCCTTGTGGAAAAAATAGGTTTTTAACATCATGATAATAAAAAATAGGTTGTTTTGACCAGAATGGGTAACGAAGTTTAAAGTAAATTATAAATAACACATACAAAAGTATAAAGTACATTATCATATATTTTATAATTAAAAACAAATCCATTTGTTATATGGGTAATTTACTTTTATTTTTATTAAAATTTGGGAGAGAAGACGAATTATTTATATTATTGTTATTGTGGTTATTATTGTTATTTTATTCCGGTTTTTGCAAGAAATATAAATACTGATATTCATACTGGCAACTTACCATATCTATCTTAGAATGCATTATAAAGCCAACAGACTTGGCGGATGCTAAAATATCACGTTGTGAATCCATATATAAATTATGCTCGTTTTTTCTGGTATTTTTAGTAGCATCATCTTTAAATGTTTCATAAAAATAAGCCATGTCATTATCATTATCTGGAACATAGCTGGCTTTATATAAGAAATCCTTGAATTTTACTACTGACTTAGTGAGGCGTTTTTTAGCATATTTTTGTGCATTTACCAATGTAAGTGGGTTCGCCGAATTAATGATTGGGTCAAACATATCTCTATTTACCATATGAACTACTAGCATACCACCTGGTTGTAACCAATCAAAACAATTCTTAAAAAACCGCGCCTTATCTTCCATACTATAAATGGTAAAGTATAAACACAAAATATGACTGGCCCCATTATGTTGAAAATTAGAAGAATCCAATGCGTCCCCCAATTTAAAGTTACATTCTGGATATTCTTGTTTAGCTAATTTAATCATACTGGGAGAGATATCCAATCCAGTTGCTTCTATACCTTGCTGACTATAATGACTTACATGATGCCCTCTTCCACAACCAACATCAATGACAACTGAATCTTCATTTATTTTACCAACTCGTTTTAAATGAACTACCTCGTAATCATTTTTTATTTCATCATATACTAAATCATCGTAAATAGAACTATAAAAATCATCATATACATCGTTGCCTTTTTTCACTATAAAATCAGCACTTTGTTCAAATCCTTCCTTTTTATTAAAAGTATAACTTGTTATTACAAATGCAATTATCAACAATACTAATAATTTCTGTATCAATGGTAACTTAATAAATAATTTAGGAATCTTTTTTAAACCTTTAAATAATTTATTGAAAAATGCTGTAAATGAAGTTGTCATATATGTATTATTGGTATTTTTTTTATATGAAATGTAATTATTAATGAACGATTATGATATTAATGATAAAAGAACACAAAAAGAGTTTTCAGGTATAACATTTTCACAATTTAAAAAAACAGAAGTAAAAAAACAATTAGTAAATGCTATTTTATATAATAAATTAGAAGAATCTTGTTATTGGAGCGCTGAATATATATGTAGCGGCCATTTTGTGGATTTATGGGAGATTATTTTATTGTTATTAGGTAAGCATATTCACATCGGTAATCCTAAACTGTCTATTTATTTAGACTTAAGACTTAACTACTTTAAAGAAATGCTAAATAATGGGTATTTAGACAACGAAATTAAAATGCGTAATAATTTAAAAATAAGAGAACTATTTGCTGAAATAATGTGTGTTATGTGTTTGTCTAGAAAAAAAAACTCATTTGATGTGCCAAAAATTCCCCAAGAAGAATACAATATATTGCGTATTTCATACAAGTTAGAAGCAGACAGTTTAGAATATGCTAAAAATGTGTTTCACAATGAAGATCCAAAGGAAATGTTTATAGCACTTAATGAATTGGCGTTTAATATAAAAAACAATATCAAAAACATGACAAAAAGCATTTATTGGATTGAATGGCTACTTGGATTTGAAACATTATCAAAAAGAGAAAATAATTTAGTGTTTTTTGGTGCAAGAAGAACATATAGTGTCGCTCCACAGTTTCAAAAAGATATTGTTTGGATTATATGGGATTTAATTATGGAAGAAGCCAAAAGTAGAAACAAAGGAATTGTTAAAATAATTAATTCTATAAATCAACTATTTTGTTTGCGTTATTCTAGTGGCGCTAAAAAAAAGCGTAAATATTTAATATTTTATTGCATTGCTTTGTTAACTGAATATGTTGATAATTCTGTTAAAATAATAAACAACTCGGAATTAATAGAACAAATTAAAAAGAAAATTAATGTAATTTACAAGCAAATAAAAGTAAATGAAATCACACCCAATACAGATTATTTATTTAATAACAGTTATAACTCGGGTAATTTAGAAAAAACAATAGAACGATTGGAAAAAATGAATAGTTTAACAAATTTAATTCCTAGAAGCTAAAAATAATATATTTATTTAGTATATAATGCCTTCATACAGACCAAGATATTTTCAAGCAAAGCGTGCAGATGATGGAACCACCGGTGGAAACATGAAATCGGGCGTCCCTACTCGTGTCGGTAAAAACCCATACACCATGCGTTTGATCATTAGCAAAGCCGATGACAAATGTGGATGTTAATTAAGCAAACCCGTAAAATTATTAACTTATTAATAAACCAAATCACAAATAACAAATAAAGTAAAAGCACTCTATATTTGTTATTAACACTATATTTGTTATAAGTTTATTTATTTTATATGACCTATTTGTATATGGAAAGCAATATTAGTGATACAATCACACCATCATTAACAGCTAGTGCTCCATTTAATCAACCTATGAGTAGCTCATCCGGAGGCAATGCTTGGTTTTATGTTAAAATTATATTTGCTGTTTTGTTTTTAGCATTAATGGGTCTTAATATTTTTACTTATTTATCCGAAGGCACAGATATTTTTGGTAAATATTTAGGTATATCATTGTTGAGAGGAGCAGAAGGAACAAAGTCCTTGATTTCCACAACAAAACAAGGTGGAGATGTTGCTTTAGATGTAGCAGAAGGAACCGCACTACAAGTAATTAATTTACCCGAACAACAAATAAAAAGGCGCTTAAATAAATCTCAAAACAACCAATTTTATAGTAGTAAGGTAAGTGCTGTCGATACTGATATGGCAACTGGAAATAAAGCATTTTGCTATATTGGAAGTGAAAATGGAAACCGCAGATGCGTTGAAACAAGCAAAGATGATGTGTGTGAGTCTGGTAAAGTATTTCCTACCATGGATGTATGCATCAACCCATATTTAAAAAAATAACGAAATAACACACATAGTAATTAACTAATAATTAACTAATAATTAACTAATAATTAACTAATAATTAACTAATAATTAACTAATAATTAACTAATAATTAACTAATAATTAACTAATAATTAACTAATAATTAACTTATTAAGATATAATTTATAATAAAAAGTATAAATTATAAAGGTATTATTTAATCAGGTTAAAACACCGTCTCCTTCATCATCGCTAAAATCGCTATTGTATTCAACATCATCGTTTAATAAATTATAATTATTGCTTTCCAAAGTGTATTGTGTATTACCTCCCGTAAACTTTTTTACTGTATTACATAAATATCCCAGTGGATTTTTAACATTATCATATACATTTTCAATAAAATCTATATGCTCTGCCATTTTTTGACAATCTTCTTTAATATCCACCTGCAACAATTCAATCATTTTATCAACTTTACTATGTAAATCATTTACTGATTGTTGTAAATTATCCTACTGTTTTACTTAAACTATCTACTTTCGTGTTTAAAGTATCGATTGATTTATTATTTTCTATTTTGTTATTTACTAACATACTTGCGATTGACATTATTTGATAAACAAGTATATTATTTTATATAATATATAACTCATCCATAAAAAAGACGCGATTCTATTTACCCATAGTAATAATATGCTTTTTTCAAACATGTGTTGAAACATGTTATTTTGAGGAACAAAGTGAATTGCTATAATAGATATAACAAACAATATACTTTCGTATATCCACTCATATGAACCACGGTAAACAAGTAAATTTAAAAATCCAGTAAATATAATTTTATCAAATAATTGTCCTTCCATCATTGCCAATAATGACATAAATATTAAAATAGTAGGGGTAAGGTTTACTTTTAATAAAATAAAAAACATCAATATCAAAAAAGTTTTATGAACACCATAAATACTCCATGATTCCTTATCAAAAAAACGAAACGAAATATTCATAAATATATATATTTGTGAATATTTAAATCAATTATATGGCTTTATTTTTCATGTTTAATTTCTATTTTCATAGTTGGGTAAATACCAACGCATAGAAAGGTATGGAGGATTTGTAGCTAAAGCATCATCGCCGGCCGATTGAAGATTGGGTCCTTGTTTTACAATATTTCCAACTTCAATACCAGTAATAGCACGACTAAAATAGCGAAGATTTGATATTAGCCCACTAAATCCACCTTGCGATGACACATATACATTACCATAGTTTTGCTTTGGTGGAGAACCTTCAAATATATGTCTATGAACAATATTATTGTTAACATAAATGTCCATGTGCTTATGTTTAACGCGGATTGTTAAATTTAACCATTTTTGAATAGGAATGTTAGGAATTGAGATGTCTGCTCCTCTAGGATTATCAAATGTGCTCATTAAAATTCTTAATTCTGCTTGGTCGTTGTTTTTGCGTACATATACACCCGGTCCATTATTTATAATATTTTCAATGTTATCAGGTGTGGCATTTTTATCTCCCTTGTGAAATATGTTTTGATACTTATTATCGACCGTTTCTAAAAACAACCAAGTATTCCAAGTAAATTCAACACCTCCATCTTCGTTTTTAGATCGCATTAATGTAATTGATTCATCAAACTTGGTGTTTTGTAGTATCATTGACGATTGATTACCTCTTTTCATACCTTTAATTAAAAATGGATCAGGGGAAGGAGAATATATGCGTTGAAGCAATGTGGTGCCTAATCTTAAAACAAAAGTAAATAATATTAAAATCATAAGTAAAAAAGCGATTTTGGCTATGGCCGAATTAGATTCTAGAAAATCAGCGGTTCCAGATACATATCTATTATTTCTAAATGAATCAAATAAATCATCGGTTGTTTGTTTTAAATTTCCAGTAACAGATGTAAAGGTTTGTGCGACCGCTTCTCCTGTATTTTGCGCAGCGTCTCTAGCTCGTTCCATTTGTTGGTCTATATTTATATTTTGCATTGGGTTGGGAGGATTCATATTTATATATAGTATTATAAGAAATAAAGATAATAATAAATTAATACAAAGTAGCCATTGCCATTAAACCACCTATTATCGCTAAATTTTTATCAAATATTAGCTTCATTAAACCTTCATTGCTGTGATATAAAAGTGTTGCCAAAATAGTAAAAATAATTAAAGAATAAATAGCAACACGAGCAGCATTAAATAATACTGGAACAAAATTAGATAATATTAATACCAAAGGTGCTACAATTTCAATTATAATAACTAATAAAATTGCTAATTCGTAAAACTTATTTGGCAATGTTTTTACAGGAAACATTTCTTTTAATCCTTTAACAGTTGATGTAAAATTGTTGATTTTATTAAAACCCGCCTTCACATAAATTAAACTAATTAAAATCGTTGATATTAATAGCCACATTAATTATATAAATTAATTATAAATTAATTATAAAATTATCATTATCATAGAAATCAATCTATTAATTACAAAATAATACTACTTTTTTCTTGATTGTCCTGCATAAAAGCAAATTTTAGTTTAAAACGGTTGAAAAAGCTTCCGATTCCACCTTCACCATATCCGTCTTTATACATTTGGTATGCTTCTCGTGTATTTACTGATCCGGCTTGATACAATACCTTCGATAAATATCCCGCAAATCCGGTTGTCGTTTCTATTTTCCCCGTTAAAGTAATAGCTGCATCTGGATCCGGTTTATGTGCTGTGCCATCCATTATACTTGTTTTAACTAATTTACCGTCAATGTAAATGTCAATAGTTGAACCCGCTTTAGTCATAATAACATGATTCCATTTTTGCAATGGGATATTTTGAACCACAATTTCATGATGACGAATTACACATTTGTTAGTTTGATCATCAAAATCCATATTCTTCTCACTGCAATCCTCCTTTTTTGTTGGAGAGTTTACTGTTGCACCAGGTTTTGATATTTTAAAATGAATATCATTTTGATTTTCTCCTAAATATATTTGTGGAAAATAATATACACCTTGATCAGCCTGCGAATATTTACGCTCTAATATCATCTTTTTTTCACCGTAGTTTTGATTATAATCATTTATGTAAATCCAAAAACTATAAGTATAGTCGGTGCTTCCACTTCCATATAAACTGGTGTGTTGTATAGTGTCTTCATTGTCTAATGCGCTATGCATTTTAACCAAACTACTTTTACTTTTATCTGAAAATACCGTTGTGTAAAATATATATAATATTACTAGTATAACGGCTCCAAAAATTATTTTTTTGATGTCCATAATATAATTAATAGTTAGAAAATTATAATTAATAGTTGTAAATTATAATTAATAGATGTAAATTTAATATTTTAACAAATCACTCATAACAGGGGGATTTTTATTTTTTAATAAATTGTAATTTGTTAATATTTTATGTTTTGTTAAATAGTTTTTATAGTAAACAATATTTGCTATACCACCGCTTGCACCACCATCTTCTCCTATATTTATTGATTTATACTTAAATTCTTCCATCACTCCTTGAAAACTATTCACAAGAGTGCCGTTTACAAACAAATCATATGTCCCGTCTATAAAGTTTATTACAATATTGTTCCATTTTTGCATTTTTAAATTAGGCATAATGTATTCTTTGCTGGTTTTTGGATCACTTCCTAATTTTAATTTTAAAACACTATATGGATAATCATACTTAATTTTCGAGCCGTGTATGTTTTTATATTTGATTAATTTACCTTTATTGTCTGTTTTAATAACATCTTGCAAATCGTAAATGTAGGTTCTATTTCCTAATTGTGTAACTTTAACAACTGTCGATTCGATTGCTTTTGGTTTCGCGCTTGTTGTTGGTGGCATATATTTAACAACTGAATTTACAGGTATTTTTTTATATACTGGACAATAAAGTATTTGAGGTCGCCCATCAAAATCAATTACATTATTACATTCCTTAACACTGCCTAATTGCGCGTGCATAAATATCCAAAACGATAAACTATACGAATAATTAGGTTGATTTGCCACATTGGTAAATAAATTAACATTTTCTATTGTGGTTGGTGTAGTAACGGTTTTTAAAGAAACGGGCGCCATTTTTAATACAATACCATCTTTTATTTCTTTTATATCATAGTCATCGCCTTCACCTGCCAAGCCCAAATCTTCTTCTGGAGCTATTTCTGTTTTAATAGTTTTTATTTTTTGTTCTAATTCTATGATTGCTTTCTGTGTAGTTTTTATATATTCAATGTGTTCGTCGCAATCAGTAGATGGATCATTAGTACATAATTCTAATTCTATTAAACGATTTTTTACAACTTCATTTGATTCATTTTCACTATACAACCTAAACAATTCTTCCCAAGTATCATTTACACCTTGTGCATTCATAAATTTAACATTAGGACGACTCGATCTTTTAAATAAGCTTTTTTTTAAATTAAACACACTACTTGTTAGTCGTTCTTTTTCTTTACGATTCATTTCTAATATTTCGTTTAAGTCTTCGCTATTTGTTTTTTTATTACTTAAACTAAAGTAAAACCGCCGTTCTGTAAATGGAATTAAAAAATACAAAGCAATAATTGCGATTTCAATCAGTAATACAATATAAACAAAATAAGGAGTGTTTTTAATTTGTTGAGATATTGTATTTATAATAGGAACAATAATACATGGGATAATAAATATCAAATTAAATATCAAGTGGAATGGTTGAAATTGTTTTATTTTTTTGTAAAATTCACTATTTGTTATAAGTGCGTATGCTGCGAACATTATTCCTATCAATATAAACCCAAATATAAACGATGATGAAGTTACAAATGCCTTATCACTTGATAGTGTAATCAACGCAAATATTATAATTGCCAATATAATTGAAGATATAACCGCAGCAGTCTTAGAATTGAGTTTAATTATATCTAATATACCTTTGAGTTGGCTACCAATTGTGCTACTGTCACCAGTAAACATGTTTGAATTTGTATATCGTATTCTAAAAAATATACTAACCAATACACTTAATATTCCTATTGTCCACATTGCGGGTGTATTCCATTCACTATACGGGTTATTTGCCATATTTACAATTGTGCCAATTAAAAATCCACCCACGGTTAAAGCAATCAATACCATAATAGTAGTTAGTCGATTAGTAGTGTGTACTATTTCATCCCACTTTTTTGGAATATTTTTTATTACATTTGTTAAAAAAGCCAACACTTTTGTAATTGTTTCAGCTAGTTTATTTTTTACTGTTGAAAACCCATATCTATATAAAAGAACAAGCAAAACAACGCCCGATATAACACCTATAACAATGCCGGTCGTTTTTTTTTGCTGTAGTTTTTCTTCATTTTTCATCATTTCATTATATTTTTTATCATTATTACTAGACATTGTATTTATATATTTTATATATTATTTATATTAAATAATCTATAAAATACCGGTTCACTGTAACTTATTCATCATACCTTTTTGTGCATGGCATTTTCTACATACCGCTGCTAAATTACTTACATGATTTGAGCCACCATATTGTAAATCAACCTTATGATCCACCTCAAATGTTGCGTCTAATTGTTCTCCGCAATATTGACACATCCAATTTTGTTGTGATGCTACATATTTTTTCTTAGTTTCACTTACACTGCGTTTACTAGTTCCAAATCCGGAGTTTATCATTCGCTTTTGTTGTGGTGTGCTTGTTAAATTTTCAATTATTTTATTGGAATTAGTTAAATCAAATATAGGAGTAATCATATCTCGTGTGTTATGATCGATTGGTAAATATCGAATTACATTTGAACCATGCAATAGTAATTTTTGTGAAGAAAGTGGATATTTTTTAATAAAAACATACAAACTTAACCCAATAAACCCAATACTAGCAATTTTAAAATATTTTTTCTGTGTTAAAAACCATTTAGAATAAGCGCCGTCATGATAAGTATCTACTATTAATAAAACGGTTAAAATAAAAACCCATTTTTCTATTCCCATTATATAAATATAAATATAAATATAAAGATAAACATAAACAAAATTAATTAAATTAGAATAGCTTACTTTTTATACAAATAAGTAATCACTGCGATAACACCTACCACAACGCCTATTTGTATCATTTTCTTTTTTAGTTTATAATAATCTTTGTCTTGTTCTTTGGAAGGTTTATATTTATCATAATATTTTTCTAAAGCAGTTTGTAAATCGTCTGTTTTCATATTGTTTTGCTTGTACATTTTATTAAATATATAATTAACCCATTTCATAAACGACAATCTAGAATCTAAATAAGGTGTCACTGGATAATCATCTATTAATTTAATAAAATCGTTGCCAAATGGCTTCATAGGTATAAAAAGTGGTAAGTTTTGAATAAAATCATAATATTTTTTTTTTGTAACATCATTTGGATGCTTTGGATAATTTAAAGCGATTGTCTGCATTGTAAAATGAATATAAGGCATCCATACTTCCTTATTAAAACTCATTTATATAGGAAATGATATAAAAATAATTTTATTTTTACATATAGAAGTTATGAATATAGTTAATAAAGTAAATGTAAATCAAATAAAAAATGTGTTTTGTACTAATTGTGGAAAAATGGGGCATCATTTTAGGTCGTGTAAAAAACCAATCACTAGTTCTGGGATTATTTGTTTTAGAAAGCGCAATCATAAAATAGAATATTTATTAATTTGTAGAAAAGATACATTGGGGTATATTGAATTTATGAGAGGAAAGTATCCCATGTATTTTAAATCATATATCATTAATTTAATTGATGAAATGACAATACAAGAAAAAAACAATTTATTAACTAAATCATTTGATGAATTATGGTATGAGTTATGGGGTGATTTTGTAAATTCAAAATATTCAACAGAAGGTAAGATTTCCAAATCAAAATTTAATCATATCATGGATGGTGTTAATAACTATGATTCGGAATATTATAAACTACGACAATTAATTGAAAAAAGCACAACTACATGGACTGAACCAGAATGGGGATTTCCAAAGGGAAGGCGAGAATATCATGAATCGGATGTAGATTGTGGTAAACGAGAATTTGAAGAAGAAACTGGTATATCACATACAAAAATAGACATTATACTAAATATAATTCCATATGAAGAAACATTTATGGGGTCGAATTACAAGTCTTATAAACATAAGTATTATTTAGCTTATATGAAAGATTTGGATAATTCGCATAATTTTCAGAAAACGGAAATTAGTAATATGAAATGGATGACTTATGAAAATGCTTTAAAACATATACGACCTTATAATAGCGAATTAATTGATATTTTTAAAAAAGTAAATGAGGTGTTAAAAGAACACTACGATGATGTATAATATATTATGTTTTGTGTATAATATGTTATTTATGTGACATAATATGTTATTTATGATTTTAATAGTTTAATCTAATATTATATTATATTAATAATGGAAGAAAATCTATATCCACATATTGAGTCAGGTGACTTTAATAAAAAAATAACATTAAAGCGTGAATTTTCAACTACAAAAATAAATGGATATTCCAAAGAAGATTACAAAAATATAGAAGCAATATCTGATAAATTATGTGCTGCAACTGATTTTGAATTATCGAATCATCAACAGTTTGTAAGAAACTTTTTATCATTTGAAACGCCATATAACAGTTTGCTTTTATATCATGGATTGGGTACGGGTAAAACATGTTCTTCTATTTCAATATGCGAGGAAACTAGAAAATATATGAAATTAATGGGGTATAATAAAAAAATCATAGTTATAGCGAGTCCAGTCGTTCAAGAAAATTATAAATTACAGTTGTTTGATCCTAGAAAGCTGGAAAAAATAGATGGGTATTGGAATATTAAGGCATGTACGGGCAATAAGTTTATAGAAGAAATAAATCCTATGTTTACTAAAAACATTCCTCGTGAAAAAGTGATTAAGCAAATTAATAAAATTATAAAAAATTGGTATCAATTTATGGGATATGAAAAGTTTTCAAATTACATTACAAATATTATAAAAAAAGCAGCAATACGGTTAACAGACAAAGATTTAACGGATAAATCAAAGATTGAAATAATTGAAAGTGAATTTTCGAATCGTGTTATAGTAATTGATGAGGTTCATAACATTAGAACCGGCGATATTATGAAACGAACATCAGAGCATTTTTTAAATTTAGTTAAATACGCCAAAAATACCAAACTTATATTATTGACTGCTACACCTATGTATAATGATCATCGAGAGATTGTGTGGTTGTTAAATTTAATGAATTTAAATGATGGTCGGTATATGTTAAAAGAAAAGGATTTGTTTGATAAAAAAGGCAACTTACGCGTCGATAAATCTGGTAAAGAAGTGGGAAAAGAGTTATTAATACAAAAAAGCACGGGATATTTTAGTTATGTAAAGGGCAACAATCCATTTATGTTTCCTTTCCACATTTTACCGGAAACAAGTGGGAGAGATGAATCATTGAAAATATTAAGCAAAAATAAAAGTTGGTCATATCCATCTCATCAAATAAATGATTTAAAGATAGATATTCCTATACAACATTTAGATTTGTTTATTACAAACATTGGCGGAACGATACAAGAAAAAGCATATAATGTTCTTATTGAAAAATTAAAATCGGATAACCCTATTTTAAAAAAGAAAAATGAAGGAATACAGTATACTATTATTGATGGTCCGTTGCAAATACTAAACATGGTTTATCCAACGGAAGCGCTGGAAGGTGATTCTAAAATTACAGCCGCATCGATTGAAAAAATGTATGGAAGTGATGGTTTAATGCGATTAATGAAGCGAGGAAAAAGTAAAAAGGATTATCAATACCGAGATGCTACACTAAAACAGTTTGGTAGGATATTTTCAGAAGAAAAAATTAAAACATATAGTAGAAAAATACACACAATTTTATCCGAAGTAAAGAAATCGAAAGGAATTGTAATGATTTATTCACAGTTTATAGAAGGAGGTTGTGTTCCTTTGGCATTGGCACTTGAAGAAATTGGTTTTGATCGTTCAAGTGGTAATAATTTGTTTAAAACCAAACCATCTACTAAACGATTTAAGTTTAAACATCGTAATGGTAAAGAGTTTTTTGGAAAATACGCAATGATAACGGGCGACCCAACTATCTCTCCCAATAATAAATTTGAACTTAATCAAGTTACAGGTCGCAATAACAAATACGGACAAGAAGTGAAAGTAGTCATTATTTCAAGAGCTGGTTCAGAAGGGTTGGATTTTAAAAATATAAGACAAATGCATTTAATGGAACCATGGTATAACTTAAATAGAACAAACCAAACAATTGGGCGCGCGGTGCGTAATTTAAGTCATTGTGCTCTGCCTTTTAAGGAAAGAAATGTTGAAATATTTTTGTATGGAACGCAACTAAACGATGAAAACAAAACAGAGGCAATAGACATGTATATGTATCGTTTAGCAGAAAGAAAGGCAATGAAAATAACTGAAATAGCAGAAATCCTTAAGCAAAACGCAATAGACTGCGTGTTAAACAAGCAACAATTAAATCAGTATAAAAACAATGTTGAAATAGAATTATCAAGTGGAACTACAATTAAAGATTTTGATGTTAGGGCAAAAGACTATAGTTTTGCGTGTGAAGTAGGTAAATGTAATTATACTTGTTTGTTAGATAAAGATAGTGAATTTAATGAAACGGCATCGGATAAATCAACATACAACGATTATTTTATAGTGTTAAATTTAGATGTGTTGCTTAAGAAAATACGCTTTATTTTTTCAAACAATTATGTGTTGCACAAGAGTAAACTGTTTTTGTTAATTAATCAATACAAAAAGTATTCAGATGAAGAAATATACATCGCGCTGGACATGCTTATTAATAATAAAAACGAATTCATTAAAGATCTTCTTGGAAGACAAGGTAAATTGGTAAATATTGGTGATTATTATATGTATCAACCAATTGAATTGTATAATAAGCAAATATCGTTGTTTAATAGAAAAACACCGGTTGAATATGAAAATGATAAGATTACAATGAGTATTCCTAAAATGGTTTATAAAAAAAAGGAGAATGATATTTCAATATTGGAAGAGATTGAGAAAATATATGATTTTTTAACGGATGCTGATTTATCGACACCGCCTTTAAACAAAATAGAAATGCAAGGATATAAAAAGGTAATCTCTAGTATAAACAAACAATTAGGTATTGATAAAAAATATATGATTAGGTATGTTATATATCATTACATAGAAGAATTACCGTATCAATCTAAAAAAAGAATATTAAAATCATACAACTCGATAAGTAATGTTGAAGTTAAAAATATAATTAATAACTATTTTGACAGATATAGTATTGGTAAAAAAGATGATAAAGATGCTTTAGCAATTCCAAATGAAACAAATACATTAAGAAGCTATAGTTTTTATGTAGAGCAGGAAAAAGATAAATGGGTTGAAAATACCACCGATATAACCGCATTGACCAAACTTTTGATCAAAAGGTATAAAGTTGTTGATTGGAAAAGTAAATGGATAATTCCCGACAAGGAAAAAAATATCCATTTTTATAATAAATTTAAAAGTGGGCGCGTGGTTAGTAAAATAAAAGAATTGGGAGAGAAAACAAAAAGTACTGGAAAACAATGTAGCGTGGGACAAGAAAAATCAAAATTGCAGAAAATTATGGAACAATTAGAAGAAATTTTAACGGAATATTTAAACAAAGAAAATAGTAAAGAAAAAATAGCAAATAAAGATGATAAAAAATATACGGCAAAGGACATTTGTAATACAATAATGCTGTATTCATATCATTTAACATATAAGTATGGAGAAAAATACAACTATACTTTACTAGAAAGTATTTTATATGATGTATCTTTGCTACCCGGGTTACCAGATGAAAAATCCGGTAAATTAGACAAAGATGGTAATACCGCCTTTTTGATTAATGCCACCAATTAATAAATTGAATTAATAATATTATTACAGTATTAATATAAAAATTTGTATTGATACTATATAATGAATGCTTCGAAAACAATAAAAAAAGGCTCGATTTATATTAAATCTATCTTGGTAAGAAAGATACATGTTGATTTTAAACATATCAATAGTTATTTAAAAGACCACATACTTACATTGTTGAAAGAAGAATACGAAGGTAAATGCAGTAAAGAAGGCTATATTAAAACAAATTCAATAAGTGTTATATCGCACAGTTCCGGCAATATACAAGGTAATACAATTATATTTGATGTATCATTTGAATGTTTAGTATGTCATCCAGTAGAAAACATGAAAATAAAATGTGTTGTAAAAAATGTTACGCGAGCCGGTATTCGTTGTGTTTACTATAAAGAAGATGAAACACCACTAGTAATGTTTATTGCTAGAGAAAATAATTTAAAAAATGAAGAGTTTAATAAGGTAAAAGAAGGTGATACCATTGTGGCAAAGGTTATTGGTATACGATATAAATTAAATGATGAAAATATATCTATAATTGGTGAATTACATGGAACCAAGAAAAATAAGCGAGCACATACAAAAAAAAATGTAAAATAATTAAAACACACTGTAATTGTTAAAAACGCCGTATATCATAAAACCCATCATCATAAATAATTGTAAATATTAAAATAATATAAACATTTTTCTACTTTTAAGATTATATGATTAGTATGAATATTGCGGAAACCGCGACAACAACACAGTCTGAAAATGTGAAATATTCGGTAGAAAAACTAAAACAGTTAAAAAAAATTATTGATAATAAAAGTTCAGAGCATCATGAAAAGATATTGGAAATAATTGTTAAACACGATATTAATTTTTCAGAAAATAACAATGGTATTTTTTTATCTTTAAATAAATTACCCAATCATGTGGTGGATGAGATTGAAAAATATTTAAAATACATTGATGAACAAGAAAAAATATTATCTACAATTGAAACCGCACAAGAAGGGTTTGAAAAAGAATATTTTAACAAAACAACATAAACCTATTTCAATATGTAATTTATCACGACATGTCATCAAATGCACACTTCCATAAGAAATACAATTCAAATCAACACAACTCACATAAGCGCTACCCGAATAAAACACAACATCACAATACTAATTTAACATCGCCTCACGATATAGAAGATTTATTGATGAAACTTAATAAATATTCGCTAACAAATAAAAATATAATAGACAATGTATGTATTATTGAGCCACCTTCGCGTGCAAACCAACAAGAAACCGAAGTTGTAATAACAAAAAGAAAGGCGGATTATTATTATCCACCATTGGAATGTAAAGATACATTGTTTTGGTGTTGGGTTTCACATCATTATGGCGTTCAAGAGTATGAACTTAATAAAAATAATTTATATAACTATGAAACCAACCGGAAATTTGAATATGTTAGTTGTATCAGAAGTAATAAATTACTACTTAAAGCATTAAAATTAAATAGAACTAAGTTAGAGGAATCATTATTAGATGATGATGGTATTGGACTTGGTTTGTTTGTTTTTATTTGTTTGGTGCATAAATATAATGTTATTTACACTGACAACTATATGTATTATGAATATATCGACGACTTCAATACAGAATACATTATGATAAATAAAAGAAACAACAAGTATGGGCTATATGTTAAAGAAAAGATAACCAACGACAACATTGAATCATTTAAAAAAAATAAATGGGTGGTCGATTCTATCACCAAACCATTGCGAGCTGTTGGTAGTTATAAAGTAGGTGAAATAAAGGAAATATGTAAGTTGATGAATATTGATACAATGAAAAACGAAAAGAAAAGTTATACGAAAAACGAACTATATGAAAAAATTAAACAACATATTATGTAGTTGTGTGATTGTATAGTTGTGTGATTGTATAGTTGTGTGATTATGTAAAATTGATATGATAAATTTATTATTATTTTAATAACAAATTTATATTAAAATTTATATATATTTTATATATATTAATGAGCGAACCAACCTTTGCAACCAGTTTCACTGATTATTTAAAAAATTATACACTATCAAAAGATCAAACCGATGAGTTAGAATTGCGTTTTGGAACCAATCGCACAAATAAAATTACACGCATACATTTTGATAATGTTATTAAAAAACTTAAATTAAATAATTATGTATGTCAATTTCCCAATGGCCAATATCATTTAAATATACAAAATGAATTTTTAGATGAACAAACCGGTCGACTTCGGATGTCCAATATTAGAACTGAAATAAAAGGATTAATGAATATCAAAAAATATTGTTTAAAAAATGTGTTTAATTTAGAAATACCGGAACCTTACATAACTTTTATGCAAAAAAAAGCAAAAGAAATGACTGGCGGCGAAAGAGTTACTCCGCTAGACAGTATGGATTTTGAATTTCGTGTTAATTACAAAACAGAAACAAAAATGACTTATTCGCATCCTTTAGTTAGACGAATGTTAGATACTTGGAATAGCACAAAAAAAACATATCGATTGATAAAACGATTTACATTTGAAAAACAAGGCATCGGTAATCCACTTAAATTTGACTTAAGTATCGTTAAAACTTCAAAATGGGATTATAGAAATAGAAAATACATACCGGAATCTACAATACAAAAATCAAATGTCTTTAAAAACGAAGAACAATATGAAATCGAAATCGAATTGGTAAATCCCTATGCCAAACCAATGATGCATTTAGAGTTAAAAAAACAGTTAAACAGTGTTATAAAATTGGTTTTATCTGGCTTACAACAAACCAATTTTCCTATATCTTATACAGAACAAAAAGCCGTTTTATATAATTTCGTAAAAATGACAAGCAATAGCAAAAACGACACCCTGTTTGCTAATGATAACAAAGGTCATCGAATGAGAAAAAATAGAAAAAACTTTATAGGACCGTCTTCAATCACCATAGAAATGGAAAACGCAGCACCAAATATGACTGATTTAAATGTTCCAAATATTCACACGCCTTATACCGTAACGGATAAAGCAGATGGTATCAGAAAACTGTTATATATTGGACAAAAAGGAAAAATATATATGATTGATATCAACATGAACATTCAATACACTGGGTTATTAACGAAAGATAATGCTTATTACAATAGCGTGTTAGACGGCGAACATGTTGTGCATGATAAACATGGCAACTTCTTAAATTTGTATATGTGTTTTGATATTTACTTTAAAAATAAAGAAGATGTAAGGTATTATCCACTTGAATACATAGATAATCTTACATTTGATGATACAAAATATGATAAAGGAATCTCCAGATTAAGGTTATTAAAAGAGGTTGTAAAAAAGATGGATATATTGTCCATTATAAAAGACAAAAAGCCGTCTATGAAAATAAAAGCAAAAACCTTTTATTCAAACATTTATGATAAAAACAAATCCATAAACATATTTCAATCATGTAAAAAATTGTTATTGGGTATGGAAAATGGTACAATGTTTGAGTATGAAACCGATGGCCTTATATTTACTCCCATTGATAAATCAGTTGGTAGCAGCAAGTTAGGAGTATTAGAGAACAAGAAAACATGGAAACACAGTTTTAAATGGAAACCACCTGAATTTAACACCATTGATTTCTTGGTTGTTACCAAAAAAACAGAAACAGGTAAAGACGAAATCAATCATTTGTTTCAAGATGGAAATAATATGACTTCTGACACGGATATAATGCAGTATAAAACAATAGAATTAAGAGTGGGATTTAATATTAGTCAACATGGGTTTGTGAACCCTTGTCAAGATGTAATCGACGGTAATTATCCAGAACAAATCCGATACGATGAAGAAAGTTATAAGCCTGTTCCATTCTTTCCTACAGAACCCAGTCCAGATTTCAATGTTCACTTATGTAATATACCACTTGTTAGTGGAGAAATGTTTATTGAAGATAAAAGCGAAACATTTGAAGACAAAACCATAGTGGAATTTAAATATGTAAAAGAAAATGATAAGTATGCTCAATGGGTGCCGATTCGTGTTCGACACGATAAAACAGCCGATTATCGCAGCGGTAATCCTAATTATGGAAATGCATATCATGTAGCGAATGGTGTATGGAAATCCATTCATAATCCTATTACGCAGAAAATGATGAGCGGCGAAGGTGAGTTTGATTTGGAAAATAATGAAGTGTATTACAAGCAAACCAATAAAACAACTACAACACAGGGGTTGCGCGATTTTCACAATAAATATGTAAAATACTTGTTATTGACAAATGCTTGTAAAAACAAAGAAACGCTTATTGATATGTCGGTTGGCAGAGGTGGTGATTTATATAAATGGCATCAAGGTAATTTAAACTTTGTGTTGGGTATTGATTTGTCGAAGATGAATCTAGAAAATAGAAAAGATGGTGCTTGTGCACGATATTTAACATATAAAGGCAAGTATAAAAACGCACCGACATGTTTGTTTATTAATGGTAATAGCGGTATGAACTTGCGCAATGGAGATGGTGTGATAGATGCAAAAAGTAAATTATTGATGAATGCCGTAATTGGAAAAGGTAGTAAGGACAAGGGTGTATTAGGTAGAGTAGCATATGAAAATCATGGTGTCGGTCGTGATGGATTTGATATAGTGTCTAATATGTTTTCCACTCATTACTTCTTTGAAAATATTGAAGTATTAAATGAGTATCTTAGAAATATATCTGAAAATTGTAAAATAAATGGATATTTTGTAGGAACATGTTATGATGGCAAAAAGGTGTTTAATATGTTACAAGGTAAATCATATGAAGAAAGCGAATTTATAATGGAAGAAGGTGAAAAAGTATGGGAAATTAAAAAAATGTATACCAATGAAACTTTTCCATCTGATATGAATGGCGTTGGATTACGAGTCGATGTATATCAAGAATCCATTAACAAAATGTTTCCAGAATATCTGGTGAACTTTGATTATTTTAAAGAAGTATTGGAATTATATGGCTTTGAAGTAATTGATCCTACAGAATGTAAAGAATTTGGTGTATTTACTGGTATTGATTCGTTTCAACGGTTATTTGCTAAAATGCAGAATCATGTAGAGAAAAAACAGTTGCATGTAAAAAAAATAGGAACAGCACTAGAAATGAGTGATTACGAAAAAAAGGTGTCGTTCTTAAATAATTACTTCATATTTAAAAAGGTCAGAAATGTAGATGCCAGTAATGTATTTAAAATACAAATGGAAAAAGCTAATGATGTATCTATACAAAGCCGGCAAAAATTACAAAAAATGAAGGCAGAATTAAAGGTAGTTAAGCGCAATGTAGTTAAGCTTAAACGCAAGATAAAATTAAAATAATTAACAACAAAGTATTAATGTAATATTAACATAAGATAAACACAAACATAAGTTAACACCATATACTTATAGCACAAACCACCGCAATAAAATTGAATTAGCATAATATAATATCATTTTTATATTAAAACTTAATATAGTAATATAACAATGAATAAAACAATTAATTATGAGTCAATGAAGCTACCAGAACTAAAAAAATATTGTAAAGAAAATCAAATAAAAAAGATAAGTGGATTAAAGAAAAAAGAGATTGTGAAAAAGATTGAAGACGGTTTAAAGGTTACCACACAGCAAACACAGTCTTCTTCTACTCATCCTCCTCATATTCCAGTTTCACATCCTCCTGAATTACACCAACTCGTAGATAAAACCGTGCTCGAAAATGGCAATATTGTAATTTTAAATAATGATTGCATGGCGGAGTTAAATAAATTAAATGACAATAGTATTGATTGTGTTATTACAGACCCACCGTATTTTATAGATAAACTAGATAATACATGGTCTTCAGATATGGTAAACAAAGATGTAAAAAACAGTCATGTCAAACATTTGCCAAAGGGTATGAAATTTAATAAATCACAAGGTGAAATCACTATACGATTATTATTTGGAATTGTCGAAGTTATTGTTTAAAAAAATGAAACCGGGTGCTTATTTCTTGTCATTTTCATCACCAAGGTTGTATCATGCGATTGCGATGAGTTGTGAAATTGCGGGATTTGAAATAAGAGACATGATAAATTGGACTTACACGCAAAGCATGCCCAAAGGCATGTCTATATCACATGTTATAAAAAAAATGAAAATACCAGAAGAAGAAAAAGTCAAACTGATAGAAGAATATAAAAATTACAAAACACCACAAATCCGTTCTTGTTTTGAACCAATATGTGTTGCTATGAAGCCAATCGGTAAATTAACATTTATTAAAAATGAGCTGCAATTTAAAACCGGGTTACTGGATTTTTCGCAAAAGGTAGGAATAAATGGTGACAGGGTTCCCGCCAATATAATAACAACAGAAGAATACAATGAAACATATGATAAAAATTTCTTGGTGTCGAAACCTTCTAAAAGTGAAAAAGGAGAAAACAACACTCATATTACGGTAAAGCCCGTTGAGTTAATGGAACATTTAATACGATTATTCAGTAAAAAAGGTTCACTTGTTGTTGACCCATTTTTAGGAAGCGGAACAACTGCCGTGGCATGTAAAAATACAAATAGAAAATGCGTGGGTGTGGAAATAAATAAGGAATATTATAATATTTGTGTAGATAGATGTAGTAAATAGTAAATAGTAAATAGTTGACATGCAAATAAATTCAATGGAATATTATCATATTATCAGATATTATCAAATACTTTTTTATAATTTTCTATTTGTTGGGGTGTTAATAGTATTTCTTTATTTTTTATCATTTTCAACAACTTATGTGGACATGGAATTTTGGTTAATGTATCGATAAAGATGTAATCATCTCGGTATCGTGCTTGGATGGGTGGCTGTAGCACCAAGTTTTTCGACGAACTATCGGTTGTTTCTGGATTTTTATGTCCAAGTTGCCACAAATGACTTGGTATATCAATATAGTCTGCTTTGATAGTTGATTTTATTTGATTTATTTCTTTGTGTTTATCTTCTTCGGAACCAGAATATTCAAAATTCTTTCTCATTTTATACTTATTGGATAATTGATAGGGATACACAATATAAGATCGACCTTTATCATGTAAGTCGCTGCTTGATTTTACGCCTCTTTGACTTACTTTATTAAATTGTTGTATTATATCGTTTGATTTAATATTGAATTTAACTTTAATTTGTTCGCAAACTTCTCTATTAAAATAGTAATATTTGTATGTAGTCATTAAACACCACGCTTTTCCAGTGGAAGAAGATGGTTTTGGTGGTTTTATTTCATTTGCTGCACAAAATGATTTAAACTCATCTGGATAATCCTCAGGTAAGGTATCCAGTAAATCAACATTAAATAAGGAATAGTTGTCTGGTTCAATAATAACACCGCTCATTGTAGTTATAGTATGTATATGTTATAATTTTTTGTAATCAATTTAATTATAAAATAATATAAAATAATATAAAATTACAACAATAAATAATATAGAATACATATATGTTATATTATTTATTACCAGATTGTAACCATATTTTAAAGTCAAGTGATATTAAGATAAAATTTATAAATAATGATGCGAATAAGGAACACAATGAAACATCATCTCCCGTTTATTTAAGCAAGTCATTGCATAAATATTTAAATAATTCAAAAAAACTGATTGATGACAATTATAAAGATTGGGACATTATGAAACGATATACAAATCCATATGAATTTATACATACTTCGTTACCATTCGCAAATTATTCAGTTGCCAAAGAAAAGCCGGTATCTCGTGCTTTTTATAAATTAATAGAGATATACAAACATTTTAATATACTAAGCAGTTATAATAGTTTGAAAAGTTTTCATTTGGCAGAAGGTCCCGGTGGGTTTATTGAAGCAACTGCATATATGAGGCGAAATCCATATGATACATATTACGGCACCACGCTAATAAATGATGATGACTATAATATACCTGGTTGGAAAAAAAGCGAACACTTGTTTAAAATATATAAAAACATTGTAATTGAAAATGGTGCTACCAATACAGGAAACTTGTATAGTGTTGCGAATTATAAATACATGGCTGAAATGTATAAAAACAGTATGAATATTATTACTGGTGATGGTGGGTTTGATTTTTCTGGCGATTTTAATAAACAAGAAAACAACGCATTCCGTCTTCTTTTTACACAAGTCGCGTATGCAATAGTTATGCAAAAGTATAATGGTGTGTTTATTTTGAAAATCTTCGACATATTTCTTAAAAGCACCTCTCAATTGATATACTTATTGAATTGCTTTTATAAAAAGGTGTATATAGTTAAACCAAATACAAGTCGTCATGCTAATAGTGAGAAATATTTGGTATGTAAATATTTTAAATTTAGTGATACATCTTCTATATACAATCGTTTTCATGATATACTGCATGTATTAGATACCATTGATTTTGATAAATATGAAATAACAAGTATATTAAATGTGGAGTTAAATACATATTATATTAGTAAGTTAAATGAAATAAATACAATATTTACTCAACAGCAAATCGACAACATTTTAAATACTATTAAACTGATTTATTACAAGGATAAATCAAAAGACAAACTGGAAATTATGAAAAATCAAAATATAAAAAAATGTATGACATGGTGTACTGAACATCGAATTCCCTATAATAATAACTACACATCTACTAATATTTTTTTAACAAATAAAAGCTGAAAATAATAATATTAAATAGTAATTTACTAATAATATTATTAATGGAAAACATTACAAACCCTAACTTAAAATCGCATATTGAAATTATTCAACAGCAAAATGTTTTGATTGAAAAGCTACTAACTAGGGTAGAGCGATTAAAACACAGAGTAAGTGTTGTAAAAAAAGAAACTCAGCATTTTAAAAACCAGTGTAAAAGTGCTACAACCGAACTCGAATTATATAAAAACTATTGTAAAAATGTAAAACACATAAAATGGAGTGATTAGTTAAACCATTCTACTAATTTTCTTGCGAATTCACCATCCGATGGGTAATGAATTCCCGCTTTAATTCTACAATCATCACATTGTAAAGCTATATCATATAATAATTGTGTTTTTTCAGGGTATTTTTTTGAAAGTGTTTTTGCTAATAGGTGTGCTTGATATGCGTGTCCAGCTGGAAAAGCGGGTGTTTGTGCAGTATTTATATTTATAACATTTAAATCAGGGTTTAATTGATATGGCCTTCTTCGATTGATAAGATACTTAAAAAATAATATGATGTGATTTTGTTTTGTTTCTATAATAGTGAGTTCGTCTCGTGTTTCTGAAACATGATTCACAAATGCTTCTACCACTGATTTATTTGTTTTATGAAAAAACGCAATATCGTTTGGTGTTCTATTCGCAACTGCTTTTTCTACTTCGGCTAATTCCATTTCATTATTTGGATAAAAAGGGAGAGATGGTAAATATGGATTATACCCATTAAATAACCCTATGTAAATAATGTATACTACCAGTATAAATATCGCTTTTTTAATGTATTGTGTATTTATATTATTTAATAACTTCATTTTGTATGTTGTGTTATATATTTTATATGTATTAATAAAATATATAAATTGACTAAATAGTACCACAAAATGCTAAATATTGTGATTATTTATGAACGCGATACGGAGCGTTTGGATCTACATAATTATTTAAAGGTACGATGTAATTATTATAGCGTCGTCTTAAATTGATGTTGGGCAAATTTTGACGATTGGTAGTAGTAGTTGTAGTATGTGCAGTTGTACTATGTGTATTTGTAGTTTGTTGTGTGGGATGCGAATAAGATGACGCGCGATGTCTATAAACACTGTTGGGTAGATGTGTATGATTACTCGGTGTTGTTTTTTCTTGCAATGGTTCTATTTTTCTACATATCGGACACCTATTATCGCGTGCCAACCATTTTAATATACAATTATTATGAAAGCAGTGATTACAATTTAATCTTTTTTTTTCTTGTGATATCATATTTAAACAAATAGAACATTGATCGGGTGTATAAAAATAATTATATACCACATCTTCTTGATTTAATTGTTTTAATTGATGATTTTCGGGAGAGATAGGCGGCGATCGATAATTTGGCATTCCTTTTTCTATTAACCCGGCCCGTCTTGCAAGTCTTGACTGTGCTATTGACATCATTTTTATAACATCGATGTTTTTAAATACAAAATCTCCATACTCTCCTTTTGATGTTAATGAACCTTTACAGTATGTATCGTCATGCTCTGTAATTGTAAAATAATAATTTCCATTGGGAATCACTTGTCCATTTTCATCGCACATACTTTCAGAACAACTAATTGTTGTTTTAAATGATTTATCTTGTTTACTACCGACTTGTTTATTTGTTTTACTTTGGAGCCCCTCCATTTCTATTTAACAAAAAAAAAGATAATAATCTTTGTATTTTAATGTATTAAACTAGTAATTACTTTCTCTCCCAAAACGGCTGTTGCACAAACTGAAACACTTTAGTCATCATACATTTGATGAAGTCATCTTTACACATATCCAAGTGTTCGTCTACCATGTCTTCTAAATCATCTAAGTCGCAATCTTCACTATTATTATAAGCATCAATATGCTTATGTATGCGTTCATCTATTTCAGCTAAACATTTGTATACAAACAAGTCTACTTCTCCATTTTGTATCATTGCAATTGATTTACTTGCGTTTTTCTTACGAGTTGGTTTGGCTTGTAAGTAAAACACTAAACTAAATAGTATTGGATAGATAAAACAGCATCCATGGTCGTCATATACTTGGAGATTTACACCCAAGTAATTGTGCGCATTGGTTGTGTCATACGCAATCGTTTGATTGGTTATTTTGTTTTTATTACAATACATTTCAAACGACGAAACCAATTTTTTTACAATGATAAAATCAAGTGGTTCAGCAAGGGTTGTTTCTTTAAAACCCTTTTTTACTTTTTTACTATGGGTGGTAGTTAGTTCCAACGCACCTCCATGCGAGTTAAAACATACTGCTTTATAGTGTTTCTTTTTCGCTGAATTTTTCTTTGTAGGCAGTAAAATCATCAAAATAGCATGATTGGAGTATTCTTTTTCTTCAGTACAATATGAATAGTTTTCAACATCTAACGAAACCGCGACAATTTTGTTTTCATCCATCGCGTCAGACACATAATCGTTGAAATTAGATGAATAGGCGCTTGTAGTTGTTTTTTTTCTTACTACTTCGTCTTCAATGTAATCTACTTCTAGTTTGTTTAAACTATGTTTTCTACCATATAACACGCTGTTGACATCGATTTTTAAGTTACATTGCAGAATATTGCTTTTTTTATCAAGCACACGAGCAATTTTGTGCGATTGAAAGCAAAAGTCAGACTCGGTATCATCTGACGAGAACCCATACTCAAACGCGTCGGCATACAATTTTTCAAAGGTTGTGGGGGTGGTTTGGATATCTTTAAATGATAACATAATGTAGTTGCGTTGTTGTTAGCTATAATAGACTTAATTCATTGCTTCAACATTGGTTGTACATTTAAATCAATTTATGAAGTATGAATCGCGAATCACAAATCATAAATTGATTTAAAAGTACAACCAATGTTGAATCAACGACACACCACTCATCACACAACGAATCTTAACCACAATTGATAATCCACACTACCCACAACTACTCCGAAACACTACTAAAATGCAAAACAAAGAACCTATTGAAGTACCTACCAGAAAAGTATTGTGTCATAGCCCAGATGACATCCTTAAAACACTTGATAAATTTGGCGTTGCTGTAATCGCATTAGAATGTGATGATGAGCGCCTTCATGATGCGATTAAGGGTACAAAGTTCTACAACACCGCGAATGCCATATTCAAAGACGAGTTTAAGGTCGATGAGCCGACAATGGAAGAAAAATTAAACCCTAAAAAATACAAAAAGCGCAAAGCGGGTGACGACGCACAAGGAATGTTGCATCAATACGGCACACCGATACATACCTTAATTCAAAACAATCCCACTTTCAGGAACACGATGAAAACATTATATGGCGACAACCTTAAATATTTGCCAAATCGACTAAGGAAATGCACGAAATTTAAAAACGAACCAAAAAGCCTTCATATTGAAGCACACGAATTGTTTAAGGTTGATGAAGCAGGAGACATAAGCCTTATTCCAGGCGACATTGCGACTATCGTTGGATTAACAGGTATCCGGCGATTTGGATTTTGGGATATGAGCCACATAGACCTTAATCCTCTTAAGGAATATCATGAAAAGCATGGCGGTTCTGAATTCACAATGATTGACCCCGAATATATGCACAAACATTACCCGGAAAGGCGACAAATGATTAATATTGACTGCACCAAACAACCGCACCTTATTATGTGGCGCGAATCAAATCCTCACGAAATCTCTCACTCTCCTAGTCTATCCATATTCTTAAGCCCGGTTAGTCAATTTAATCATACTAGAATCACAAAGGTAACATCCTATCAACCTGCGGAATATCTAGGACTAACATACCACGAAAGCGACCTGTTAGGTTTATGTTATAATATGGGCGGGTTTGAATGGCCTAGCGGTAAGAAATGCTACCAATTTTGCCATCACAGAGCATACAAACATTTTATACCTAAAATCAAGGCCGACTATACAGACGGATCCGGGAAATTTAAGATGAAACTCGTTAAAAACGGAACTATTGACCAACATACACCGGAATACCAGGCGAAATTACGCGAGCTAGGAATCGTCCTTCCAAAAGTAGCATTTTATCCTACTACTCCCAAATTCGTTGTCGACATCACAAAATTGCCTATCCAAATTTTAAAAGACTACGGATTTATACCTGACGCAAGCGATACCGCAACTACTACTAAAAGCAACCCTATTTCAGCGGGTCATCTACACTAAACACTATATAAATTTACACACAGCGTTCCCGTTGATTTGGAACTTTTTTTACTTTATACTCTTATATCTTGTCACACACCGTTTTATTGCCGTTTATTTTAGTAAAACAGGTTACTGCGTTGGCAAGCTTAACTGGCGGTGCGTCGTTTGTTTGCAAACATTTAAAGTTTTCTTTACATCTAAAACTATAAAATCGCGACTGCATCGCCGTTGTATTATTGTATTTTAATCGTGCGATTCTAGATTTTTGACTAGTTGCGCCATATCGTTGATTTGTATGATTTGAAAACTTATAAACTAATTTAGAACATGGTTCTACATTATTATTACCTGTATCCGGTGGAGTAGATTGATATACATGTGATATATCAGTTGTGCCATATATAGTTGATGGTGTATTTTTTTCATATACTTTGGACCTTTTATACATAACATTGTAATGATTGAAAATAAAATTATGTTGTGCAATACCATCTTTGTTTAAATAATTTCTAATGGTTGGGTCATAACAAAAACAAGTTCCATCTCCAGCGGCGGCGGCAATTGGGTCTTTACTGACTTTTACATTTGGGTCGCAATTTCCACAATTTGATACCTTTCTAACATGATTATATGGCATTCTAAATGGTGTAGCATTACAATTTGCTCGTGTATTATTAATTGCGCTATTATTTTGCACTATTTTGTTAGGGTTTTCATTTTTAGGAGCATATTTATTATTAAAAATATTAATAGTTAGCATGATGTTTTATATATAATCATACTTTTATAAATTATAATTTAATAATTATAAATTATAATTTAATGGGCAACCATACATTACAATCGGTAACACCCTTTGTTATATGGATATGCACCTATCGAACGATGTTTTGCTTTGTATTGTGGACAATCTACATCTGTATTTTCATTATATCCTGTAAATCTTTGTTTGTCTCCAACATATACACCAGTGCATTTAGTAGGATCGTTACTACAAGTATTTGCGTTACTAATGGTATCTAACTTTAATCGTTCCAATCTAGAACCACTTGTAACAGCACCTTGTTGAGCAAACTTTTTATTACTTGGATTGAAATGTGTTTTATTACAGGTGCTTTCACAATTGCCACTTGTGCTACTTGTTAATGTGTTACCATTAATGTATGACTTGTCTTTGGGCAATTTTTGGTGATAGGTTGCGAATCGTTTGTTTTTTAAATGTTCACGATAAGAATACGAATATGGATTATTGTTAGGTTGTTGTCCAGATTTAATAACTCCAACTCTTGTTCTACTTTTTGTAGGACAGGCATTTTGATATACTGAATCATTTGGAATCAAACTTATGGTCTCTACCTTGGATTTAGAATTGGTTGAACAGCAAGATATGTCTTTATATTTTAACATTGTATATATTTAATATACACATTTTATTATTACTACAATAATGCTATAATAACAAAACAAGCACATTATAAAAACAAAAAAACTATATTCTAGAAAATATTTCTAAATATAGTTTATATGAACTTAGTAATTATATTAATTGTATTTTTTATTTTTGTTATTATCAATCATAGTTTAACAAATAATTTGCTTCCTTTTGTAGAAAGAAAAATAGAAGCGATGACTTGTAATCCAAATCAACAATCAAAAAAAAGCGTGTGTTTTAATCAAAAAATGGAAGAAAATCGCAAATCAGTAAGTGATATAGAATATACAACAAAAAAACTCTTAAAAAAAGTATCTAATTTATTTAGTCTTAGTGAAAGTAATAGTAAAAGTATTAAAAAAACGGATACAAGTATAAGAAACATAAAAAATTCAAACGAAGGAAGAGGGATTGATAATAGTGAAGCTTGTGCTAAACATCCAGAAGCTTGCTAAAAATATTTTCCCTATATAAGATATATGTTAAACAATTACATCGTTTATTTATTAATATTTTTGTTATTACTTCTTTTGATAAGTAGGTTACTTGATATTTCAATATTTAAAATGTTATATCCAATACGCGCGAAAATACCATCTATAACAACAATAAAAGAAGGCATGGATGAATGTAGTCAAGGTGAGAAAGATGAGTTGTATAAACAAAAAATTAAAATAAGTAATTTAAGAAAGGAAAACGCCGCAATCAAAAATAAGATTCGTGATTTAGAAACAACTATTAATGAAAATAAGAAAAAAAATAAGGAAAATGTTGATAGTTTAAAACAAGTATCTGATAAAGCAAATGGAGATCTAAATAAAGAACAATCCAAGGCAGATAATATTGATTTTTAAGTATCTATATTTATACCAATTACTTATACAAATCACTTCTAAAAACTACTTCTACAAAACTACTTTCTACAAACTACTTCATTGTTATATTATAAAATATCTAATTCATCGTCTTCATCGGAAGCGTAGTTTCTTAGTATATAATGATTATCTAAATGTTCTAATGTAAAAATAATCTCATTATGTTGTTTAATTGATAACAAGTATATAAATGACTCGAGTATTATAAATAACATAGCAAATATAGTATAAAAAGTCAACCAACCATAAGTAAGTCCTACTGTATTTATTAATATTATAAATTTAAATAACGACAACACAATATTAAAAATGCTTTTTCGTAAGTATTTAAAATATTTTTTTTTTCTATGAACCCTTTTTAAAACATAAATCAAATAACAAACAAATAATATCAACGATTGATTAAATAAAAGCAAATTATAGCAAGTTTCATAATTGATTACATCTGTTATACCATCTGGTAAATTCATATAGTAAAATATAGAAGTTTCGTCAACCGCATACAATTTTATAAATGAGTTATTTGTCATTTTGTTATATCGGGCAACAGGATATATAAAGCAAAACGGCATTAGATGTGTAGAAAAAAATACCAATCCAAAATTTAAATTTATAATTGAATTAGCTTCAGATGGATATAAATTGTTGTATTTATATCTATAACGACATTCCATACATATATCATACGCTGATTGATATACATTTTCATTTCGCCATTCATTTAAACAACTACTATGAACATATTTACTTGTCCCTCTGCATCGACACGGATTAATAAACGGATTATCATCTGTTTCTTCTTCAAAACAAATTCTACATTCAATTAGTTCAAAATCATTTGTATTTGTATTGAGAGTTATATCGTTTATTGTATCATTATTTGTATCATTATTTGTATCATTATTGTCTTCAATATCACTTATCATTTCATTTACTATTTCATTTATTTCTATTTCATTGTTATTTAACTTATGATACTTATTTTTAAAATTATGTTTGTTATGATTCATTAATTAAACTAATAATTTAATTTTATATTGTTATTATATAAATGAGATTACAAACAAATCAATATAATAAAAAAAAAGAAAGTTTTATAGGAGATGTTGTTAAAGATAAGCAAGATAATTTAAAAAAAGATGGCAATAAATCAGATATAACTTTATTAGGAAAAGACTTTAATTATGCTGGAAAGATAAAAACACCAGGTGAATTAGGCGTCACTGCTGGGGCCAGTATGGGAGCTTTAACAAATGATATTGCTGGTCTTATAGAATATACAAATGTTCTTGTATCCGGACAAGGCAGAGCAGTTAAAGGTAAATTGGGAAATCAATATTTCTTAAAAACATTAGCAAAATGTAAACTAAATGGGAGAGATGTTGATAGATATCTTTACATTAATAATGTGCCAACCGGTAATGTTGCTTTTGGAGGGACTTCTTTAACCGGTGGTAAAAGTTCGCTAAAAGGGTTAGTGCCCGGTATGATGGAAGGAATTGGAAAAATAGACCCACTTGCGATGTTTAATGCTTTTTCAGAAGGTACGCCTCAATGTATACAATGTCCGACTTCCGTGTGTCCTGTTACAGAAGGACCCTCTAACAGACCAATTTCAAAAAGCGAATATCAAAAAATTAAAAAATTGCGAGAATCGTTTGACAATATGGACGCATTTAAAAAAATAAATCAAAGTGAAGATAGTATAACTAAATATATAATGAATAATAAAATGGATCTATCTTATACAGTTTCTATATCACTATTGGCTGCTTATGTCGCTTATCGTCTCATTAGCAAATAACATATCGCTGCGATGTATTAATATAACTGCAGATACATAGAATGTAGTTCCTATAATTAAATGAAAATAAACATCGGGTTTATAATCAATCTTTAAAAAGTCTAATAACAATTGATGCGGTGAATGCTTACTTACAGGTATTAATCCCCAAAATATGGCATTTAATATTAAAATAGATGCCACCACAATAATTAACATGTATTATTTTAATAGTATATGTTAATTTGATTATTTAAACGATGTGTGTGTGATTGCGAGTATGCGTTCGTATTATCATGACATAATTAGAATATTATACACTTTTATGAAGTTGCAATGCTACTAATCCACCAGCTACTTGTGCAATAATATATGGCATTAAATCTTCTTGTGATAGTTTTCCCATTAAATACATGACAAATGATACTGCAGGGTTTACATGTCCCCCCGATATACCACCAATAACCATAATAATAAGGACAAGAGCAAGACCAATTGCGATTGGTTGACCGGTTGCTAAAACAACAAATACTAAACCAAGAGTCCCTAGAAATTCTGCAATAAATTTATTCATATATATAATATCAATATATTTATTATATATTATCTGTTATCTGGTATCTGTTAATCGTGACTATTTATTATATCTGTTTGTTGTATTTATTTCTGTTTTACAGACAAACCGCTAAATGTCATATTGAAATAAGTGCGTTGACTACTGTCACCACTGTTGGAACCAACATTTTGAATATTGCTACCCGTCTTGTGTCCAAATAAAGTGGCCGTTTTACTTTCTGCATCTACATATTGTCCGATTCTTCGCTGAACATGTTTCATCATTGCTACTCGACTAGAACCGTCGTTAGTTGGTCCTTTAGTTGTATACGAATTAATTACCTTGCTAAGTTGACTCATTATATACTATAATAATATATAAAAAAGAATCAGAATAAGAAATAGAATACACGCAATAAATAGAATAATTATAATGTAGTTATATTAATAGTTTTGTCTAAATTATCCAAATGTAGATTCACCACAATATTTTATATATAAAAACCCATCTACATCTTTTGATTGACTATATACTTGTCCGATAGTTAAACTACTTGGAACCAAATCGCCATCTCCCACAAATAAATAAATGGATTTATCTGGACTAAGTTGTATTCGTTTTCTAATTACATACATAAATTCAGCCATCGTCAACTCATCAGGCACTAAATACTTGGTTCTGTCTATATCTGGAATATCTTTTTGATATTTTTTCTTTTCTACTATAATCGGTTTTTTTGTTTTATATTTACTCATAATTCGGTTTGATTCTTCGCATCTTTTATTAAATGAATGTCTATCTTTAAAATAATTTCGTTGCATATCTAATAAATATAAATAAAAAATTTCTAAATAGGTTATACTGTTGTTTAAAAATAGAAATTTGTTATTTTATAGTTTGTTTGTTATTTATAGTTTGTTTGTTATTTTATAGTGTATTACTTATTCAGCAATAAGTCTTGGTGCGATGTTCATTGATATCAACTCTTGAAACAACAATTTACAAGAATATGGCAATAACACCTTTTTAAAATCTACTTTGTTTTCACAAGTATTACAATTAAAGATGTTTTTATCTTTATTAAACACCGCAATCAATCCACACTTGTTGCAAATATGAACTTGAAACTTATCACTCGCATTATATATTCTATCTCTTGTAAAAGCAGAAGCACCATGACTAATCATACAATCTCGCTCCATTTCACCAAATCTTAATCCACCATCCCTGGCTCTACCTTCCGCTGGCTGACGCGTCAATACTACCATAGGACCTATACTTCTACTATGATTTTTATCATTTACCATATGCTTTAACCTTTGATAAAACACGGGACCAATAAAGATACTGGTTTCCAACTGCTCACCAGTCATACCATTATATAATATTTCATTTCCATGTCTTTCATAACCCAACTGTTGTAATTCTTTACATATATCCACCACATTGTGTTCATTAAAACTGGTCCCATCACCAAACAATCCCAACTGTAATAACACCTTACCCATAACTGTTTCTTTAATTGTCCGATCGTCATACGAGATGGAATACAATGAGGATTGATTATTATATCTGGTGTTAAACCATTTGCTGTAGTTGGCATCGATTCAGGCGGCAGAATCAATCCTATGGTACCTTTTTGTCCGTGTCTACTACTAAATTTGTCGCCTATGGTAGGAATACGATATGTTCTTGTTCTTATCTTCGCAAATGTATATCCATCTCCATTTCGATTTATATAATTTTTATCCACATATGTGCTTTCTTTTGTTCTAAATACTTTGCTTTGATCTCTATACTTTATTAACTTTGTATGGTCATTTCTGTTTTCTTTAATAGGAACAACCTTTCCAATAATAATATCTCTATTTTCCAACAAAGTATTTTCTGGAACTACTCCTTGATTGTTTAGTTTGTCATAATTAGCAAACTTCATACCTTTTGTTTTTGTTTTATCGGCCTTGCATCGGATTTCTTCATCCCCTTGTATTTTCTTGTCTTCATCTTTTTCAGTATGATACAAGGTCGCTGAAAACAACCCTCTGTCTAAACTACTTTTATTAAATATGATGCTATCCTCCTGATTATACCCACCATATACACCAATCGCGACTATAATCATACACCCAGAAGGAATTTTATGCAAATTCATAATATTCATGATACGAGTATCTACCAATGGGCGCGTCGTATATGTTTGAACATATGCTGTTTTATCCATTCGGGTTCGAAAATTAGATACATACATTCCCATGGCTTGTTTTCCTTGAGCACATTGATATGTATTTCTGGGTGATTGATTATGTTCTGGAAAAGGGATGCAACTTGCCAATAATCCAAATATACTACTGCTGTGTATCTCACAGTGTGTATGAGTTTCCGAGCTAGATAATTTATTTTGATTTGTTGCTAAATAACTAGCATTTTGTTCATCGGGATCAATATATTCAATAATCGATTCACCATGTTCTCCATTTACAAGCATATCATTCCAATCAACAGCTTTGTTTTTAATCTTTTTGTATAAGTTATCAGTGATTAATGTTTCTCCATTTCGTATTTTATACACCGGGCGAGTTAATCGACCCGCATCATTGCAGATAATGATTTCCTTGTCTTTATAATTAAACACAACACTAGTAAATATGTTTATTTTACCACTGTATTTACACTGTTTTAAATACTCGTATGTATTTAATACTTTGTCGTGCTCAATTATACCAATCCAATTACCGTTTACAATCAGTTTAACTTGTCCATATAAATCACCCGGTGATAATGTTTCAATTGGCACATATTTATCCGTTAAAATATTATATATTGTATCAATATTGGAGCGAGTGGTAATATGCGTCATATAACCCAGGTTTTTCACAACCCCTACACCTGCACCTTCTGGACTTTCTGCTAAGCAAATAAACCCCCATTGTGTATTGTGTAATTTTCTAGGAGGGATCAATTTACCGCTTTTGTCGATGGGAGTATTAACTCTGCGCAAATGACTTAGTGATGATATATATGTCAATCTACTTAATACTTGCGCAACACCACTTTTATTGGAATTTGTATTTTTGATACCAAAATCACCAGTCGCCAATGCTCTTTTAATACCGTTTTCAATTGTAGTTGATTTGATTATCTTATACACATTTGTGCTGTTGATTATGTTAGTATAATTAAATGTAGATTTCCAAGAACCATTGTTTATTTCGCGAATGACTTGCTTTGTCATGTCTTTCACCAATTTATTGAAATAGTTTCTAAATAAATTGTTTAATAAGACACCAGGCAAATCAAGACGCTTGTTTTGATATGAGTCTCGGTCGCTAGGCAATCTCCAACCTAACGAAGTTTGCAGCAACTTATTAGCCATATATCCCAGAAAATACACTTTTTGTTTATAAGTATCACAGTGAGGAAATAAATCGTTTTCCAAAACATTTATCGTGAAATCATACTTCATTTTATATCCTTGCTCTTTTTCCATATTGATAGGAGTAAACATCGCATAGTTTACAATATATTTAATACAATCTTCTTTTGACATAAATGTGCTTGCTTCCATAACCGATGCTTTTAATGCGTATATTATGTTGCTTTTATGACCTTCTTCAATATTTAATAGTATATACTTACATATTTCCTTATCCGAAGAGATGCCAAGTGCCCTAAACAATATAAACAACGGAATAGGCTGTTTGATTCTGGGTATTTGTATATAGATTGTATGACCATTACCATTACTTTTTGAACTGATCATCATATTGATTTGTTTGGGGGAAATACATTTATCTTTTGGTATTGATTTTATTTCAGCCAGCCAAGACCATTTATTATTATTTTTCTTGGTATTGAAACACATTACCTTATTTTCACAAGCGCGCTCTTGTGCTAAAACCGTTTTTTCGGAACCACTGATGATAAAGTAACCACCTGGGTCGAAACGACATTCACCAAGTTGATCGGTATGTAAATGTTTATATTGATTTAATACGCATATTTTGGATTTCAACATGATAGGCATCTTTCCAATGTGGATTTTTGGCAACTTTTTAAAATGTGTTTCCACTTGTTGCAAGTTTTCACCATACCTTACCTTAATTTCAATATTTAAATCCAAAGTTAAGGTAGACGCATATGTGAAATTTCGCAGCCTTGCTTCTTGTGGAAACATGATTTTTGTAGCCCCATTATTTTCATGTATTTCCGGTCGATACATTTGAAAATTAGTAAAATTAACAGTAATCTCCAACTTATACAACCCGGTTGAAATATCCTTATCATTTTCTGAACGAATCACCACCGGATTAAACATATTAATGGTGTTTACCAAGTCTTCATCTATAAAATGATTATATGATTCTAACTGATGTCTTACCAACTTTCCCAAATGATCGTTTTTAAAATAACTTCCAATTACATTCCAATTCATTTCATTGGTTTCATCTATATCTTTAAATTGCATATTCGTGTTGTGTAATGTATTTGTATTTGTATTTGTATTTACTTTACTAGTATTTGTATCTACACTCATTTATCATACCAACCATAATGAATAATTACAGTTCAATTTTATTTTAATTAATTTTTCTGGATTGATTATTCTATATCGATATATATATGAATCCAGCAAATAGAAAACCATCAAATAAATCACATATAAATACAATAAATAGTAATATTATTAAAGAAATTATAGACCTATCTAACAATTTTCACAATATTTTTGATAATTCAAATAATGTTTTTAATTTTAAAACCAATCATTTACATACTCCCGTTGAAAAAACAATCGATCAATTAATAGATGACTTATGCAGTGAGTTTGATGAAATATTAAAATTCGCATCTGCAAAATCATTAAATATCGACCAATCTTATAATCATCTTATGTTAAAAGACAAAGACCCCAATGGTTACGATGGTTATAATTTTAACCAGTTAAAAGATAATAAAAATAAATATAGTAAACCAACTATGAATAACAAAAAATTATATCGTAAAAAACATTTTTCGGATTATTTAAATACAAACAACCGTTCTAATAAATTTCATTATAAAAAAGCGAAAAATATTTCCCGCGCTATATTGGATATTGACCAATCATATGATAATCTTTTATTTAAAAAGCATATTTACAAAAACACTCACTCACCTTCCGGTTTACTAACGGACACTCCAGTCGATATGTTAAATACACCGATTCCTAAGCAAATTTACATTGAAAAAAAGAAAGTAAACATTGATGTAACATTAAATAACATTGGAGATTTAATACAACTAGCTGAAAAATATCCATTGTCTCCCGAAGTAGAATACAATATTGATATGGAAGTTATACATTTAATTAAACCGGATTTGGTGTGTTTAAATGATATGATAGGAATGCATGCGTTAAAAGAAAACATTTTAGACCAAATCATATATTTTATACAAAAACTACATGTGCGTGAAAATCAAAATGTAAACAATGAATTTATGCATACAGTGATATATGGACCACCAGGAACCGGTAAAACCGAAACAGCACATATTATTGGCGCTATTTATTCTAAGTTGGGTATATTGAAAAATAATGTATTTAAAAAAGTAACAAGAGCCGATTTAATTGCGGGATATTTAGGGCAAACTGCGTTGAAAACTAAAGAAATGATAAAAAGTGCGATTGGAGGGGTTTTGTTTATCGATGAAGCATATGCTCTGGGTAATAAAGAGCAAAAAGACTCGTTTGCCAAAGAATGTATAGATACTCTGTGTGAAGCATTAAGCAATCATAAACATGAATTAATGGTGATTATTGCCGGATATGAAGAAGATTTAAATAAATGTTTTTTTTCTTATAATCAAGGGTTGGATTCGCGATTTATATGGCGCTTTAAGATTGATGATTATAATTCAAAAGAGTTGCAGCTTATTTTCAATAAAAAAGTAAAAGATTGTGGATGGGAAATAAACAAAATTTCATCATCATGGTTTGAGAAAAACAAAACTTATTTTAAATATTTTGGGAGAGATATGGAAACTTTGTTGTCAAAGGTGAAAATATCACATAGCAGACGAGTATTTTGTTTACCAGAAACAGACAAAAGAAAGATAACTATTAAAGACATGGAAAATGGATTTAAACTATATTTAAAAAATGGAGAAGTGAAGTCGCGTGGAGAAGATTCAAGACATTTTATGGAAAACATGTATATTTAACAAAGTATATTAAAAATTCTCATTCATCACATTCATGTAAATAAATTACGATTTGCGTATATTAGTTTATATTTAATTATTATTTTATTGTAATAATTAAATACTGCGATGGCTACTAAAAAAATATCAGTGAATCCGGCTTTTTTAAAGATTAACGGATCAAAAACATTAAAGAAAAGGGAGAGAAAAGAACGAAGAATCAGAGACGATTTGCATAAAAAGCAAAACAATGAATTAAAGAAAGGACTGCTTGAAAAAATTAAAACACATAAAAAAAGAAAAAAAGAAGAAAGAAAACGACAGCAACAAGAAATGAAACAGATGGGTGATGTAGATGCCAATGAATTAGATAAAAGTTTAGATTATTTACATCAATTATCTAATACGCATAAGTCAAAAAAGCAGAAAAAAAGGGAATTAAAATTGGCAAGAAAAATAGAAAGGCAATCTAGAATAGAACAATCTATTTCACAAACAAATCAAAATCCTTTAATTTCAAATCCATATACTTCCACACAACCACCCGCAATTAAACCTTCCGCGTCATTACAACCGCCATTAATAAACATTAACACGTGTCCATCCCCATCTACTGATGCAAGTATTTCAAAACCAACGCCAACTGCTTATATTTTACCCGACAATCCACCACAATTACAACCGGTTTCTATACAACCAACCACAATATCTCCAACCTCAATACAACAACATATTATGCAGCAAAAACCGGATCCGCCTTATGGTATTTTAAAAAACGGAAAAAAACCGCTGTTTTCAATATACAATAAAACATTAAAAAAACCAACAGACTCGCAACCCCGCACCACTATACAATCTGCTCCACCTATCATAATGGATGATGACATTAAAATAAATACGGGTACATTTGCCGAAAGAAAGGAAAAATTAAATCAATTAAAACAACAAGTTGCAGGCGATCTTATACCCCAACAAGGGGGGTTTAAACCAAAACGAGGTAAAACGCTTAAAAAAATGAAACAAACTTCAACCACCACCAAGCGATTTATACATCTTGGTAAAAAAAATGGAAAGGTTGGTGTTTTAATTAAAAATCAAAAAACGCGCAAAAAAATATTAAAAGATTCAAATACATTGAAAAAGCGACCATTAAGTAAAATCAAAGATTACTTAAGAAAACACAATTTAATTAAAATAGGATCTACAGCACCCGAAACAATTATTAGAAGTATATATGAAAATTCATTTCTAGCAGGAGACATCTACAATAAAAATGTAGACACCTTGCTGCATAACTATTTGGACAAATAATTCAAATCAAACCATTTAAAGGTTTCATACAAATAAATATATTACAACACATGTCAAAATCGAAAGCCAAGGCAACTGCTAAAGCAACAACGAAAATAACATCTAATTCAGACGAAGATAATTCTTCAATGATGGGTGAATATTTTCAAAAGTATAAAGAATATAAAAATAAATTTGGAGAGAAAATGTTTTTACTATGGCAATGTGGTAGTTTTTTTGAAGTATATGGTATTAAAAAAGATGGTATTACAGCAAATCAATTGCTTGAATATTCGCGCATATTAGAATGTCGAGTTGTTAAAAAAGGAAAATACAACAATCAACCCCTTGAAATGACGGGGTTTACTACTTGTAAGCCACTGCAGAAATATGTGCCTAAATTGTTAGATGAAGGATACACTGTAGTGGTGTGGGAAGAGTATGGTGAAGAAATTGTAAAAAAACGCAAGGTTAGGTTGCGTAGGGAAAAGGGTATTTTCTCTCCCAGCACAAATATTGATTCTAGTAATCGCAGAATATCTAATTATTGTTGCGTGGTTTGGATTGAAAAATATGATAAAGACGCATTTAATAAATTTCCATATTTCCATTGTGGTGTAGCATTGATTGATAATTTCACTGGAAAATCGAAACTATTTGAATTTCGATATGAAAACAATAACATTCATAATTCTACTGCTTTTGACGAATTGGATAGAATTATTTCCATTTACAATCCAAGCGAAACCATATTTATTCACAATTATGAAAAACAACATAAAATAGACGATATAGTTAATTTCATTGATTTAAATTCCGATAAAATCCATATGATTTCTCTTTTAGAACAAGGCGAATTAAACAAACAAGCAAGAAACTGTGAAAACGAACCGTTTCAAAAAGCGATATTTGAAAATGTATTTAACATTCCTGATTACAACTTTTTTATGAAAAATACTCAAATGGATGTGTTTATTCACAGCACTTATGCATACTGCTTTTTACTTAATTTTATAACACAGCATAATAAACAATTGCTAAAATGTATTAGTGAGCCAGTATATGAAAAATCAACCGATAGCGTGCATTTGGCTACTCATTGTTTAAAGCAACTAAATATAATTAATACGGAACAATCTACTAATAATAAGTATTCATCTGTATTGAATATGATGAATCGGTGTAAAACTGCGATGGGTCGGCGAAAAATGAAAGACATCATACTTCATCCATCTACAAATATCGCCTACTTAAATAATGAATATCAAATAGTAGAACATATTATCGATTTAAACAACATCTCTCCCAATTTTATTGATAACACTAGGAAGGGATTAATCAATATTCATGACATTGAAAAAATATACCGTAAAATCATTTTAAATATTATGAAACCCAGTGAATTGGTTTTGATTTATTATTCCATGGTATCGTTTCGTAAAATATGTGATCAGTTATTAAAAGATGAAGATATTTATAATTATATCACTAACAAAACAGATAGTGAAGATATCATTACTTCTATAGATACGCTAATATCATTGTTTAAAGAAACATTAATTATTGATAACTGCAATGAAGACCCGAAAACGGTGGTCAATATATTTAATAAAGGATTATATGAAGATTTAGACCTTTGTGAAAAAAAATACATAGAACATAAACAACAGTTGGATACTATACAACAGTTTTTAACTGGATTAATAAAAGATCCAGTGCGTACTCATTCCACCGAAAAATATGAAATATATATGCAGTTAACATCAAAACGGTGTGAAAAATTAAAGAGTGTGATTGAAGAGTATTTACTAAAATACGCACCGAAAGGAAAAGAAAAAAACTTGTTGCTGTCTTTTAATTCGGATTATGATGGAAAAAAAGTAACATTTGAATTGGATTTACATAATTTTAAATACTCGACTGGAACATCTGGAAACAAAAAAATATCCAGCCCTTTGCTAAATCAATTATACATTTATATGATGCAGGATGTCAGTAATTTAAAGGACTTAATGAAAATTTATTTTAACAGGTTTAACAACACATTAAAAACTTACTATACAGAATTTACAAATATTATTACAAATGTTTCTAATGTAGATATTGTATTTACAAAATCATATTTAGCAGACAAAAACAATTATTGTCGACCAGTAATTGAAAATCAGTATGAAGATGTGTCATACTTTAAAGCAAAAAATATACGACACGCGCTAATTGAGCATATTAATAAAGAAGAAGCGTATGTTCCCAATGATGTTTCGTTGACAACTGATAAAAATGGTATTTTGCTGTATGGAACCAATGCGGTTGGTAAGTCTAGTTTAATTAAATCAATTGGAATATCTATTATTTTAGCTCAAGCGGGTATGTTTGTTCCTTGTAGCGAACTTACTTACTACCCATATACTTCTATATTTACTAGAATACTAGGCAATGATAACATTTTTAAAGGGTTAAGCACATTTGCGGTAGAAATGTGTGAATTAAGAACCATTTTATCGAATTGTTGTGAAAATAGTTTGGTATTGGGTGATGAATTATGTTCTGGAACAGAAATTGACTCTGCTGTGTCTTTGTTTGCTAGTGGTGTTAATTACTTATGTAATAAAAAATCCTCTTTTATTTTTGCTACTCATTTTCATGAATTAATTAAAATCCCTGTAATTCAAGACTTATTAAGTAGAAATTTAATTATGTATCATATGTCGGTTCAATATGATAAATCAAATGATGTGTTGGTTTATAAAAGAAAATTGGAGGAGGGTTCTGGTGAAGGCATGTATGGATTGGAAGTATGTAAATCTTTAAATATGCCCGATGATTTTATAGATTTAGCATATACTATACGCATATCAAACAAAAACAATAATATTTTAACAAAAAATAAAAGCAAATACAACTCTAATATCATAAAAAATCAATGTGGTATGATGGATTGTGAAAATATGGCAGATGATATACATCATTTAAATCCACAGGAATATGCAAATAAAAAAGGGCGATTCAAGGATAAATGGTTTCATAAAAACCACTCCTCTAACTTAATACCAATATGTAAATCGTGTCATAATAACATTACAAAAAACAAGATAGTTCATAGAAAAACAAAAACAAGTAAAGGCATGGCTTTAATCAAGGAATAACTGTAATAAAAATGTGATATTATCATATATGGCAAACATTTTAGGAGAAATTATTAATTCAATAAAAGCAAAATGGGGAGAGATAGTTGTTGGAGTTGCTTTAATTATTATATTATTATTGACATTATCATTGTATGGGTTTTCATTTAAAAATATAAACGGTGATAAAGGCGACAACGAAGATAAAGAAAAATCAGTGGATACAATAGAAATTATTTATGAAGGGATGACAAATAAATTTGATGGTTTGTGCGATGAAGAAGATTTAGAAAAGGTTTGTAGTGATTTAGGTAGTGGTCATGGAAAGCGATATTCATGTAATGTAGCAAAATGCTGTGTATGGGCTAAAAATAAAAATGGAGAAGAATGTATAGAAGGTGATAAAAGCGGTCCAATGTTTAAAGCAGATAAATCAAATATGAAATACGATGAATACTACTATTTAAATAAACGCTACAAACTGTAAATGATTGATTATTAAAGAATAAATTGATTTAAAATTATTTATTAATATTATTATATATTAACAAATAATGATTATTCCTATTAAGTGTTTTACATGCGGAAAAGTGTTGGCAGACAAATATCTATATTACTGTCAACGAGTCAATGAGAAAAAAACAGCATTGGGTATGGATAAAGACGATGTAATTTATATGACGAAAAATAATATTAAGAAAACGCCTGAAGGGGAGGTGATGGATGAGCTGCATTTAAATAAGATTTGCTGTAGAAGACATATGTTAACGCATATTGATATCTATTAATGTATAGTTATTTAAAACAACAATTCCCAATAAATAATTATTTTATAAATGATTTTTATATATTTTTATATATAATGGTCAAATCAATATTGAGAAAAAGCACAAAAGGCAATCGTAAAAATAAACGCAACCACACCAAGCGCGTTCATTTTAACAAGTATAAAAAAGTGAAAACATTTAAGCGTAATCAAACAATTAAAAAGCGTCGAAAAACACATCATAAAAAGGCGAAAAGTAAACACCATCGTGCAAAAACGGTAAAACATACAAAAAGCAATAAGCGTCATCAAAATAAAAAACATCATCAAAACAAAAAGCATCATCAAAACAAAAAGCATCGTAAAATGTTTAAAATGAAAGGTGGATGTGCTGGTAATTTAATGGGTCAAAAGGTAACTGGTGTGCCATTAAATCCCCAAGACTATCAACATCCAGAATATACTAATTTAAATTCAAATGTGCCTTATCCTTATTCGGGAGGACAAAAAGGAGGAAGTTTGTGGGATGAATTCGGACTCGGTGATATTCCAATAATGAAAAATACTATTATTAATAGTGGTAAAAATATGATTTCAGCAGTTACCGGTGGTGATACCACCTCATCGACAAATCCAACAGTTCATCCAGCTGTAACAAAAAGCATGGTTGAATATCCAAAGCCAATTGATATACATAGTATGCATGAAGGCTCTTTATCATCTGCGAATTCGGCCGTTGCAACAGCGTCAACATCTGCTGCGGAATCTAGTTAAAGTTTCAATTTCAAATCAATAATTTTATACCCAACATTATTTTACATCCATCCTTAATTTATACCCATCATAATTATCTAGTGTACTATTATAATGGATATTTTACGCATGTTAAATAAATTATGCACACCCGCACAGGTATATTTAGCAATATCATTGGCTTCTGTTATTGCCATGTTGCTTCAAAATTGCCAAGATAATTCAGTATATAGAATTGGAAATATGGTAGTTAAATCGCCATGCCATAATTTAGCGTTTTTCGCAGTTAAAATTCTGTATATTATGTTATGGACTTGGTTACTTAACTTATTATGTACAAAGGGTTTTACATCGGTATCATGGTTATTGGTTTTATTACCAATTGTGGGTATGTTTGTATTGATTGGAATGGTATTTTTAATGCTTAAATAATTGCCTCCTTATTTTTACAGCAATTCGACACCATCTCTCCCTTTTCAACTTCATAAAATAAATAAAATGTAAAATACAATATGCAATTTACATTTTCATCAATAATAAACTTTAAAATAATAATCTAAAAAATTCATTATAGATAATATATAAGTATGGATTCTATATCATGGAAAATCATAGATAAAATGTTTAAGGAAAACCCCAATTTCCTAACGAGTCATCATTTAGATTCATATAATAGATTTTTTGACAGCGGTATTAAAAATGTATTTAAAAACCAAAACCCTATGAAATTTTACAGAACAAAAGATGAAAAGCACAAAATCTTTAAACATAAGGCGGAGATTTATTTTGGCGGTAAAAATGCGGATAAAATATACTATGGCAAACCAATCATATATGATAAAGACGAAAATAAAGAACGTCAGCATTACATGTATCCAAACGAAGCGCGCATTCGAAATATGAGTTATGCGTTTACTATACATTATGATGTAGATATTGATATTACAATTTTAATTGATAATAATTCGGGAAACGAAACCAAACGCGATAAAACAGATAAACACGCCGGTATACCATTAAAATACGATATACATGAAGAAACAATTACTTTGGAAAAAATATATTTGGGTAGATTTCCTATAATGATGCAGTCTAACTTATGTTTTTTAAAGGGCTTGGAACCCGAGGCTCGTTTTAATTTAGGTGAATGTAGAAATGACATCGGTGGATATTTTATTATTGATGGTAAAGAAAAAGGTAATAATGACGCAAGAAGGAAGAGCGGATAATATATTATATGTAAAGGATAGTTTTAATGATACATATAGTCACGCAGCAGAAATACGATCCGTATCAGAAGATTATTCTAAACCAATACGAACATTATCGGTTCGAATGGTAGCCCCGCAAGTGACTTCTTCTAATCAGCAAATTGTTGTAAATATACCTAATGTTAGAAAACCCTGTCCCATTATTTATTGTTATGAGAGCATTAGGTGTAATATCAGACAAAGAAATTATTCAAACTTGTTTATTAGATTTAGATAAATATGATTATTTAATGGAATATTTTCGACCATGCGTCCATGATGCCGGAATGATATTTACGCAAACACAAGCCTTGAAGTTTATTGCTGAATTAATGAAACACAAAACGGTTAGTCATGCTTTAGATGTGCTTTCTTCCTATTTTATTCCACACATAGGAGAACTTAACTTTAAAAGTAAAGCGTTTTATTTAGGATATATCGTTAAAAAATTACTATTAGTTGTCAACAAAAACGAATTACCAACCGACCGGGATAGTTATGGTTATAAAAGAATAGAAATAGCAGGAACATTAATATCTCAATTGTTTCAAGAATATTATACAAAGCAATTAAAGGAAATCTATTATTACATCGATAGTAAATTTTTCTATGAATCTAAAAATGGAAAAACCTATCATGGTATGGATTTTATAAACCTTATTTTAAACAACGAAAATGAAATGTTTTCAAAACGCACAGTAGAAGAAGGATTTAGAAAGGGGTTCAAAGGTAATTGGGGAGCAGAAGAACATACAAAACGATTGGGATTGGTGCAAGATTTAAATCGTCTTTCTTTCTTCTCTGCGTTATGTCAATTAAGAAAAACAAATCTACCAATTGCGGCGGATGGTGCCAAAATAGTAGCACCCCGATTACTTCATGCTACACAATGGGGATATTTGTGTCCACTCCACTCGCCAGATGGAGGCAATGTTGGTTTACATAAACATTTATCTACTTCTACCATTATTACAAGTGGAACCAGTGGAAAACCTTATATTAAATTAGTTAGGGAAATGGGTATGAAATTATTGGAAGAATGCTCATATAAAGAGTTGTCTGTATTTACTAAAATATTTATAAATGGGGCATGGATAGGGGCGACATCTCTCCCTCTTGACATCTTGAAAAAGTTAAAATTAATGAAACGCAACAATGTTATCAACATTTATACAAGTATTTCGTTTAATGCGAAAAGAAATGAGATTATTATATGGACAGATTCGGGAAGACCATGTCGACCGTTGTTTTATACAATGCTAAACAATGAAAATATGTTAAGTTATGAACGCCCTGAAATCATTGAAAAATTCAATAAAAACACCATATCATTTCAAGAAATTATAAAGGGATTTGGAAAGTATTCCGAGTTTGAAAATGTAAATGTTAATAACTCTGCTGCGCTTGAACGACAAAGTGCAGTGGTAGAATATGTAGATACAATTGAATGTGAAAGTAGTTACATTGCAAAATCCACTATGTCTAGAGATGAATATGCTAAAAATGGTGTAACTCATCAAGAAATACACCCATCTTTAATACTTGGTGTGATGGCAAATCAAATTATTTTCCCAGAAAACAATCCATATCCTAGAAATGCGTTTTCATGTGGTCAAGCAAAACAAGGTGTGTCGTTATATCATAGCAATTTTAGAAATAGAATCGATAAAACATCCTATCTTTTAAACTATGGCCAAATTCCATTAACAAAAAGCAAATATTTAGATTATGCCACAAAAGAGCAACATG